GTTCGCGCACCTGCTCATCGCGGCGGCCGACTTCGATGCAGGGGCCAGGGGAATCGACGCTGATGTCGTCGGTGGCGATGCCGCATTGAAGAACTTCCTGGAGTTCATCAAGACTTACACGCCACAGAGGTTCGAATGAGTGATGAAAACCGGTCCAACGAGTCGCATCGCAGGGGTCTGGCTGTCGGCGTCAGAGTTGTCGCTACCAAGCCTGGAGACAGCTGTGTCTACCGTGGCACCATTCAGTATTTCAATGCGAGTGGCGATCCTATGATCGACATCATCGGCGATGGCATCAACTACAAATTCGACGCGCACATGGTGACTCGCGAGAGCGAGTACAAGCCTTCAGAGGATGTCTCGACTGTGGACGACGAAGTCTCAAAAGAAACCCCTCCGCCAGGCTTCACGCAGGCTCAGTGGGATACGGTGTGCAACGCGATCGACACGGGCAAGGTTGTGGGCATGAGCACCCCGGAAGAGCCTTCTGATGCCAGCTACCATGGCTTCGTCACCGAGACTGACGTCACCGCGGAAAAGCCGTCAGCTGTCCTGCCTTTCCCTCCTCGGCGCCCGTCCGCTCGTGCACAGAAGCCGAAGGAGCAAGAACTCGTGCGGTTCGAATGCAAGCTCACGCCAGAGTCGTTTGCTCGGCTCAGCGAGCTGCGTCGGCAGACTGACGCCGTCTCCAATACCGAGGTGGTCAGAAAGGCGGTCGGCGTGTTCTCTCTTCTGGTCTCTGAGATTAAGAAGGGCGGGGAAGTTCACTTGGTTCGCGGGAACGGCGAAGTCCTGCTGCTGAATCACGCAATCGTCATCGAGGGTGTCTAGCCATGTCACACGAACAAACGCTCCCGAAGGCGATCGCTCTCGCTTGCGAAGCTCACGCGCTCGACGTCGACAAGGGCGGCAATCCCTACATCCTGCATCCACTCCGCGTGATGCTCGCGCAGACGAGCTACGAAGCCATGGTGGTAGCCGTGCTTCATGACGTCATCGAAGATCATCCTGATAAGTACGAGGTGAACCACCTCGGCGGGATCTTCGAGTTGAGCACGGGGCGCCGAAGCTGCGTTCTTTCAGTGCCTCACAGCACGGTTGACGCCTTGCTGTCCGTGACTCGACGCGCAGGTGAGGAGTATGACGACTTCATCCGACGGTGCGCCGAGAATCCCATCGGGCGCCTGGTGAAGTCGGCCGACCTGTACGACAACTCAGACATGAGCCGCATCCCTTGTCCCACCCCGGAGGACTACGATCGTGCGGCCAAGTACATCAAGGCCATGGCCTACCTGGTGATGAAATGAGCGTCTCAGCGTACAGCTCCGCCTGTATTCATTGCTGGGCGTGGCAAGAAGCGCTCCGTCGCCTCGGGTTTCGATCGGACAACATCTTCGTCTTCGTGGACTTCACCCCTGGCGCCCGAACCGAGTATGACCAGGAACTGTTTGTTTCCGTGATGCTCAAGATCGGCGAAAAGAAGTTCGTTGTTCCGCAGCGGGCTCCTCTCGGGACAAAAACCATGTCCGATTTCAAGCTTGAGTGGACGCACTTCTGCGCGGAGCTTCAAAGCGGAGCCCTCGGCGAAGAGGAGCTACTTGTTAAGTACCACGAGGTGCTCAGCGGGAACCTGAAGCTCCTTCTGGTTTCGAAACTTCTGAGCGAGGGATTCGCGCCGCTTCCGAATTCTGTGTGCTTGAACTAGCGCTCGCTGGTGTGTCGAAAGTTTGTTGACAGGAGATTGGCGTAGACGCACTATCCGGACATGCGAAACGTGACGATGACCCGCGAAGAATTCATCAGCCACATCTACGGAGAGGCGGTAGGACGGGACGTACACGTGCACCGCGTTGAGGAGACTGACGGGTCTGAATCCTCTCCGTTCCGACTCGGAACGTCTACCGGAGACGGGGTCATCTTCCTCTACAAGGTGCATCTGCCACACATCGTGGCCCACTACTCCGAGCGCATCGCGTACAAGCCTCACCCGCAGTTTGTTGGCGAGTTCATCGTGGACGACAGTAGCTCGCTCTACGCGGTGCTTCTTGTGGGGGATGTGCGCATGCGCAGAAAGTTCTCGTCACAATGAACCGCAACCCGGCCAAAGTGTTCGCCCAAGTGACGAAGTACCGTCAAGCGCTTGAGCGTCAGGTTCTGATCGATGTCGCCGCGCTCCAGAAGCTCCAGCTCAAGCCGTGGAATGCTGCGACCGACCTTGAAACCACGAAACACACACGTCTTTTTGAGATTGCGTCCGCCGCAATCACGAGGTTCAACAAGATGGGCCTCGTCGCTCAGGCCGCTGCGAGTAGCCGTAGCGCCGCGCACTCAGTCCGGTCTGAGTTCGAGTGCGTGAGAGAAGGCAGGCGTTTCACGGGCAAATGGCTATTCAAGGATCTGGAGGACATGCAGCGCCCCCTGCTCGCGCTGGAACGACTTCGAGAACGAGTGTCGATTCCGAAGATCACAGAAAACGGGAGAGACTTGCTGTGAACGAGTCAGCTCTGAGAGAGAGCGCCGAGCTGATCTTTCCGAAAGCCACGGTCACCTTCGGTGAGAACGAGATGACCGTAGCAGCCGCTGGCATCAGCCGCGCAAGGCTCTCCGGACGCAGGCTTCTTCTTGAGACGTCAATCGCCGCGTCAGACCCCGGCCTGAAGGTTCGATTCAAGAACGTGACCGCGGCGACCAAGGCAGCACAAGCCCGTGCAGCCCGTGCGGCTCTGGACAGGCTCCAGGACGCCGCGTCCCCTGACCCTGCGCCACTTCCAAGCATCGGAGACATCTCCGCCCCATCTCCCGTCGCCACAGCTATCAGCGTTGGCGTCGGCCTCGGCTTCCTCCTTGGATGTGCGTTCATCCGAGCAAGCAAGCGTTCACGTCGAAAGAGAAAACGATGAGTAGTCACAACATGTCAGCGAGGAGCCGATGACCCATCTCGAAAAAGCGCAAGCATCGATCTTGGCCATTGTCGATAAAGAAGTAGCCAAAGTTACGAAAGAGCTTCAGGAAAAACTAAAGAAGGTCACAGCCGAGCGCGATGCCGCTCTGCTGGAATGCGAGGACACGAAGCGCAATTGGGAGGAGTGGCTTACAGACACGATTGACACGGCGACCGCGGTGCGCAAAGCCCTCCGGGAAGAGGCCGGGGCAAGTAGGCGCTCGCGTCGAAAGAAAACATGATCAAGTACATCGGAAGCAAGCGCCTTCTCGTCTCAGCCATCGTCGATCTTGTGAAGAAGATGCCGGAGGTGAAGTCGACGCTCGACCTGTTCTCTGGAACCTCGCGAGTCGGCCTCGCACTCAAGCAGGAGGGATACCAGGTTCTCGCTAACGATCACAACGCGTACGCCGCCGCGATTGCGCGCTGCTACATCGCCGCAGACGGATCCGCCGTTGAGAAGCGAGCCCGCGGCATCATCGACACGCTCAACGCCATCCCAGGCCGCGCCGGGTACTTCACGGAAACGTTCTGCGTCAAGAGCCGCTTCTTCCAGCCGAAGAACGGAGAGCGCATTGACGCAATCCGCGAAACCATTGAGAAGATGAACCTCAAGCCAATCATGAAGGCCGTCATCCTCGTGTCGCTCATGGAAGCCGCCGACAGAGTCGACTCCACGACCGGCATCCAGATGGCGTACCTGAAGAACTGGGCGCCACGGTCGAACAACGACCTTCAGTTGAGGATGCCCGATCTGGTATCGCTCCCATCGAAGCACGGCCCTGGGCTCGCGTTCGAGAGCGACGCGATGGATCTTCTCAAGTCGCCTCTGGTCAAAGACGTGGACCTGGCGTACGTCGACCCGCCGTACAACCAGCACAAGTACCTCGGCAACTACCACATCTGGGAATCACTCGTTCGATGGGACAAACCCGAAGTGTACGGAGTCGCGTGCAAGCGCGTCGACTGCAAGACTCGCGGCTCCGACTTCAATTCGAAGCCCAAGTTCGAGTCAGCGTTCCACAGCCTCATCCAGGCTATCCCTGCGAAGCGCCTCATCGTCTCGTACAGCAGTGACGGGTTCTTGTCCTACGACACCGTCATCAACATCCTTGGCAAGAAGGGCTCCGTGAACGTTCACGTGTTCGACAACAAGCGCTACGTCGGCGCGCAGATTGGCATTCACAACGCCCAGGGTCGCATCGTTGGAGCTGTTGGTGAACTTCGAAACAGCGAGTACCTCTTCACCGTCGACGCACGCTGAACATGACCAGCAAGTACATCCACTACCTGCGCGAGGGAGAACTCGCATGCGGCCTGGGCGGCTCTCGCTCCCGGAAGACAGAAGTCTTTGAAGATGTCACTTGTAGGCACTGCAAGTGGCACGGAACGCGAATGTCGAAGGAAGAAGCCCACGCCAGGACTCAATGCACCTTCTGTGGCGGCGTTGCTGCCGAGCGGAAGATGATCATCCAGGGGCCGAGTGTGACCATCTGCGACGCGTGCGTGCGGCTATGCGTCGGCTTCATCGAAGATCGGTTCGGAGCTGACGCAGAACTTTCCAAGCCGGACGCGAAGAGGCTTCACGCTTCGCTTTCCATGAGCATGTGATGAGCGCGATTACTGGCAGTGACGCAATCAGAATCAGAACTGGAGCGAAGATGTCGCCGAGACAATTCGCTGAACTTCTCAACACGTCCATCGAGACTGTCTATCGATGGGAGAGCCGTGGCACGCTCCGCATCGAGGTTGAACCAGGGCAGGCGGCGGCGCTTCGAGTGCTCCAGTCGCTTGGTGGAAAGGCCGCCATCGTGTCGCATCGGAGCTGGGAGTACGACATTCGCTTCATGGGCCTAAGCGAAGACGTGAAAGCCAGGGTTCGGGCCGTCATGGGCATCGAGGACATGACTAGCGCACAATTCAGCGCTGTGATCGAACAAGCGATTGCCAAGGAGGCCGCGGAAAGGCTTTCCGCGTTCAACAGGCTCTTCGAACCATCATTCGAGCCCTCAGCAGACACAGCGCGCCTGCTCTGGGACGGCATCCTCCATCGTCCCATTTCCTAGCCGCCATGTATGTAAGCACCAAGGTCAACCTGGGCATGGGCCGCATCACAGGTCTGGAGCTGATGAGCATCCGGCATCGCCTTCGGATGTCGCGAGCGAAGTTTGCTGCGCAAGCCCGAATGACGAAGGAAGAGGTTTTCCGTACGGAGACTCTTGGTTCTACGGGCGAGGTTCTGACGCATAGGCAAGCAAAAGCACTACAGGTGCTCTGCGACACGTTTCCTCCGCACCGCGCTGACTGGCAAAGAGACATCCGTTTCCTGGCACGGTCAGAGGACGCTCGGAACCTAATCACCAACGAGATTCTTGAACTTGAGGCTGAGCCCACTCGTGCTCAGTTTGATGCGTTCATTGAGATGGGTCGGGCGTTCGATGCTCTCGATCGACTTGGAGCATCGTCTCTCGGGGAAGACATGAAGGCGTACTTCGACGGCCTCCATGCGCGTCAGGTCGACTGACTGCTACTTAAAGCGGTACTCCACGAACTTCGATGTCTGCACCGCTTCATCCGCCTTCTTTCGCGCGCTCTCCGCTTCAGCTGGAGTGAGATCGCGAATGACGATTCGGTCGAGGCCAGCGTCGCCTTGGCCATCACTCTTCGCCCAGAGAGAACGCGTCATCTGCATGTGCCAGTATCGCGCAAGGCGGGTGCCTGCCAAGGCCTTGAACCGACACGCTAGCGCATGCAGACTAAGCCATGCGAACTTCCAGGAAACCGCGTCGCACGTCGCGCAAAAGAGTCGCCAGGAACCCGTACTACCACGCAACGCGCGGCGACTTCGCGAAGCAGATTCTTGAATCGGGAAAGCTACTGGCTCGTCCCGCGTACAAGTACAAGGGGAGACCCGCTGTGTTTGCAGGCGACACCAGGTCAGCAACTATCGGTGACCAGGCGATGGACTGGGCGGACAGCAAGCATTCTGTCTACTTCGGTGCATTCCCGGAAGAAGAGAACGTGCTCATCGAGTTCGACGCGAGAGAGCCCGACGATCGTCGAGGTCCCGAAGGGCACGAAGCCGTATGGTTCTCCGATGTCGAACTGATCAACCCAAGAATCGTACGCCGTCGCACCGGGCGCATGCTCTGGAATGGACGCCGGACTTCGCGACGCAAGAAACCGTCTCGCAAGGCCTCTCCTCGAAAGACGTCCAAGAAGAAAACGTCCTCCAGGAAGCCTGTGCGTCGAGTGTCCAGTGGCGTTGCGAGGAAACCAGCCAAGAGTAGCGAGGCGACGGCGATCGCAGACACGCAGCGTCTACTTCGACGCTGGATGGTCCCTCGGGCGTACGCTGTGAAGTTCAGCGATGCCCAAACCTCAGCCATGGGCAAGGTGAACTACCGCAGCAGAACGATCAGCTACTCGCGACCGCTCTGGGAGCGCGCAACGCCTACGCAGCGCGCAGAGGTCGTGATCCACGAGGTGGCCCATGCGGTCGTAGAGGCCTTCCAAGGGCGCACCTTCGGCGTGCAGCACGGCGAAGCCTGGAAGAAGCAGATGCGTGCCATGGGCATTCGCCAGCCTTCCGCCTACCACACCGTGTCGCGAGAAGGGCTCAAGAGGACACGCGCGGACACGATTGACGTCCTGTGCTGTGGCACGGCGTTTCGCATGACGGTCAAGAAAGCAACTCAGCTCAGCTCGCTTCGATGCAGAGGCTGCAAAGAGCCTCCTCGCATCCCAAGTGCGGCTGACAGGAAACGCGTCGAAGGGTACAGGACTCGACCATCTCGCTGGCGCTGACCATGAAGCATCTTCCTTCAAAGCATCTCAAGTGCGTTCACACGGGCCGCCAGCTTCGCTCTCGCGTGAAGGGTGCGCGACGCAAGGAAGCTCGCGAGGCGATGATCAACGAACTACTTCACCTCGCCGACGAGCGCGAGTCCAGCAGTCCGTGGACAGACATGTCCTGCCCAGTCTGCCATGACCAGGCAATGGACCCCGAGGACTGCGCCCGCTCATTCCCAGAGCGCACCGCGTTCTTCGCCGACGTCGCGACACGGGTGTGTAGAAAGATTGTTGACTAGCTGTCTGACGCGCTGTACTTTCGGCGCATGGACATCGACAAAGCCATCGACGCACTTGAGTCGTTCGTACGCACCACCGGCGACAAGCCAGAGTGGTTGTCTGTGAGAGGAAGGCTCTCCGAGATCAAGCAGGAAACCTTTCGGTCGTTCGAAAAGTGCCGCCTTCGTTTGGACCGACTCCAAGACATCTCGCAGATGATTCGACGCTCCGAAGAACCTCTCGCGGTGACAGCGCACGGTCAGCTTGAATACGCTGATCGTTATGAGTTCCAGATGACGGCGTCGCACGTGGCGCTCCTTCGGAACATGCGCATTGACTGGGGACACTGGGGCGATGCCGAGCACAATGCCTTCTCAGACCCATCCGCTCCCTGGGAACACGGCGCGCCTTCGCTCGACATGAAGGCGCCGTACGGCGATCGAGATGTGCTCAAGAGCATCAAGGATCTGGCGCATCACAGCGCGATGAGTGATGCCGACGCGAAGGCGCTTCACCTTACTATGCTCATGGCTCTTCAGGTTTGCCTGAGCGCGGGCTCGTTCGGTCGTGGAACGTACGTGCTCAGCAAGCAGGGCTCCGGTACCTGGGAACGTGTCCTGTGAGCGACGCCGAGATCAAAGAGGGCTCGCGCGTATGCGTGGCCGGAGTCCCAACGTTCTGCGGAACGGTCAAGAGAATCACGGACGGGGTAGCAACCGTGCTATTCGACAATTGGGAAGGGCACGGGATTCGCCCGCTCGAAGAGCTGGCTGCCTCCGAGGTTCCGGAGCCAAAAGTAGTCTTCAGTCTCAATGCAAAAGCGGTCCTGCAAGGCGCCGTTCATCAGATGTACTCGTTTAAGCTCCAGGACAACGGGTGCTTGCGCATCAGCAGAGACTGGGCTGACGGGCGCGAGATACCTGTCGTCCTCGGCAGGGATGAGGACGTATCGGCGGACGGCGTGATGACGCCATCCATTTTGGCGCTGCTCGGCTACATCAGCCATGTCTGCTACTTCCCTTCGGACGCATGCGACCACATCGATCAAGCGCTCGCCACTGTTGCCGCGAAGCTGGAAGCCGTGTCGCCCTGGCCGCAGTACATCATCGACGACGCGGCGCGCCTGGGGACGACGCCGGAAGCCCTGTGGGATGAGTTCAAGGAGTGGCAGCAGGCCCGGGACGCGACCCCATGACGGCGGCCTCGTCAACTAAGGAGTCAACATGACCTACAGAACTTCAGCAAAGCCCCCCTCACCAGTGCGAAGGGAGAGATCACGCGCTCCGATCAACTGGAAGCTCGCGATGTTCGTCGCTGGCTGGGCAGCGATTATGGCCCTCGTATGCTGGTCAATGGCGACAGCGCCAGCGCGCCAGCGTGAACTCGACACCTGCGTGCAACGAGGTGGCGTGCTGCGCACACAACTCATGCCTGTCGGCAGAACCCTCATACCCATCTCGACGTGTGAAGGGGCGACACGGTGATCCCTCAGGACGACGTCGTCGCTGAAGAAGTGCTGTGCGACGCCAACGGCAAGGTGCTTCTGAAGGTTCGGCATCACGCACCCCAGTACGACACGCTCGAATGGGACCCGAGCAGCAACTACCCCCAAGGCAGGAGCAGCCTGCTCTCCGAGATGCCGCCGCCGGAGCCACGTAAAGAGAACCGCAAGGCACGCCGAGCGCGTGCATCCAAGGAGAGAAGACATGTCCTATGAAGTCCGGGTAACAGAGGACCACTTGCGCCTCCTGAAGAGCATGTATGTCTACAGCTCAGAGACTGGAGCGCCAGTCGTCGATCAGAAACGTCCATACGGGAACAAGGACATCGAGCGCGACGTGGCAACCATCCTTGGATGGATTGAACAAGGCCACCAAGGCGAGATCCCCGAAGAGATGCAGCAGCGCGCCATGCGCCTGCACCGCGCGACAGCAACAGCGCTTCAGATCTGCCTCGCGGTGGGGAAGTTCGAGCCTGGCACCTACGAACAACGAAAGAGCTACGACAGTCGCTCTTGGGAGAGAATTCAATGACCGAGACCGAGAACAGCAAGTTCAACTGGCCGCTCGCCGCCTTTGCCCTTGTCGTGAACAAAGAGGGCCAAGTTCTGACTGTCACTCGACGCGGCAACCTCGAAGGCCTCAGCTTCCCTGGTGGGAAAGCCAAGCCTGGAGAGTCCGCAGAGGAGGCATGTATTCGAGAGGTGCGCGAGGAGACGGGAATCACGATCTCCAAGCTGCGAGAGGTCTATCGAGAAGACTACTCGTTCGCTATGCACCACGTCGTCGGCTTCGTCGCGGACGAATACTCGGGCACCTTGTTCAGCGCTGAAGAAGGCATCTACGCGTCGTGGGGATCCCTGGGCGCCGTGCTTCACGAGTCCAGTCGCTTTCACGACTACAACCGGAAGCTGGTTCGAGCTTCCATGCCTGAGAGGCTAATCGTCATGGGCGCAGAGCTGTCTCTGGAGATCGAACAGATCTGGGTGCCGTTCTTCAGGTACAAGTCGTCACTGTCCAACAGTCCGACCGTAACGTGGAACGGGGTCTACGGGACCATGCGCTGGACCGTCAGCATCGGCGACCAGGAAAGGCCCCTGTCCAGTCCCTCCAACTTCTTCGCAAGCGCCTGGGACGTCGATCTGAGCAAGGCTGAGGCCAAATGCATCTCACACCTCCGAGAGATCGAAGGCAGCATCCGCTCGCGCCTCTCGTTCCATGAGATGTGGAAGAACCGGCCGAAGCTGACGGTCCCCGAGGGCGTCAAAGCTCTCGTAGGCGCGATGCCGAGCCTCGAAGGACCGCTCAAGGACTGCAAGACCCGGCGCGACATGGAGAAGGCCTTGGAGAAGACGCTTGGCAACAAGTACAACGAGGACCATCGCGTGCTCTACACGTTGTTTGGAGCCGTGGAATGAACTCCTACTGGGGAGGAGCGGATGCCGATGCCGAGTCGGCAGGGTGGCCAACGGGGGGTATCTTTGGCAGTGCCGTCGCCACGGTCACCGAAGTTCTCGACGAACTCTCCGTGGCAGATGGTCCGTTTTCAGATGGCAAGGGTGGCTTTCGCGAGCGACCTGGCCTGGGCAACATCCTTGGCGCAGAGGAGGTCGTTCAACGGAGACACGCGAAATCAGTAGAACGCGCGTCGATGCTCGTACTTGAGCGGATCATCGACGAACTACCTGATGTGCGTGAAAAATTCGTTGCTCGCCTAGGCACAGAGGCACTGCGGAAAAAGCTACTGGAGCACCTCACTCCGAACAGCATGATCTTCATGCACCCGCCCCCCACGCTGCAAAAGGTACTGGAGACCCGCGTCAAAAACGCAGCCTATGAGTCAGTGGCGGAGGTCTTCCGTCGCGCATACGCTCGCGAAATAGAACGCGCCGAAACAGCTGTCCGTCTCGGCGCCTTCGAACGCGCTGAATGGTGTGAAGCGCAGGCTGAGAAAGTTCTCGCCGCGCCAACGGTAGTAGCGAAGTCCATTCTCGATCGCATCGGCAAGGTTGCGGCACGGGCACAGCACATTCGCGTCGCGATGACTGAACCGCTGAAGCCATGAGTGACGCTCGGTGGCAACCCGTGCAACGGCGCGTGCAACTTGCCAGCGCTCTTCCGCCAATACTAGAAGGCGTTTCAGCTTCGGGTCACCTGTCGGCAGCGAGTGGGTCAAGAGTGCTGTGTGCTCGTTGCGACGAATGGCTCGCGAGCGAGGATGGTCTCGTTCTTCTGACGACGAGGAATTCCATATGGATGGTGAGCGACTTCGCTTTCTGTGATGCGACTACCGGTTGCTTCCGACGGAGTGTCACTTTTGCGGTCAGGAGCACGACTGGCACGCCTTCGTCAAACTGAGAGCCTCGGGTGACCTGCGCAGAACTGACTACCCGAAAACTGACTACCCGGAACCCAACAAGAACTCAGATAGAAAACGGCTACGAGCCGAGCACCTGAAGAAGGTCATTCCTGAACTCGCTCGACTCATGGACATGTTCCACCAGGCCGGACTACTGGCCGACTTCGTACAAGAAGAACTTGTTCAGAAGCTCACAGAGTTGAGGAACCTCTGATGCTCACTATAACAGGGAACATCTTTGTAACTCCAGACTACGAAGCGCTGGCCCCATGCGAGCGAGCCCTGCAACGACTGTCTGACATCGAGTACCCGATCACAGACCTAGGGCGCACTATGGTCCTCGTTGCCAACTTTGTGTTCCACTTCAAAAGCAGTAGTCGCTCTCTCCGATACCGCTGCGCCGAATGCGGCGCTCACATACTTGCCCGCTTCGTAAAGGAAGAGGGGCAGGTGTGCTGTCAGTGCGGACCAATGCAAGGAACTGATAACAATGAAGAAGATGCTACTCGCCCCGACCGCCCTGCTCAGCTTCCTTCAGGCGCCGCCCGTGGAAGTGGAAGTCCTTGAAGTGGACTTCGAGAAGAACACCGCTCTTGTTCGACATTCGCTGCGGGACACGATTCTCGGCATCGCTTCCGGCAACAAGGAGGCCACGACAACACGGACCGTTTCGCGAAGTCGCCTATCGCACATCCCAGACACCGTAGTGCAGGCTTGGATGGCCGCGTGGGAGAAGTACGAGGAGGACCCCGTCAAAAGCACGGCCGCTCTCGCCAAGTGCTTAGACGAGAGCATCGGAGCAGAGCGCTGGGCCGAGATCAATTTGGTTTTCGATCAGCCCGCGCACTTCAGCAAAGGTCCCGCCGCGCTGGCAATCGTTGTGCTGGCGGCCACCAAGAAAGAAGCGCATTCGCTCTCTGGTCGTGCCCAAGCCAGAGCCGAATTTGTTGCGCGCCTTCGACGCGAGCGGCCAGACAGTCTAGCGGCTGTAGAGACGATCGTGTAGCGCTAGCGGTCTGTCGAAAGTAGTTGACGGAGAGTGGCGCGAGAACTACTTTCGACGGATGACTGAGCGAACGAAGACCAAGACAGAAGAGGAGACAAAGGCCGCGGTCGAACGCGCGACCAGCTGGTACGCCGAGCATCAGATCGTGCCGCATGCACCGCCCGTGCATCACCTTGCGAACCAATGCGATCGTTGGCTCATCAAGAAGCCCGGAACGAACAACTACTGGGCCGAAGTCGCCGTGCTCGCCAGGGGAACGCTCTTGGTCCACGGAGACGGTGGAGACCCAGTTCTCTTCGGCCACTACCGTGACGCTACGAGCCCCGCTAGCACTGTGCACTGGATGAACCGTGCGCGCCCTGATGACGGTTACTTCATGGAAAAAGTGCGCACCGCTATGGGCAGTGGCGCTGACGCGATCATCTGGAATCCGAGCATCGACCGCTTCTGCGAAGAACTCGAATCGTACATTGCCGAGTGCGTGCCCGGAGGAGAGCACGATCCCGACAGCATGCGCGAACCCGACAAAGCTCGCCGTGAATTGGTGGAGCTGAAAGAGATTCTCTCTGACGCCAAAGAGCGTGGGACAGACCACGACGTCGGAGACTTCCGAACCGAGGTCTACAACGTCACAGGCGACAGCGAGATGCTTCCTGATGGACGTGTCATCTCGCAGAACATGATCTTTGCGTGGGTTGTCATCCAGCGATTGTCTGCGCTTCTGAAAGAGAAGGAGGAGTGATGGGAACGTACTACTACGTAGTTGCCAATGCAGGCGTACCCCGCGAGGCATTCGAGCTGGGCACAGGGCCCTGGCACAAGTGGGCCAAGGTCGTCGAGATGACCGAGAGAAGCCTTGCTGTGCACCTGAAGATGATCTGGGGCGGATACGAGGCTTCAGACTTCTGGACGCAGATGGCAGTGAATCTTCACGCATTCTGCGTCAAACATGAGTGGAAGGTGTCGGTACTTCGAGAACCAGACTATGATGAGACTGGGCCAATCGAGGTCGTCGGTTCTCGCTACACCGAAGAGCATCAGGCGTGCCTGGCTGGGAAGATTGTCTGCCCTTGGCTGCTGTACGGATACGAAGTGAAGTGCGAGATCGGTGGGGAACCGTCGTGCCGAGCGTGCGGTACTGCATACGTCGGGCAGGCGCGGCTCAAAGAGAAGGCCTGTCAGTGCGAGAAATCGTCATGAGCCGCTCAACAGCGCCGTACACGCTCATCGAGGCAGGTGTTGCGATCGGAGGCCTTCTCGCTTACGGGGAAGAACTCGATCAGTTCGACTTCAAGATGAACGTCGCGTGGGAGCTTGCGCCTGACGGAGAAAGCGTCCTCGACAAGTCCCGCTTCAAGCCCATCAGCAAGTACCACAGTGTGGTGCACGCTCGTCTCAACGACGACTACATCGAGCCGCAGATACCCGAGGTGCTTCGCGCGGTCGGCCTTGTTGTCGAAGCCTTGAAGGACGGCAAGACTGTTCTTGTGACGTGCGCCGCTGGTCGCAATCGATCTGGCCTCGTCCTCGCCGAAAGCCTCATCACCCTTGGCGCAGATGTGGAAGCGACCATCTCGAACATCCAAACCAAGAGGCTCTACGCCCTTAGTAACCCGTCGTTCAACGACTGGCTGCGAAGGGCACGCTGACAAACAGGAGAACTATGAAGACGCATGAAGTGCCAACGAACATCGCATCGAAGGATCTGCCCACGCAGCCTGGGGACGAGGAGCTAGTACGTCCCGAGGACGGCCCGGACTCGCCACAGTGGGGCGAACTTTTCGGAAGACCTCGCGTCAAGGTGTCGCCCGAAACTGCGCCCAGCGAGACTGCAACCATTGGCACAGGGGCGCTCAAGTGAATCTCCCCGACGCCATTGAACGACTGCGAAAGATGCACAGCGATGCGGAGTACCGCGTGAAGACGTTCGGCGGGCTCATGGCTGACGAGTTCCAGGCGGACACCGACGCGCTCGCCATCTGCCTCGAACAACTCGACGGCGCGTCCGCGTCCCAGCCGCCACCGGCCAAAACCATGAAGACGATCGAAGAACTCAGAGCGCTGACCCGAAGCACCGTTCTCACCGTAGAGCGCGGTGGACCTGACGGTATCGAAGAGACCGTCGCACCACTTCGCTCAGCACTCGCCGAGCGCGGACTTGCCCCAGGATGCCACGTCGGGACCGAGCCCCCGCTGATTGAGGGCCGCAGTAGGCTGACGCCAGACATGACTGTGGAGTGGTACGCAGGTCAACTGCTCGACATCGTGGACAAGAAGGCGTGGTTCGCGATGAACTCCCTCATCAACTGCGTGGACAAATTCTGTCCAGAACCAACGCAAAGCGAGGCAACGTTATGAAGATTCACATCGTCTCAGAGAGAATTGTCATCGAAGCGTTCACGAGGGACAAGAGCGGCTACTCCGTTCGCATTCGCCGAGCGAAGCGCAACGGCTCGTCACTCGCCATACGCTGGAGACAAGTTCGCTTCGCTGACGGCGCGTTCGTGAAGTGGCCACGCGGGTGGGGCGCCAAGCAGTTGGCAACCGCCCAAGTTCTCCAGGTGCTCACAAGAAAGAAGGACACCTTCGACGCACTGAGCATCGGCGAGACATTTGAACTCCGCCCCAAGAGCGAATCCCTTCGAGAGAAAGTCTCGCAGGACGCCACTGCTACAACCACAAGCTAGGAACACCGTGGAACCAATCAAGATCAGCGAGAGTAAGTCCCGTAAAATTTGCTACGGAGATGATCCAGACTTCGAGCAAGTCGTTGAGCAAACACAGAAGACCTACACCGCCAACGGCGGTCGATGGTTGATGATCTTCAAGCGTCTCTCAGACGGCGCGCTGTTCGCTGTTCAGCGTGAGAGCGAGAACGAAAATGAAGGTTACGGCGAAGAACTCATCCCCATTGAGTGCACAACGGTGCTAGTTGCTCATCGGGTCTGGCACCGGCCAGGTGAGTTCAAGTGGCCATCACAAACTGACGACGCGACCGCGCTTGTCAGCACGCTGAACGGACTTCTCTAGCGACAGCTGCTACATAATCATCATGAGAACATCGAGGCGTCCCGAGCTTGATCTTCAGCTGTATGGTGAGTTCAACAGAACCATCAACATGACCGCGTCCCAGCTTCGCCGGTGGCATGCGTCTGCTTTGTCCAAGCACGCTTCGTTCGATCACATCCGCGCAGAGCTACCCCTACTTGCGAGGATGAAGAGCACCCGAGCCCAGAACTGGACGCCGAGGATGTGGAGCAAAGCTCGCCGGTCGCTGGCCTTCGTGAAGCGCCACGAAGCTCAGATGCACCAGCAGGGAATTCGCTTCGGGACTGGGAGACTGCACGTCACAGAGAAGCGAGTAATCGCTTTGTTGAACTGGGGCCGCATTACTCCCGGCGTCCCGTTGGCTAGGAGATTTCTGTTTCACGGAGCGTCAGCTCGAAGGACTTCCCGCTAAGGATGACATGGAGGGTTGCCGGAATGGTAACGGTCGTGAGCGCAGCGCATGGGCGCGAGGCTCTGGACACGTGAAAACCGTGTGCGAGTTCAACCCTCGTACCCTCCGATTACTGCCGACGGCTTCTCGATGCCTTCTAATCGAGACCACGTGCCTACGCCTATGAACCACTCGCTGTCGAGCGAGGCAATGTCACCCGCGCACCGAAGAGATGAAATGCAAGTACGGATCTGCTTTCCAAATCAGGACGGTTCTTTTAGTTCACAAAAGTTCCGCCTGCCGCGAAGGCGCCATCTGACCAGAGTGCTCGACCGGTACGAGCTATTCCGGTGTCCGAAGTGCTTGAAGGTTTTTCCGTATGATTTTGGTTGCGATACAGGTTCGACGCCCGAAGCGCGACTCTGGTGCGACGCGTGCTGGTCAAAGCACGATCGAGAAGCCAGCGGTTCCTCGTCACAGAGGCGAGGCGAATGTGCAAGTTCTACGGTCTCTCAGTGCCTTCGCGAACTGAGACATGCCCATGTCGAGCCAGCTCGGAGTTCCCGAGACAGTGTCAACTCCCGCTCAGGAAATCGATCGGGATGGAAGTAAGAACGTCACCTCTCCACACTTGAGCACGGTGGTAGTCCTCGCCCATCCTGCGCGCTCTCATCCAGGCGATGCCAAGCTCGGTGTCCACCTCGCCAAAGGTGGCAACAATTTGGTACTCACCGTCAACAAGCTTCTGAAACACGAGGACCGACTTTGGCGTTGCCACGAGGGCAGTGTCGCATAGGTTCCTCAGCACCAAAAGCCGAGGCAGAGTCTCAACGGTTACTCGGTACCCAACTGAGACATGAAGGACATAGGCTACTGCCGCTCGGCGCTCAGCCGAGACATCGTTGACGACCCGGTTCACAACGGCTTCTACTCGCTGACCAAGCGAGGCAAGTTGCATCCGCCCAAGGCAGCTCAGCGCCTCGAAGCTGAGACTCGCTGGGATGGCTTGCGGTCGCTCGGGGCTTATCCGAGACAAGTGGAACGGACTGCTTGGACGTTCGATCACTCTTAGAAGTAGCTCGGCACGATGCCGAGACATGGAACCTCCGGGATGAAAGCAGCTCGACGCCCAGGCGAGCCTCATGAAGAAACCGAGTGTTGCTTGGCACCGAGTCAAGACGATGTGGAGACGCGCAACGGCAGTTCGACGCCCAGTCGAGACAAGTTGGTAAGCAATAAGAAGTAGCTCGACACCCAAGTCGAGACAGAGCGAACGGTTCCTCAGCACCTTCGACCTGAGGCTGAAAGTCCACCTTACAAAGGCACCTCGGCGCTCAGCCGAGACAAATGGAACGGGCGTGGCGCCATGATCGACAAGACCAGCGAAGAATTCCAAGCGCGCGTGCGAGAGCGCCTAGGTACGCCCGCGTACGCTTCGCGCGTTCAAGAGGCTCTGAGAAAGGGTATCGACACCAACACCTCGGAGCATTTCATGTCAGTGATGCACGATGCGGAGGACGAGTTGGAACTCGAAGACAAGGGCCGCTCGGCGCTCAGCCGAGACAAGTGGAACGGGTTGGAGTAGCTCGACACGATGTCGAGACGCGACAGAGTCCGCTCGGTAGAGGTTACTCGGCACCCGAAGACGAGACGTCAGACATGAGTCCGAGACACGGTTCCTCAGCACCTCGAACTGAGGCAGCTAGCCTTTGCCAAAGACTTCTCGACGCCCAGCCGAGACCCAATCCTCGTGGATGCGAAGAACTACGCCAAAGCTTCTCAACGCTTCGAATTGAAACCCCGCGAGCATGGGCACTCGCAAGCGCCAACGGCTTCTCGACGCCCAAAGACGAGACCAGAGAGAAGTGAAATGTTGAACAGGAGTAGCTTGGCACTTAGCCAAGACGCGTAGGCGTCTACGATCTCGGCACCTCACCAAGGCTTCTCGGCGCCAAGTCGAGACCCTCAGCACCTCGAAACTGAGTCGAGACCACTCCGCGCAGTAGTATAAGAGCCCCTCGACGCTTCGAGTCGAGACACGTGCACCCGCGCTCACACGCGTGCCGCTCAGTAGAGGTTGCTCGGCACCCAAAGACGAGACCATCGCGACTCGGAAAAAGTAGCTCAGCACTGAGCTGAGACCCAAACTCCCACCGACGTTCACAAGAGCCCCTCGACGCTCAAGTCGAGACCCGCGCCCACTGTTCAGCGGCATCTCGGCGCCAAGACGAGACGAAGAGACCAACATCAGAACCTCCGCGCACAGGCCTCTCGGCGCCCGAAGCTGAGACCCAGCGATTCACAGCGGTAGCTCGACACGAGTCGAGACAGCATCTCATCTGGCCTCCAAAGCTTCTCGGCGCCTAAGACGAGACAACAGACCGCCGGTCTAAAGCTTCTCGATGCTTCGAATCGAGACCCGACTGCGACGGCAATGGTATCTCGGCACCCAGAAGACGAGACCGGAGCAGCGCCGCAAAAGCTCCTCGATGCTTCGAATCGAGGCACGCCTGGTATCGTGCCGCTCAGCTCGCGTCCGTGTCGACGAATTCTTCGTCGACATTTTCCTCAAGGACCGCACTCGCCGTCATGCGCGAAACGATGCTGTCGATCGACTCGTTCGGATCGTGCTTTTCTTCGCGAGTTCGCGGCGCACGTTTGATGGGATCTGGAACGCCAGTGCGCGTCTTCAAGAATGCGTCGACGTCCATTCCGTTTGGTGCAAGCGAAAGTGGTTTCGGAAGACGCAATTTTGGAGTGGATCCGTTGCCTGTTCGGTGCACGCCTTGCGCGGCTCTCCACCAGTCCCGAGCGCAGTTGACGCACTTCTTCAGGCGCGGGACCGCCATCGAACGCGGCCAGTCCCTTCCGCAGCCGTCGCACGACACGACGTTTTTGGACGCGTAATCCTCCGAGCTGGGCTCCGAGTAGGTCACTGAGGGGGTCCTGGGGCGCGCCATGGCCTATCGTAGCACGGTTTTGGTTGTCAAACGGGAAGGCTGGTAATCTCTCTTATAGGAACCACTTGACATGGGCCAGGCGGTGTCATATGGTACGCGCCTACCCTGGGCACCCAGCTCAATCCGGAGATACCCAATGAAATCGAGACGTTACGCCACGCGCCGCCTGATGCGCCGTTTGCAAAGGCTGAGGGCCTATTTTCTGAGCCGCTATTCCGAGGCTCGGGCTCGGGCCGACGGCCTTGGGGATCCAGCTCAGCTGACGGCTGCCACCTGGGAGGCCAGCACCTGGGATGAGGCTGTTGGCTTTCTGAACGAAATTGTCGACGGAAAGCAGACGTCGATCGGCGCTCGCGGAATCGGCGTATCGCACGTCACGGAAAACGGGCTCCATCGCCTTCCTTCGCACCTCATGGCGCACCTTGGAATCCCGCATGGTGGCGGTGTCTATTTGACGGCTGAAATCTCGCCGGGTGTCGTGACGATCGAGAGTGAGGATTGTTGGAACAAGCGAGCTGGCTTTCCAGTCGAATCGATGCCTGAAGATTATGCGCACGGGTTCAAGACTGGCGACATCGTGACAGGCACTCTGCCGGTGGAGGTTGCCGCCAAGTTTGTGGTCACGCGTGCCTACGAAGAATCTGTCGTGATTCGAAAGCTTGGCCAGGACGCATTGAGCGTGAACGGTGGCGAGGTGTACATAAGCCCCGGAGACCTTCGGCACGCTCCTCTCAGCGTCAACGACTGGGTTCGTGATCTCCGTTATCCCCGAGAGGCTCCTGTCTCGTTTAGCGCAGACCTTCACGAGCAGCGCATCTACTACGTTCGAGTCGCACCGCCAAAGCAAGAGGCTGCGAGCGCAGACTTCGAGCCTGGAGACATTGTCACCACGCTCGACCTCGACGGAGCCACTCGCTACGTCGTGAAGAGCGTGAGTCTGGCTGGCTCCAGCGTCGACATCACAGACCTGAACGGCGTTACCACGAAGGCGATCGAGCCGAAGTTCCTGCGGCGCCCTGACGTTCGCGAGGGCGACTGGGTTCGATGTCCTGAGCGTCCGCAAGACGGCTTCTTCGTGATGCCCACATCCGACATGGCCCGCGTCTCGAAGTTCGTCCCCGTCGTCACGCACTTCCCCTCAACGCCTGCCCCCGCAGTCCTCCAAGAGATCAAAGTCGGAGACACCGTGGAAAGATCGGGGAATTCTGGCGTGGTCACCGACGCCAGAGGGGGCCATCTGACGGTCGAAACAAACCGGGGAACGAGGTACTGGCGCAACGACGAAGTGACCGTGCGCGCAGTAACTACCCCAGAAACCACAACATTCGCCTTCGAACCAGGCGACGCAGTGCTCTTTGGTACCGGGTTCCGAGCCGAACTCTGCCACGTCGTGAGACTGGTCAACGCATCTGAAGCTGACGTGGTGAATTGCGACGGCACGACCTTCACGGTGAATCTCAAAGACCTGCGTCACCCGCCTATCAACGATAACGAAGAATTCTGGGTTCGATGTACCGAGCGCCCGGGCAAGACTTTCCACATGTCATCCGAAGCGTTCGAGGCGCATGAAGACCACTTCGAGAAGCTTGTGTTAGTTGACGGGCCAGAAGAGGAAGCGCCAGTAAAAGCCCCTGTCGCCGGTTTCCGCTACACGCGCGACAATATGCGTTTTGAGCGCGGTGACACGCTCTGGTGCGGTGCATTCCCCGCTGGTCACACCTCCAAAGTGATCGACGTCAGCGCCGAGGCGGCGGCGATGTGGGAGCACCTTTTTGGAACCAAGATGAGTCGCGATGGCTTCATCCACGAGGTCATCTGGCCCGATCGACGAGAGTTCCTGTTCGAGCTGCTGAACCAAGGCCTCGTCATGCTCGTGGTCAGCTCCAACAAGATCGAAATCGCCACGGCGAGAATCGCCCACGTCGCGCCGCCTCAGAAGCAAGCGCTGGACAGACTCGTGGGCAAGGAGCGAGGCCCCGTGTTCTTCCTCGGGAAAGAGATGGGGAAGGAGCACGGCCGCTTCTACTGCGGGCATAGCGGAGAGAGGCCCGGGGAAACCGTCGTGTTTCACAGCCCCCGCACCGACACCTGGGGCGCCTCGTTCAAGACGCGCGACAAGTACGGGCCTCGACTTACGGGCATCACGGTAACGGGTCACGGAAGCCCGCAAGAAGCCGCCGACGCCCTCGTCAACGAACTACGCGTCACCCGTTCTGAACTCACCACCATGCTCGCCGCCCACTCGAAGGAGAAACAAGTGCCCATCACGCCCGCACCAGATACCGCCGTCCAGAACCAGCCCTCGAAGCAACTGCGCGTCGGCTTCTTCAAGGACAAGAAGCTTGTCAAAGAAGACGACTACAAACCGGGCCAGATCATCGAGTACGTGTCGATTTCTGAGCACATTGCCATTCGCCTGACATCCGATGGGTGCACCTTGCAGTTCACTGAGCATGCGCGTGGGCGCGTCGGAGCAGGCTCCATCACTCGCGACCTGGAAGGCCTGCGAGAAGACAACGTTGCCAAGAACGACGGGGCGCGCTGGGTGATCGGTCTGACCGAGGACATGCATGGCCTACTGGAACTCGACAGCCACGTAACCGCGGCCTTCAAGTTCGTCAGCGTTCCGGCACCTGCTCCCGACGCTAAGCCAGAAGGCACCGCTGTGCCGGAGACGACCTACAACGCCTCCGACCACTTTGCGCGCCTCAACGAACTCTCGCGCGCGACTCCCGAGTCCAACCCCGAGCCAGCTCCGAGCCCCAAGCTGTTGCGCGTCGGCATGTTCAAGAACGACCCCGCTGACCGCATCAAAGAGTGCACTTTTCAGCCAGAGATGTCCGTGAAAGTCGGGACTGACAAGGAGAACGACTTCGTCACGACCGAGTCCATTCACTGGCACGCTACACGGCCCGCAGGAACGTTCGTCTTGTTCCCAGCCGTCAAAGGCCAGCGCGTTCTCAACTTCACGGACAGCATGCGCGGTCGCGTCATACACGGCGGCGTCTTGAGAGACCTTTACGACCTGAAAGCCAGCGGCATCGCGAAGCCGGTCGAGGACACACACTGGCAACTGCTCCTGGACAACGACTCGCGCGGTCGCATCACAACGAGAAGCGAGACGTTCCTGTTTCAGTTCGTCAACGCGCCCACCACCGACGTGCCGCCCGAGCCCAGTCCTGAGCCACCTGCCGAGCCGTCTGACGAAGAAGGTGACCCAGAAGAAGACGAAGGCAGTGAAAACCAAGCTCTCATCGAAGCCATCGAAGCCGTCTCTATCGTCGCAAGCCAGGCACGCCAGGCACCCAGAGAGAAAGCCGACGATCCCAAGGACGTCTACGACCAACTCGTCAGCAGTGACTACTGCAACAAGTTCATCAAGGGCTCCTCACTGAAGAAGCCTGCTCGTGTGGGAGACCTGTTCGTAGCACCTGCAACCGGTGCGACGTACTTCGAACCGCATGTCTACATGGTCTACATGTCAGAGAACTACAAGCGCCCAAGCACTCCCACGGTCCGGCGCGTCACTCATACCATGGCCTACGACCTCAGCCATGGGCTGGACAGCATCCGCCAGGGTGACGCTATCGCAGCGAAGATCAACCGAGCGCTCGTCCCCGCGATCCTCATGCCTGAGATCATGGATGGGAAGTTCCCCAAGGTGAAGCGAGGTGATCACGTGCTCACCGTTGGGACGCTCGTGAAGATGCCAGACGGCTCGCGCGGTGTCGTCATGGGCTACCACGACGGCGCGTACATGGTTCAGCGAGAGCTGCTTCGCTGCACGCATGAGCGCCTAGTGCTCGGTTTGGATGCGGAGCCAGGTGCGCAGGTGCTTGAGGACAACTCAGCAAAATTCCTGCGCTCGATCTGCGAGTTCGTTTCATCGGGCGAGTACAGCTTGGACATCATCCAGATCGGATGGGGCCGCGTACACGTTGACTTTGACATCGCGCTTGCTGCGTACACCAAGTGGCTAAAGAAGGAGACCGAGGAACCGAAGAACGCTGTCAGCTACTACGGCGGTACCCCCTCAGGCGTTCCGCCTGTGGCACCACCATCCCCGAACCCAGAAGATGAATGCGTGTTCGAGTTCTTCTTGGACTGCAAGGGCGTCTTTGGGGACAGTGAAATCAAGTCTCGCGAGTTCGTGGCTCGCTTCCCAAGCGATACGACAAAGATGTTCGTCGTCACGGTCGATGGGCACTTCAACAACGTGTTCGCAACAGAAGCAGAGGCTCGTGCAGTCGTTCCCAATGCCAACGGCGTGGCCACGATCAGAAGCTACGACTTGGTTGTTACGGACCGCGGGAAGGACGGACGGCCTGGATCTGGTCGAGGTGCACTGAGGGAAATCTTCGCTCAGCCATCGCCATCTCCAGAGCGCCGAGTTCGCCCGCGCAAGCCAGGTCCGAACCAGATCATCGAACTCCACCAGCCAATCTACTCGCCAGAGCACGTCAGCCAGAACGAGGAGCTTGTGCTGCGAGAGCTTGATACGAATTCAAGCGCTGGATGGTGGACGGCCTGGTGGCCGCGCAAGGCCGCTATCGTCCGCATCAGGCTTAGCGACTGGGAGCCAGTAGCAAACGCGAGCGTTCCACCTGTCTCCGCCTTGGTGTTCGCTGTAACCCTGAAGAGGTACCAGCTGTCACCAGCAGGGAGGAAGCACATCTTGCTGGGGGAAGGGCCCCTTACCCTGCACTCGACGATCGACTCCGCTCAGCAACAAGTCACAAGGCACCGCGTGACTTCTCCAAGATGGACTGAGGAAACACCGACCTCCTGGGTTAGCGAGCGCGGCGCTGATGGCAGCGTGCTGCGCATCGAAATTACCGAGGAGAAAGTCCTGTGACCAAGCCAAGCTGCCATCCGCCCAAGACACGCCGCGCAAAGCTTCGAGAGCGCGTGCTTCTCAACAAGTCGCACCGCCGCGCGATGCAGCGCGACTCTGTCTGGCGCGCAGACCTTCGCGCGTACGACATCCGCGTCAACGTCGCCACTCTCTGTGATCGGGGTCTGCTCATAAGACCGCCTCAGCCCCCGCACTCTTGCCCATGGCCCGCGTGGTACGTGGTGCCAGCGAAGTACGCAGTGCCCGCCAACACGAAAGAACCGACATGAGCGTTATCCATCACCGAATTCGCGACGGTAAACCCGTCTACCGGCTCTGGTCGCCCATCGTCGATGCCTATCTGACCGTCGACATGACGTACGAGCAATTGCTTGTTGAGCTTCAGATGGAAGTGGTAAGAGCGGCGCTCCTCAGCCTGAACGCAGACCTGAAGAACCGGATGGGTCGTGCGCATGCCTCGGGCACCTCCGCCGGGTACCTCCCGTCGCCTCCCGATGGCCCGACAGTGGATCTTGGCGGCCCGTGGCATCCAGAGCGGGATGAGGACGACGAGGACGACGAGGGCGAAGATGAGTAAGGCTTGTCGCTGTGGCTGGGACGGGGTTGGAGACCATCCGTGCCATTACCGAAACTACACTTGCCGCGCCGCCGCCACTGCGCGGTTCTATGAGCCTCGAAAGTTCTATTCTGTCGCTGGAGCACAGCGCAAGATCTCTGCGACAGAGACGTTCGCCTGCGATTCTTGCTGGGCCGATTTCACAGGCACGAAGAAAGGTGGCGCAGATGAAGACGGAACCTAGCTGGAAGATGAAGGACGGTTCGTCGATTCGAATCGCCGACATGGAAGACGAGCACATCTTCAACGCCATGCGCATGCTCTACCGGCAGTCAGTGCGCGATATGACGGTCTGCACGCTCTGTACTCCCGAGCCCAGCGGGCAGCATGCCCTCGATGCCTACAACTCCGAACGCGACCAGTGGGACGATGCCGCTCCGCGCAAAGTCATGGACGCGTTCAAACCGATGACAGATCCCAAGCCGCTCTTCGATGAACTGGAACGGCGCGGGTTCGCTCCCGAAGTGTGGTTCCTCCCAGCTGACAAAGAACAGGCTATGTCCGAAGTTCTCGGCATGTACCTGAACAAGGTCGAGATTCGAGGCAGTAGTCCAGGCCCCAGCTCACCAGGAATTGATCATGACCAACGATGAAATAGACAAGGCCAAGGCATCCATTCTCAGCGCTGTGAAGTGCGGAGCGTGCACGGTTGAGCGGATGCGAACGCGTCCTTGTCGCACCTGTACGGAGAAGCTGGAAGGGCTGAAGGCGCTCGACAGGCTCTTCGACGAAATCGCGGCTGTGCGCCTCGGGGCGGACTTCGTGATGGCGCAGAACCGAATCATGCGTGCACAGCTCGAACAGCGCGGGCTCAAGCCAGCCGACGAGAGCAAGACTGCTGCCTGGTACTCCATCGACGAAGAAGGTTGTTTCTACGAGTACGACTCCGCTGACAAGGCGAGAGATGCCGCCAGGTCGTGCTTGGAGCTTCGAGGCGATCACTGGCCCGAAGACGGCATGATGAGAGGGGTGCAGTGGGGGATGCTCCTTCCGGTCCAAACGTGCGTGCAGGTGGACTACAAGGAGCGCCCAGCTGACGAGGCGACTCAAGAGGAAGAGGGGTGGCCCGATAAAGGACTCGACTACATCTGCAACTACGTGCTTCGTGCAGGAGATGGATCGTGAGGCTCAAGCACTTTCCCGAGCAGCGTGCGTACGGAAACATCGAGTACGACCACGAGCTGAAGATCACGCCGCAGATGTTTGGCGTCGTGATGGACGGAACGAAGACGTTCGAGTTCAGGAGCGAGGCAGATCGGCACTTCGAGGAGGGGCAGTTGCTGTTTCTTCGCGAGTGGACCGAAAAAGACAGCTACTCCGGAAAGCACCTGTTCGCACTCGTCATGTACGTGTTGAGAGGGCCGGACTTCGGAGTGCCAACGGGGTTCGCCTGCATGTCCATCGTCGTCGTAGACGAATTCATCTCCGTCTTCGGAGAGACTCTGGAGATGAAAAGGCTTCGTTCTGAGGCTTACATGAAGGTTCTGTTTTACGAAGACAGGGACCTGAGTGTCGTCCGGCGCCTCCGTGCTCCGGACCCATCCCCTTGGAAGATCGTGTTCAGCGGCAGTCTGTACGAATGCAAGAGCTGCGGAAGTTCACTTCGCGAGGCAGTCCTTGCTTTCAAGAAGAGACTTCGCGAGTTTCACAAACGGACAACCAAATGGCTTACCGAGAAGTCAGAAGAAGAAAGCGGCTGAAGCGCATCGCTCAGGCGGAGAAGTCCGTTGCCAACTACAAGGCCCTGATCCGGCTTGCCGGAGGAGGACGCGAATTGGAGTCGCAGGTAGTCCAAGCGATGAAGTCCGCTGAAGAAGCGAAGCGACCTCTTCTTAAAACCAAAACGCACTGCGTCTCCATTGGCGGCCGAGAAGAGCATGCAATGCTCTTTTCGTGGCTGAACTCGATTGAAACAGTAGTCGGCGCATCTTTGGATATCGTCGCCTTCGACAGAGCGTTATTGGCGAACCTTGAAAGGTTTGACGCGCTGAGCGTGACGCTCGGAATGGAGTGGATGCAGTTCACTGGGCGCTCTTCCTGGTGGGATTCGACAGACTGGCGTCTGAAGAGAGATCGACATCGGCGCTACATGCAATTTCTCTCCGATATGAAGCGGCATCGCGCAGCCCGAATTGACGCATCAGCCGCCGTTCGAGCGCAGTTGGTTCGAGACCATGCACTCGTTCCAGAGCCCGGTCACGGATCACCATGTGGATGCGACGTATGCGACGCAGTCGTGCACGGGCGCCTGCTTCCAAACGGAGAAGTAGCGGACCCCGAGCGCAGGTACCATTGGTCCAGAAGCGACGATAAGGAGTAGTGATGAACGAGCAGGACGAATCCGGATCGAAAAGTCAGCAGCAGCAAGGCCGCCAGGCGGCGCAACGTCTTACCGGTGTCACCACCGAGTTCGATCAACTGGTCAACTTGATATACGAGTACCGTGAGCACGCGCCGGGAGCTGAGTCTGAGATGTGCCAGATCATGAGGAAGGTGCTCGGTGTCAACATGAACATCCGGGACAAGGACGCGATCAAAGCGGTAGCCGGACTGATCAAAGAGGCGCGCACGAAACGTATCCAAGATGCGGTACAGAGAATGGGCTTCGACGAAGCTGAGAAGCTTCTCGGTATGAAGGAGGGAGGTCAGTTTTGAGTGAAGAGAAGTTCTACACCGCGAGCGCGGTGGAAAAGATGCTCGGGGTGAGCAAATCCACCATGAAGCGGCTCATCAAGGCCAAGAAAATCAAGGCGGTGAAGTTCGGAGAGAACGTACAGGGGAACCCCTGGCGCATCTCCGAGTCCGCTCTCGCCGAGTTCAAGAACAACGGTCACAGCAACGTGACCGAAGGAGAGAAGTGATGTCAGGAATGTTGTTCCAGATCGAAAACAAGTTGAACGCTCAGCACTCCGAATCCGTCGTGAGGAAGAAGCTCGCCAAGGAGGAGAGCGCAATGATTCAGCGCGACGTCGACCTGTCGAAGGCAGAGCACGAGAACACAAAGGTGATCGCGCTCAATGTCTCACCGGAGATGTATGCGCAGCTCCAAGAACTCGCCGAGACGTACGGAACACGCGGTATGAAGGGGGCCCTGATGCTCGCTGCGACCATCGGGCTCAGGCACGCAAAGGAGAACCGATGACGTACAGTGGACGAGTTGGCAAGGGTGGCCCGTGGGCCGATGGAGAGAACGTTTTTGGCTCCAAAGAACACGTCGAGGCCGCTGTCGAGGCTGCCGAGAATGGCGAGGACTTCGAGAAGGAGCCGCCGCTTCTCATCGAGCTGGTCATCGCCGACTTGCCCGCATTTCGAGCGCTCATGAAAATGAGGCTGCGAGAGTGGATCAAGAGCAAAGTTGACGATCTGTTCGAGCCACCACCACCTCGTGGATGGGAACAGCAGGGCAGTTTGGGGGCCGTGTATGCCTCGCGCTCGCAGCGCGTTGACGCTCGTACCGAGCCCCTTGTCACAGTGCCCGTGTCTATGGTGAGGGGCAGTGCATTCCCCTCCGTAGTTCGTTGGGCGTCGATAGCTGAGGATGATGTCACGAATGGACCGCTGATCCCGGAGTGCACTGGATGCGCAGAATTCATCGAGCCAGGAAGCAAGCGGGCATACAGGTGCGCCTTGTGTCCAAGCGGATGGCGTTGCGGAGAGTGCGAGGCGAAGGCTGAGGTTCCCCGTGCTCCAACGAAACCATCGGAATCAGCGACGCCAGCATATCGACCAGCCGTCGGGAGTGCCGTGATAGACATGATCGAAGATCGTGTCGTCAGGGTGATGGGTTACGGCTCCACCATCAGGGTGCACGACGCGGATCCACACGTCGGCGTGCGAGTCTTCGGCGGTCCGGGCGATGGTTCCGCCGAGTCCGCCGAGTACGTACAAGTACGACGGCCTGACCAAAGCGTTGTACGCCTGCCTCTGTCGTGTATTTGCGCTCTGACCGACCAAGATCATCTGGGCCTGGCTTCTACTGGGCTTTGGTCTCCAGATGAACTCGACAGTGGGCTTGCCAAAGGTCAGACCAATGCCGTCAGCGCCGATCCACGTCTCGAAGACTGATCTCCACGAGTACATGACGCTGATTGGATGGAGGCGTAAAGACGATGGCGTCGGCATATCGGAGATCGTCTACAGCGGCATGCTCTTTGGGCAGTACAAAGAGTCACGCATCGCCCATTACGGCGGAGACTTCATTTCGATCAAAGAACTGAGCGAGACGTTCAATACGTCACAGCACGGATTTGCGCTCCGAGTGATGGCTATCCACGCTACTTCGTTCGACCTGGCGGAAGCCGGATTGGCAGCGTCCAGGGCCGAAGAGTTCAGACGCCACACGGCCCTCGAAAAGCTCGGCGGATGAACCCCAAAAAAGTTCTATTAGGTACTTGTCAGACAGGAACTTCAGGACTACGTTCCCGGTGTACCAAGTGCCCAGCAGGACGCACTATCAACCCACGGAGAGAAGATGTCGGAAGAAGAGACTTTGAACACTGAGACCGGAAGCGCGGAAGAGACAGACGGCGGCGGCTCTGACGGCGAGAAGAGCGACGAGAAGAAGAAGACGCGGCGCACGTCGTACTGGCTCATGAAGCCAGCGGCCCGTCAGGACGTCGTCGACGACGCCGGAGAGATCATCAGCGTCGTCACGAGCTACGAAGCACACGAGTGCGCGACAAAGTCGGCGCTTCAAGCGTGCATGGAGGATCTGAAGATCTCCGCCGACGACCTGAAGAAGGACGTGTTCATCATCAAGGGTGAGCGCGTGGTCCCCAAGGTCACAACGCACGTCGTCGTCTCGTTCTGATCTCGAAGGGCCTCTGGCCCTGGGGCGATACCTCAATTGGTAGAGGAGCGGATTTTTAATCCGCAACATGTGGGTTCAAGTCCCGCTCGTCCCATCGCTGCGGCGAACAACAAGGAATTTCAATCTCATGAGCAAGAAGAAGCTGAATCAGATCGTGGCTGTCGAGCGCGACATCAAGACGCGCGCCTACAAGGAACTGTCGAAGGAGCACGTCCTCCTCCAGCGTGCTGACGCCGTGACCGGCATGATCAAAACGTACGAGCCGAAGGGAGAAGACGGCGAGAAGTACCCGCCCGAGTCCAAGTTCGTGTCGATTCGAGTCATGGACGCTCTCGCCGAGGTGAAGGAGAGGCAGCGCGAGCTGTTCGACATCACGCTCACGAAGGACGTCGGCAACACAAAGACCATGGCGGACATCCTCGGCCCCGGCGGCGTCGTGATGATCAAGGACGTGCCGGTCCCAACGCTTCTGTTCTTGGAGAAGCAGCTTTCCGACATCCACACCTTCGTGGAGAAGCTCCCAGTGCTCGACCCTGCTCAGCGATGGGAGTACGACGCTGTGGAGCGCGTCTACGTCACCAAGCCCATCGAGACCATCAAGACGAAGAAGATCAAGAAGCCCATCGTCCTTGTGCCTCCCACGAAAGAGCACCCAGCTCAGTCCCAGCTGATCGACGAGGACATCACCGTCGGCACGTGGAAGACCATCGCGCAGAGCGGCGCGATCGTGCAGAGTCACAAGACCGCGATCCTTCAGAGGACCGACTTCCTGATGAAGTCCGTGAAGGAAGCTCGCGAGCGAGCAAACCTCATCGAAGTCGACGAGAAGAAGATGTCCGACGTCATCTTCGACTTCCTGCTTGGATGAACCAACTACGCGGCGCCACGCGCGTCGCTAAAAGACCACCAATCTCAATCTAAAACGACGCGACGCCAAATTTGGAGGTTCAAGTCCTTCCTTCTCCAATCTGGGGAGAAGTAGCCGAACGGCATAGGCAAGCGAAGCGTCGAACGAAAGGTGAACCTGATCCTAAATCTGTAGTGGACAATCTCGACGCTCTTTGACGAAGCATCATCTACGAAACGACTCTTGATCGAGACACTGGTTCGAACCCAGTCCCCGACTCTCTCTTCATGTCGGGGTGGCCAAGTGGTAAGGCGCGATCACTTAGATCTGAAGCGTTTCCATGCCGGATGTGGAATCTCTAAGAGAGCATCAACCCTTGAAAAGTTGATCAATACAGACCGGGGCGTGCGGGTACGAACGCTTCGGTCGCCTATGGGGCTAAAAGGAAGTCGGTGTCACAAGCACCTTCTCGGCGGTTCGACTCCGCCAAGCTCCATTTCGACAACCACCTGGACGAGCCAATGCTCGAACGCGTGGTTGTCTTTTTTTGGAGAGAACAATGCGCGTGTTGAATGGAATGAAGATCACTGCCTCCACGGCGACCACCCTCAAGGCGCTGAGAGAGAACCGAGAGAAGCACGTCAAGATCGTGCAGGAGGCCCGAGCTGGCTACTTGAGCAAGTGTGCCGCCCTGCTCGCGGTTCACACAGCCTCGCTCAACGAAACGATCAAGAACGGCGGGACATTCAAGCTGTGGCTGACACCGACAGAACCGCAGGACCACACCAAGGTCTACGACACCGCCATCAAGATGCTCCACATGCACACGGGAGAGACGGTCGAACTCACGTCTGACCAGGTGCAGACGCTCGTGATGGACGACTGGGACTGGAAGGGTCAGTTCCTCCTCTCGAACGCCGCGTACTCCGGAACGGCCGCCGCCGAATACAACAACGGACGCTGACATGCTGAAGTCCTCCATCATCAAGCTCGTTTCCGCGGTAGATGCTTTCTTCCTTCGTGCAAGAGATCGGAAGGTCGCCCCTCCACTCGAACACGAAGAAGAGGTCGTCCCAGAGCAAGACGACCGGTGCCTCCGACCCGGGCAGGCAGTGTTCTGCCGTCTGTCCGACACGTCGCACACTCACGGAAAGATCGTCGGGTTCACCCGGCTCGCTGGTAATGGAGGAACAACCTACGCTCTCGTCGACGTTCCAGGAAGCATCTGTGCGCTGCCCATCGACGTAGACCTCATCTTTCTTCAAGAAGAGCCTGCATCAGAACCCGATCCAGAGCCGGACGCTGCCAAGGCAAACTGATGGCGAAGAAAGCCAAGCAGCCAGCAGCAGAGAAGAAGTTCAACCCCGAACAGCTACGGGTCATCGCACATACACGAGGGCCCCTGCGGGTCGGCTCCGTAGCCGGGAGCGGGAAGACGCAATCTCTCATTGAACGCACGGCTTCCCTCATCGAGAATTCGTACATTCCTCCAGAGAAGATCCTGCTCATCTCGTTCTCGTCCAACGCTCGCAAGGAGCTGGAGAAGCGACTCGTTGCCCGAGTCCCAGGCGTGCACGCGAAGAGCATCTGTCGTACCTGGCACTCCATCGGACTGGACATCTTCCACGAAGAAGTTGACCCAGAGAAGAAGTGGGTACTCGACACGACCGGAAGGCTCTGGCGCAAAGCTATCCGCACGAGCGCAAAGATCGCAGGCCACAACCTCGCCGCAAAGGGCAGTCAGCTCAACTCGAAGATGATCGAGAACCTGTCCGCCTGTGCGAAGTCACGCATGCTCATTGCCAGTCGCACCCTGCGGCGCCTTGGAATGACGAACGAAGATCTGAAGAAGGCCGCTGACAAAATCGCGGGAGAACACCTGGCTGACGAGGCTCTCAGCATCCTTCACCTCGCAGAAGACCTTCGCCAGGGGAAAGGCGTGGAAGAGAACGGCGAGTTCGTGAACTTCATCACGTTTGACGACATGCTGTTCGCCGCGGCCGACCTGCTGAGGATGCAAGACATACGCGAGAAGTGGGCACAGCGATGGTCGTTTGTGATGCAGGACGAGGCGCAGGACGCCAACCCCGTCCAAGACGCAATCGCATCTGCGCTCAGCTCCATCCACACGAACTACATGATCGTGGGAGATCCAGCACAGTCAATCTTCGGCTTCAGAAGCTCAACGCCAGAGCGCATGCTTGCGTTCGAGACGGACTGGCCGACAGCGATAACGATTACGATGGACCGAAACTACAGGTCTGGTATCGAGATCATCGCACTGGCCAACAAGGTCATCGCGCAGATGCCACCCGATACCATCATCGCCACTGCGATGAAGTGCGAACGCAACACTCGCGCTCACGTCTCGTGCCATTCGTTCATCGACGAGACCGCGGAAGCAGACGCCATCGCCAAGAACATCTACGCGCACTTCGACCAAGGCGTCGCGTGGAGAGACCAGGCAATCGTCATCCGAATGAACTTCATGGCTCGGTCCATCGAAGTGGCCCTGGCGAAAGCTCGAATCCCATACCGCATCGTCTCTGGCGAGTCGTTCTTCAAGATGACAGAGGCGTCCATCCTACTCGGGTACCTACGCGTCGCGCTCGACCGGGCCACCATTGATGACATGGAAGCATGCATGTCGAACCCGAGCAGAATGCTCGGCAAGTCGTACTTCGAAGACCTCGCCAAAGCGAAAGACGCGAACCAGGACATGGAATGGCGAGCGGTTGTCAACGCGCCGCAAATTGGTCGCGGACAACGAGAAAAGGTCGACGAGTGGCTGTGGCTGATAGAGACGATCCGCGATGAAATCGAAGCCGGGAAGTCCGCCTATCAGGTTCTCCACAAGCTCGTCGAAGACATCAAGCTCGGAGACTGGCTCAAATCAGACAACGACGGAGACAACGCGCCGGACAAAAACATCGAGCAAGTCCTCTCCTTCGCCGCCGACTACGACACCGCCGCCTCACTTGTGGACGCCGTGGACGCAATTCTCGACCACAAGAAGACATCCTCCAAGCTGAGGAACGTTGTCGAAGTGAGCACGATCCACCGATACAAAGGTCGCGAGGCCAGCGTCGTCTACATGCCGTACCTAGCGAATGGTTCCTTCCCAGCAACGAACGGAGACCTTCTCGAAGAGCGCCGCCTGTTCTACGTCGGGGTGACGCGAGCGATGGACGAACTGTGGATGTCGTACCCGATGCTCGACAGCTTCGACGCGGCAACATCTCCGAGCATCTTGCTCCACGAGATCGAAATGGAAATCACGGACTCGAAGAATTTCGTTCCAGGACGGAAGATTCAGCCGTCGAAGCAGGGCCAGCAGATGGTCCTCATCTAGGAGCCCGTATGCGCTACTTCCCTTACCGAGGATCCAATGACGCCGCCTACAGAGTGGCGTACTACAACAAAAAAGACCGCTTGTACGTCATCTGCGACAAGCTCCGACGCCCCATCTCATTCCGCTCCTTTGATGGTGCCCAGCGGCGAGCCGATGAACGTAACAAGGCCTGGGAGGCCGCTGAGGCTGCGAAGAAGGTGGAACGCGATGTCACAGACCCGACTTGACGCGGCCGAGGCGTACTACACAGGGCTGTGGCGCAGAAACGTTGCGATCGCCCGCAAGCTCAACTTGCGTGGACAAATGCAGGAAGAGCGCACCGCCGCAGCCATCGCCATTCGCGCGATTCGCGCTCAGCGCGCCAAAACAGAGACTGAACCCGCGAAAGGAGCAAAGGTGCCAATGAGCAGTTTGCACTTCATGAGCTTCGACCTTCACCACCTGAACGAAGATGTCTCAACCAAGAGCTGGACCAGTGCCTGCGGGCGTATCCGTGTGACCTACGATCGGCGCCCATCGCCACACAAACGATGGAGCGTGATTATCACGACATCAGGCTTCTACATCGAGGAACGCGGCTCGTCAGAGAGCGAGATCGAGAAACTCGCCGTGACTCGGCTCGAAAACATCGCGAAGAGCGCCAGCGACATGTTGCCTCACGGCGACTGAAAGAGGTCAGGATGTACCGCACAGCCCCACCCACTCCGAGCCATAGCCCACGCGTCATCCCGTGGCGCCACGCACTACTCACGATGTGGCGCAAGTGGCTCGTCTCAAGAGCGGAGACCTATACGTGCATCCTGTGCCAGCGCCCCGTGCACTGGCGCAGCGGATCTCGAATCGCAAGGCTGCACGAGAGAGGTGCGCAAGAGACCGACTTGTACATGTGCAAAGCATGTACAAGTCACGAGAACAGAGGTGGTGCCTCGCCCTTCGCGTTTCACAGATTCGTCCTGACAAGGCGCAATCACCGCGCCCACGAAGCGCGAACAGCGTCGTGGCGCTCGCTGAATCCTCAGCTACTGGGAGAAAAATATGCCGAGCAACATCGCCGTAAGCCCTAAGGCCTTGGCCCGTCTTCGACACATGCTTGGGATCCGCAGACCTCCTGGCCATCAGCACCGGTGGACAAAACCCTACAGGAACCACTACGAGGCCGGAGAGGTAACCGTTGAGCTGATCGAGCTGGAAACAGCGAATCTTGTGGAGCGCAGGACGGACCACGAGATCGTCACCTTCTTCGCGCTTCCACTCGGGGAAGAATTTGCGAAGCGTGGGATCATCTACAGAGGAAAATGGGGATACGATGTCCGCCATGGCCAACGAACAGGACAGTGACGGCGTCATGTACACGTGTGACGTCGAGGCTCTCAAGGCAACAATGAAGAAGGCGGTCGGGGGTGAACCCGACTCCATCGCCTTGGGAGACAGCCACGTCGTCTTCACGATGAGCGAGGGACAACTCTGGGTGGCGTTCACCCACTCTTCCGTGGAGACGATTCGACTCTACGGCGTGGAAGACGACGAAGCACTCCAAGTGCTCTTGTCGAACGGGGCGACAGGAGAGACGGCTCACGCACTCATCGCCTACGCCACGCTCTCTTCACTGCTTCAGGCGAGCGCAGGCCCGCTCAACTGACCCTTCGCTCCCTGAAACGCGCCACAGCCGTCTGCTCGATGCCACCTTCCGACCACACGTTGGGGTCCTCATGCAGGTTGTTGTCGCTCGTGCTCGCTTTTGCGACGGTCAGCAGGGCGTGCGCCGCTTCATGGACGACCAGCTCCCCTATTGGCCCCGCTGAGCCCTTGATGCACAGCATGAGGGGGCCAGTCCCGACTGACTGCGTTGCGTAGGACTGGAAGGCCACCGTGTTGTCCTGGAGGCTGTTCGAGGCGAGCGCTTCCTTCCACTGAACGTCTCCAAGCACGAGGATGATGACGCCGTCGAGCGCTTTGACTGGCGAGACGCCTCTGTACACCCCCCACGCCTTCGAAACCTCAAGGAGAGCGGCTGTCGCATCGGTCTTCATCTCGTCCCAGTCGAGACCGGTCCCGTGCATGAGGTTTCCAACGTTCGCAACGGAGAAGCCTCTCTCAAGATGAAGCTTCGCGTTGAACACGGAGAGCAGGGTCGTGTCACCTGCGGGTAGCTGAGGTTTGGTTCCCCGCACCGCCATCCATATCCCCATGGCGGCGAACGCAAGAACGGTGAGAGCGATGACCGCGATTCCAATTGCCATGGTCTGATTCTATGGCGCGGAACCTCGAAGCGCACTCTTTCCGCTACGGCGCTCGGCGCTCGTGCGTCTTCATGATCAGAGCACGACACGCGGCGTCCTTCGCTTCCACAATCTTTCCGAGCGCACGGCTGCGCTCGGGATTGTTCGGGGAGTTCTGAACGACGAACACCGCTACATCACGGAACTTCTCAACCATCTCCTTGAATTCTGGCTTCAGGTGACCCGTCACGAAGAACTGAAGCGATGGCACGTTCAGGCCCGTCCCCGCGCACACACTGCATGTGCTTCGCTGCTCGCCTGGCTCGCAAAAGGAACACGGCCCGTCTTTGTACGCATTCATGTGAGAATCTCCTTCTCCGGAAACACTTCGCGGAACTTGCGCAAGGCTTGCCCGAGCTTGCTCCAGCCAACGTGTCCGCACTCGCCGCACTTGTACTCGACCACAGTGGCTGGATGGCGGTTGTAACCACGGGTACCAAGCCACTTCTTCTCGATCCTGCCGGTGGGAGTCGGCTTCCCGTGCCGAGCCACCCAGAATCCAGACACGAAGTCGGACTTCCGGTTACACTTTCCACACTTCCAGCAGGGTGGACTTGCCACGCTCGTCTCCAGGTGAGTAGTGACCGTCTTTCCGGCCTGCCATGTGACCTTGCGGTACGGATGTCACAGTCTTCCGCTAATACGCCGCAATCGTATCCCACGCATAAAGCGTCATCCTCGTGGGCAAGGTCTTGGGACAAACAACGAACCCGCGCTGACCTGTAGTCTTCCTCAGCAACGTACTTGGTACTTCGTTCTGAGCTAGTAGTCAACGGCCTTCGGTGCGGGGTTGTTGTGCTCCTCCCACGCCTTCATAGCCTCGTCAGCTTCTTGCGCGCACATGGCGGCAAGCGCGCTGCGCGGTACGACGCTGGTCACGAACGTTCGGTCGGGCAGTTGTTTCGTTTCCGTGGGCCCGGAGCGCCTCATGAGAGCCCAGACCGCGCCGTACACTGCCCACCACTCTGGAGGGCGAACCGGGGTGCTCATGGCCGAAGGCTCTCCATGTAATCAATCGCCAGGTCTGTCGTGAGGTTGTCGACATGCGCCTCCACAGGATTGTGCAGAAGCCCAAAACCAACATCGCCAATCGCCATGGTGCCGTCGTCACGTCGCATCATGTTGCCCGGATGAATGTCCTCCCAGTCGATGCCAAGTCGATGCATCGCGTGCACGCACTGGCTGACCTCCATGAGCAGCGACATGGTGCGTGAGACGTTCGTCTTCGTGTACGCCTGCATCTCCTCCAGTTCTTCGCGGACGTAGTTGAGCCACTTGTCGATCATCGCCCTGTTGTTCGCTCGGGGGAACTTCAGGTCGATCTCCATGTCGTTGTAGAGGCGCCACAAGACTTCGACGAGGTCCGTGTCGCGCTTCGAGAGGTTGTGGAGATACGCTCGATGCACGACGTACCAGCCACGAAGGTTCCGCTCGTGCGTCCAGTTCAGAGACCAGGTGCGGTAGATGTCGACCACGCGCGGGTCGCTCTTGCCGCAGAGGAATGCTGAGGCCAATGCCTCCGAGGGGTCGCGCGTGAATTTGATCACGGAACGAACACCAGGAATGATGTCCACCTCGTACGCAGAGCCAAACGATCCCCTCCCTAAGCGCTGGCTGCGAGGATTGTGTATGCCAAGCGCACGAGCGGCATCCCGCTGCCTCAGAAGCACGTGTCCAATGCGGTGATGGGGTTCGTTCAGGACGCGCGTGAGCGTTCCAGGGCCATCGGAGTCGTAGAACCGGTGCTGTTGTCTGACCATTGTCGGACAGACTACTCCGTCGCCTCTCGGGCGCCAAGGGGCTAAGCTTCCTGCATGAGCTACAAGTCAAAAACAGACGTTCCCGAGTGGATGATCCGAGACATGAAGGCCAACCTGCGCCATGTGGGCATGGGCCAGGTTCTCACGTCATCCATGTGCGACCCGACCGCCGTCAGCAATGCCTTCCGGACTCGTCTCGTTGGCGCGATGAACGCGGGGACACAGGCGGCTGTTGTGGGCGGTGCCATCGCGGGCGCGGTGGGGTCCATGGCTGCTGGAGGCAGCAAAAAAGCCCCGCTGATGGGGGCTTTTGCAGGGGCTGCGATTTGCTGGGTCGCGAACTACGTGTGGACGGCCACACACCGCGCTTGAGCTACTTTCCGCTCTGATTGTACGGGACGGAGAACTTCTCTCCCCCGTCCTCTCCGCCCCACTTGTGGAGGTAGTGAAGCTTGTGCCACTCAGCGACGGCGTCCACGTGCGCCTTCTCCGCGGGATCGGCGCCGATGGTCGACGACGGTGCATGGTGAACGACCAGGCCTGTGTCGGCCGTGGCAAGGCCTGCGAGGCGCACGCGCCTGTAGTAGTCGCAGTCAGCTCGATACCACTCGAACGTCTCGTCCCAGACACCGACGCGCGATAGCAGGTTCGGCACATGGAACGCCGCCAGCACGTCGTAGTGGGTGAAGATGACGCCCCAGTCGTCGTTTGCTCGCGCCGCCTCACTGAGCCTGTCGAAGACGTCCGTCGAGCACGAAGCGTCCGAGTGCATGAAGAACAGGTGCTTGATCCCATTCGTTGCGGCGAGGCGCAGCATGAGATTCTGAACCTGTGTGAACTTGAGCCGCGTTGCCGTGCTCAAGCGGGTCACTCCGCTGGGAAGTGAAATGGACATGTCCTGGCCGTGATCGATGACCACAACGCGCAGCCACGAGGGGACAGACGAGATCGCCTTCTCCAGGAGGTCTTCTCGGTTCACCCATGGGATGCAGACGACCGCATCGGCGCTCTGGAAGTCGAGCGGCTCTGGAAGCTTTGGTTCCACAGCAAGCGGCTTCCGGTGCCACCAGCTCGAACGCCGCTGCTCAATCTCCTTCGCCGGGATGGCGCTTTGCACTGCGGCAAAGAGCCCGCTCCAGCCGATGTCGTGTCCCGCGATGACGCCGCCTGGCTTCACCTTCGGATACCACGCTCGAATGTCTCGGCTCACCGATTCGAAGTCGTGAGCTGCATCGATGAAGACGAAGTCAACCGACTCGTCATCAAACGTCGAAGCGGACTCAGCGGAGTCGCCTTCGAGAGACATCACGGGAAGTCCTTCGACGTTCTTCTCGAACAAAGATCGAAGCGACCCTCCATTCGCAGCGACCATGTCCTGGTGATACTTCTCGGTAACGGATCCCTTCCACGTATCCACGCAGAAGAACGAGATGGGCTTCTCGGAATTCACGATCTCCACGCCCATGAAGGCCGCTGAACGGCCGAGCCAAGAGCCGACCTCGACGAACACCGCTGCGCCGTCCACTGAGGCCACGGCCTCGCTGTAGATGTCGTCAAAGTCGAACCAACCATCGATGTGCTGAAAACGGTGCTCCATGACTACTCCTGCTTCGTGCGTGTGGCGCCCACAGAAGTGTCGCTCATGTCGGCGTCGGGAAACTGGTCTCGTGTCGTTCCACCTGACGCCACAGGGTCCTTGGGCGCCATGCTTGCGATGCTGCCGCCGAACCGATCTGTCACCCGATCAATGAAGACGTCCGCGGCCTCGCTGTAGTCCTTCTTGCGGTTGTCGCTGGCCATCTCATGGATCGACTTGAACGCGCCATTGGCGATCGTGTCGAACGGCTGAAGCGTCATGGAATTGCAGTCAGGACAAGGACCCGTGTACGAGCGGACATCTCCGACCGCGGCTCGCTCTTCTTCGTCGAAGTGAAGCGTCTTGGACCATCCACACATGACGCAGTGAAAATGGCATCGAGTGGGATCCTCCTCGCCAGACATGCGCCGAACAAGAGCACGCGCTTCGACAGCATTCGACAGCGTCAAAGCGGTGCCCGCAACAGCATCGGGCTTGAAGTCCGGCACACCAAACAAATTGTCATCAGACATCAGACTTCTCCTTCTTCTTCGGCTTCCGTCGAGCCAGCGTAGTGATATCAAATTCCTCGATGAGGAAGTTCATGGCCGCCGATACGTTCGGTAGGCCTTTCGCCGTCGTCATCGCCTTCGCTTTTGCGACAGCGATGAGCTTCGCCATGTTCTGCGTGGTCGCACGAAACGAAAGTCGTGCGCTCTGCGTTTCGCGCGACGACATCAGAGTGCCACTCGGGCGGCTGCCCGCACCATGAAGATGTCCACGCCGGAGAGGTAGACGTAGCTCGTCACCGAAGCACCAGACGGGGCCACGTTGACCGTAGTGAACTCCCACTCGTCAGTGTCGCCAAGCTCACGGAACCGTTGAGCTGTGAACGCGACGAGAGTGTTCGCGGGAAGGTCCACCCTCTTCCCGTCAGGGCTTTCCATCTGCTGGATGTTGAAGTCCATGGTGCGAGTCAAAATCTCAACAGGCCCCTCGCCGTTGAGGTGCTTCAGAACTGGTTTCTTGCTGCTCATGCCATCCACTCTTTCAGGCGTTCGACCCATTGGGCAGACGCCCATTTCCAAGAACCCACCGCGGGCTCAACAGGACTTGCCACGTCGACGATCATGCTCATTCGCACGCTCGGCATCAACGCGACTCGAAGTGCCGCCGCAAGAGTCTCCGCCTCAAGAAGGGGAGCTTGGCCCCACTCGTAGGCGATTGGACCGGCGTTCGGCGTCGGAATCTGCAACCACGCTCCTGCGTAAGACCGAAGGAACTCCGCGTGACCTGTGTTGTACGTGGTCAAAAGCGGAATCCCGTAGTCGACAGCCGTAGCAATCATCATCCCGTATCCCTCAGAACGCGATGGGGCGACGATGAGATCTGCTGACGCGAACAAGCTCGACAGCTCATCATCAGAAGACCCGTACCGACCAGACGTCTCGTACGTGACGCTTTCATCGATGCCAAGGTCTGCGATGGCGTAGAGCGCTTCCTTGCGCAAAGAAGGCGGTCCGTGGACCGTCAGGTCAGCCCGCGGACACAGAGCCGCCCACGCAGCCAGCAGAGTCTCCGTGCCCTTGCGGGATGGCCACGCCTGGTCCGACGTGAAGTGAAGCACGCGTGGTCGCGTGCTAGGCCCTTCAGCGTGGATGCGCTCAATGCGCTCGAAAGACTTCTCCAGGACGAGGGGCGTCCCGAGCGGCAAGACGGACACGCTGTCGACTGTGCACTGCCGCGCCACCGCGTTCGCACAGAACCTCGAAGGCGCGATCACAAGCCCGAACAGGCTGATGGTCTGAGCGTGCTCGTCCGCCAGCGCGTCTGTGTTCGGGCTCACGAAGATCGCCGCGCGATCGCGGCCGAACATGCTCGCGAACACGTCAACGTAATGGTTAGGCGCGGAGACGAGCAGGCCGTGTGTCGGCTCCCCCTTCACCTCGGAGAGCGCTGCCCATCGTGGGTGCCATCTTTCATCGAGGTTCTGGCAGTTTGCCAGCATGCCTTCAGCGCGCAGGGCTTCCGCGATGTTCCCTGCAACAGTCGAGTACGAGTACAGGGTGCCAAAGTGACCGACGACAGAAATCATTTTTCGAACCACTCCTCTGACATCTTGCTCGGGATGACCTTCGCGAGCGCAGTCTGGAGCGGAACAAGCGTGTCCTTCCCGAACGCATGCCTCACGTACATCGCACCGGCAACATCCGTGATCCTTCCGGCGTTCATCGCAGAGCGCATGTGCTGTGCGAGGTCTGGCACCCTGTACCCGCCCCATTGCGTCGACCGCTCGAACATCAAGCCAAGCCTGAGGATCTCTGGGTCAACCGGCACGAGTTCATGCGGGAACATCTCGTCGACGGTCCCTCCGTTCGCGATTGCAATCTCTGTGAGCAGATCGCCGACCGCGCCGAATGAACTGGCAACCATCGGGACGCCCTGTGCCTTCGCCCAGACCTGCGGGATACCAAGACCTTCTCCGTACGAAGGCGTCACGTAGCAGTCGAGCGTACCGAGCCACTCGATCACCTGCTGGTCCGTCAGGTCTGTGCCGAGTTCAAGACGAAGACGAGGTTGCCTGTGCCCATGCGGGAAGTTGTGATCGCCAAACTCCGCAGCAACCGCAGCAAGATCCGCTGTGATCTGTTCCTTCAGTCGACGAATCGTGACATTGCTCGCGATGGAGCTGGTGCGAATGACCAGCTCGACATGCTCTTCGCGTCGAAACGACGAATAGTACGCGCGGACCAAATCCAGCATGCCCTTGCGCTTCTGCCACGTGCCCATGACGCCGAACACGAAAGGGTCCTGGGCGGTCACCGGTCGATCGCGACTCGTCCGGAGCTTGTCGATGTCGGTCATCGACCAGAAGCCATCCGTGAGCATCGGTCGCACCACGTCGACACGGTCTGACTGAACGCCCGCCGCCAGCAAGGATTGCTTCACGAAGTCGCTGACAACCCAGACCTTCTTGAAGATTGGACCTTCAGCAAGGTCCCGAGCGTACTTGCTCACACGGTCGCCTTCGAACGCGCAGTACGGAACGACAGCGCCCGCCGCCTCTTCCATCTCCGCAGCCACTTCCAGCGGGAAGCTGACGAACAGCGCGTGAGGGATGCCGACAGCCTCCTTGTGCCACTCGAACAGCACCTGCTCTCTGTCCGCTGGGAACCTCTCGATGTCGACGTCCATCGTGCGATGTGGAGTCAGCTGCGTCGGAATACTAAGCTCCTTCGACAGCATCCAATGAAGTGCCATCGCGTGAGTTGCGTAGCCCGAGCGGTGCTGAGAGCCGAAGCAGGACCAAAGACCATGCACGTCGTATCCGGGGGCAGGCGGCGCAACGTAGTTGCGGATCGGACTCCTCTTGAAGTCCTCCCCCATCTCCTTGATGGTCACATCGGAATGAGGCGCGTAGGCGTTCGCTTCAGAATTGTCTGACATATGTCCGACACGCTACGCGCATGTCAGACAGGTGTCAACGGCCAAAGAAAACGCCACCCGTTTCCAGGTGGCGATGGACGTGCCGGGAGTCGAACCCGGGTCCGAAATGCCAAATTCCGTGCGTCTACGTGCGTATCACCTGTTCGAGAGTACCGCTCTCAGCTGGTGCGGCCCGGTCGGGAGTGACGGTCACTCCTCCACCAATCTTCAGATGAACAGCCTTGGGCTTGAATCCTGAGGATACAAAACAAGCTTGCCTCGGCTAAATGACGCCCGATGAAGTCCGCCGCCTACTTCACCAAACGGCTCAGGCTGCTTGCGCGGCGCGAGCGTAGTTGCTTTCGTTCGCATCTACGATGATCGGCTTGATATAGGGGCCAGCCGATCAACCCCTGCACGCAACACGGTCTCCAGTCACTCCGTCGACACCTTTCACGCCCATAGTGGCAGGTCAGGATACACTACTTGCCCGCCCTGGTTAGTTTGCGGGTTCTCATTCGCTTACCTGACTAATGACTCTGCCCAGCCGCGAATTACGCGCATCCTGGTATCAGATCCGCTGAACTGCGGGCGCCACCCGCATGCTACTAAGACCTGTAGCACTCGTTCTCCATGCGATGATTATTGATCGCCGGTGGAAATGGTCGATCAGTCCTGAGTTCGCAATGCTCACCTTCGGACCATCCGAGAGAGCGTACTTGGCTACCACCTTGCAAGAATGGCAGCCGAAGAAGACGCGGCTCGCTTTACGCCGCTTCCGCTTGGTTTCACCTGTCCGGAGATCCTTTGTTAGCCACTGCCAGAAGGTCTCCCAGAAGAACAGAAGCAGTGCCGTCACAGACATGACAACGCCACCCAGCACATCGGACACAACTTGCTCGTCCGGGCGTGCGGCGTACGTCGCTGCGATGCTTGTGAGCGCCTTCATGTTTTGACGCGATCTAGCGTATCGAACGCAATCAAAGCTACCGCGGCAACCAGCGCTACTTGAAAAGCTGTATCGCTGAACAGGCTCGCCGCGCCACAAAACATGACGACGTACTCTGCGGCTCTGCGTACTGAATCAGCGATCATCGAGCGTCAGAAGTACCACCTGTCTGACACTCGTGTCAACTGGTTCTTACGACAGACTACTTCTTTCTTGAGTACGCTTTGAGACTTCGCATCGTCGCCTCGTTCGCGCCCCCGCGTCGCTCAAGTCGGTCGTACAAATTCTTCGCAAGTTCTGGCGTCGAGGCCCGCTTGATTGGGCGATGGTTCTTCGCAAGCGGCTTACCTCGGAACACGTAGAAGAGCACCACGGCGAGCAAGAACAGCCCTACCGCAATGAGAACGCGCTTCGTGGTCGCGTCCAGAACCAGCCCTGTGGGCTGAGAAGGAACTTGTGCCAGCGGCAGGAACTCGTACACAGGCTGTGGGGCCGTGTACCTCGGCCGCACCAGTGGTTGCGGAATTGGACTCGGGCCCAAGTGATACGACATAGCTACCTTCCGATGATGGGCGTGTTGCCCGATACTGAGAACTGCGTGACTCCGGTCATATCCGTTGTAGCAATGCCCCCGCTCACTCGCACACACCAGCCCTTGCAGTAGTCACAGGCCCAGCGCTCGGGACTGCTGATGACAGGGATCTGATCGTCGTCCATCACCGGCTTCATCAGCACGTTCTTGCAATGGAACTGCCAGTTGATCTTCAGGTGCTTGGGCGCTTTGCGGAAAGACACGCGCTCGCACGTCATGCCCTTGTTGTCCTCGCGGACCGTGAAGTTCTCGCCACACCGGGGGCACATGCCAATCAGCATACCGATCTGCTCGTTCGCATTGCTGGCACGTGGCACGGCGTACAGCTCGCATTCAATCGTCGCGATCTCATCACCCTTGGGTCCGACCCAGATGATCCAAGTCTTCGGAGCCATAGCCTCGGCATCAAACGACGAGCTTGCCAATCGGCCCTTCTGACCAGCCTTCGTCCAGGCCTGACGACCGGCCGCCGCCTGCTGCGAACTCATCGAGAAAAGATCACGTTTTGAAACATTCATGGTGGCGCCCAGCCTTCTTTTGATTACCTGCGTCGACGACGGTTCGGCGACACCTTTCGGTCTCGCTGACCTTCCAAAACCTTGTAGCTGTAGAAAGCCGCGAGACCAGACAGCACGTACAGCACCGCCAGCGGCGGCATCACGTAGCGCACGAAGTACGGCGTGGCTCTGTCCGCAGCTCGGTCGACTAACGGCGTCACGATGTACGTGTCGAGCGCATTGACGATTCGAGGCGCTTGCTGCGACGCAAACATCTCAGGGTTGCGCAAGAGCTGAACAGTGATCTCCGAGACGTTCGCAGCTGTGGCGATGCCCTGCTGGACGGTCTGCACGGGCACCTGGCCCATGCCGCTCGCCGCGAACGTCACAGACGCCCCATGCTGAATCGCTCGGTTCAAGCACGCGCCTTCGTCCGCCATCCCTTGGCAAGCACTTGCGTACTCGTTCCAATACTTCTTGGATGCGTAGCTCATCGCGCTCTCCTGCGACGGCTGCGACCGTTCTTGCGAAGGGCCATGTAAGACCCAGCGCCAAGGACAGCCAAGCCTCCTCCTGCGAGAGCCCAGACCCAGCCCCTCATGTACCAAGGCGAAGTCGGAACCTGTCCCATGCCACGCAATGGCACCTGAGCGTATTTGCCGTACGGGTACGAGCGGCCTCGACGGAACAGGTCGCCGTACCCGCCGAGGTACAAGACCTGCTCTCCCCACACGCCTCGGCCCACGTTGTAGCCCGCGCCTGGAATAGGCGTCACGACGCGCCGAGGGTACTGACGAAAGCGTCCGAGGCTCCCTGGAAGGTACAGCGAGGGGACGTACGGTTGAACGCTTGCGGGAGAGGGGTTCACATGCATGGGCTCAAGCATACGCGACCCGGTGCCTTGGCTCCACCCTTGGGCAATTAGGCCCGTCTCGACGTGCGACGCTTCGCCTCGGACCCCTTGCTCAGGCGATCGACAGGCGTCCGGCTCGTTCGGCGTCGCGGCTGAATGTCGTTAGGAAGGAGCCCAGAAAGCGCTCGCTTCGTTCGCAGAGCAAGAGCAGCTCGAACCGGCTTCCCGCTTGCCGCGAGCACCGCGAGCGCTCTCCCGTTCGGGCCAACAACAGCCACGATCTGTTCCGCGACCCCGACTGGCGCTTCTTGAATCTCATGCGCCGCGAAGCGAATCGCTGTCCGCCGGTCGTAGATCTTCGTAGTGAGAGACCTGACCGAACCGCTGATCGAGATGACACCTTCAGAGTCAATCTTCAGGAAGACGAGCCTGTAGGCGTCGCCGGTGTTCGCTGGTGGAGGGCTCAAGTCTTCGTCTGACATCAGCGCGACTGTACTCGCTGTCTGACATCATGTGCAACCCGCATGTACACAGACACGAGTCTCGCTGTGGTTTTCTCAAGCGCGTAATCGAACCCAGTAGCCCTTGCCTGAGCACGCCTCCTGACTCGTTCTGGCCGAGGAATCTTCGCCCAATCGATCATCGCCTCTGCGAGCGCCTCCGGGCTCAACTCGGAGACCAATTGGCCGTTCTCCCCACTGCGGATGATGTCCCGCGTGCCTGGTCCATCCAGCGCGATGACAGGCGTACTCGCCGCCATTGACTCAGCCAGGACAAGGCCTTGGGTTTCGATGACCGAAGCAAAGCCGAACACGTCCATAGCTCCGTATGCGTTCGCCAGATCTTGGCCACGCTTCACGCCAAGCCAGCGCACACGAGCCCCGACGCGACGCCGCTGAAAGATTGCCTTCATCTCGCCCATGCAGGGCCCGTCTCCCACGATGACAGCTCGGGTGCCGAAGTTGTCGGCCAGAGCGATGGCCATCGCATTCGCAAGAAGAATGAGATTCTTCTCCTTCGACAGTCGGCCAACGTGACCGATTACGAACGCGCCTGGATCTATCGCGTACTTCTTTCTCACCGGAGCGCCGTCAGGCCGCGCGTACATGTCAGCGTCGATGCCCGACGGCGTGATGTAGATGGGAGACGTGACCCCTCTTTCAAGAAGAAGCCTGGCTGCACTATCGGTTGGCGCGAGCACCGCGTCACACTGGTTCTCATAGAAAATCGGGAACGTGGCCATCCCCAGGAACGAAGCGGCTGCCGCAACAATCTTTGTTGACGGCGATGTTTTGATCGGCGACTTGAAGCTCGTGACCATGTTCTCAAGGAACGTGTGAACGGTGACGACGATGGGCTTCTGAAGAAGGCGAGCCGCCGTGAGCGCGGCTTTTCCAAGCGAGAATTGGTGGTGCGAGTGGATGATGTCCGGATCGAATGCGGCGATGATCGCCGTCAGTTTTTCGGCCGTCGGCAGGGGGAGGGCAAATCCACTGCCAGCGACAGAAGCGAGTGCAGGCATCCGCACCACGTGCTCATCATCGAGATAGATGGGTGCCATCGCGCTGTCCCCAGGCGCCACGACAAGGACGTCATGCCCCATCTTTCGAAGGCTTCTGACCATTCTGTCGACAGAATTGGCTACACCGCCAACATGGGGAAGATATGTGTTCGTGGCCATTAGAATTCGCATCGAGTCTCGTCTGTATCAATTCGCGGCTGATTGATAGTTAGCTGATAGTTGGCTTGGGAGACGAGCGCGGGTGGGCTACAGTGACTGCTATGAGTTACACGCAGAACACAGGTATGCGCAGCACCCGATTTCCGTTGCAGGGTTTGGAGGGATGCGGCTGTGGCATGAACGGCCTTGGTGAGGGTGTCAGTCAGTCAAGGTGGGGAACGGGCCTGCTGATTGCGGGACTGGGCGCCGCGCTCCTCTTCCTTCCGGCAAGAGCGATGAGCAAGAACAGGCGTCGCCGTCGACACAGGTGACCCCGTGGCAGCGATGTTCAAATGGGTCGATGGCCGCGGCGTAGTGGTAGCCGAGATACACCAGGAACTTCGAAGGTTTCCGGGGCAGCTGCCAACCGTCATGTTCATCGCAAAGGTACTGAACGGCCAGACAGAGAAGCCGAGATTCGCTTGTGCGAAGCGAGTGGTGGACGACTGGCTGAAGAATAATCGCATCAGCGCGACGCCGGTATCAACGTGAAGACCATCCAGTCGCCGCGGGACAGCACTCTCATCCCACCACCTCCGCGCTACAAGTCGATCAAGGTCGAGCGTCAGCTGGAGATGGTCAAAGAGAGCAAGCGGCGTCGAAAGAAGAAGACGTTCGCTGGTCCGTGGTACCTGCACTTGACGCATCCGACGGACTAGGCACGCTGCTGCGACAGCGAAGCCCGCATGTGCTTCAGCTGCGTAGACCGGCGATCAATTTCGCCGCGAACGGCTGCTTCGATTTCAAGCTCGATGGCACGAGTCGCCGTCGCGAATGTCGAGCCCTGCGCTCCTACGCGAACACGAACATTGCAACCCACTTCGCCCGAGAACATCACTTCGAGTTCGTAGCAAGACTCGTCTCCCGGCTGGCTAATCAGCGCCGTCCACTCTTTCCCAACAGCGATCTGCTGCGTCTTGGGGAGGCCGAGGCGCCTGCAAACCTGAACGCCGAAGAGTCTCACGACTCCCTCCGCCGGTGCGCAGCGAACAATTCTTCCACCGACTCAGTCGCCGCTCCTTGCAGCTTCTCGTCAGACGACTCCATGATTCTCGCGCGCAGCTCTTGGTTGGCGCCCTTCAGGAACCGGATGAAGGCGATCATCGAGTCTGCGTCTGCCTGATACCTCTCAGGTCCCGTAGCCCACCTCGACTCGATCGCGCGCATCTCTTCTTCCGTGAACGACTTTGCCTGCCAAGGCGAAGCTGTCTCAAGGCGACGCCTTAGCTTTGCGTTCTCCGAGCGCAGAGCGTCTCGCTCGGATTCGGGGTCTCCTGATTTTTCCAGCCTGTCCGCGTGAATACGAGCCGCGTCCTTCGCGGCCACGATCTGCTCCCAGTGCAACGTGTCGCAGTTGTGGTCGTGGAGCAGATGGTCCGCGGCGTCTGCCAGATACCGCAAGGAAGAGACGACCGAGTATGTCTGCTCGATACCCTCCGTGGGATTGCTGGGGTAGTTCCCTCTTCTGACATCAGGAAGTCGAGGCGGGTCCGTGATGATCATCCCCATCTTCGTAAGACGCAGCGCTCTCGACTTCTGACCATCCTTCTCGACGTAGCCCTTGCGGATCAGCGCCTGGAGGTGCTCGGTCACACCATTGGTACTCTGGATGTCGAGGGCGTCACCAATCTCCCGAAGCGTTGGAGCGTACGCATGGTCATCGAGGGACTTGCGGATACAGACGAGCACGTCTCGCTGCCGATCTGTGATCGGGTTCACCAGTATCTTCGGACCGCCTTCATTCGACATACCACGTGTCTGACAGGTTCAGACTGGGTCGTCAACTAGTACACAGCGGCTGCAATCCACGCGGCTCCGACTACGGCCGCCCCGAGTATCGCCCAGACGATCGGAAGCTCCCACCAGCCACGCTCCGCGGCGCGACGAGCCTGCTCCTGAGCGGCGGCAACCTGGCCCACAAGCTCCGCCTGCCGCGCGGTCCACAGATCGTCTCGGAGCCTCACGCGCTCGCCGCAAGCGGCCGTCCGCGCCTCTTCAATCTGCACGCGTATCCCGCAGACCTCAGTGTCGCGCTCTGAGGTGCGCGCCAAGAGGAACCGCAGACGCTCGTAGTCGGCGCGAATCTGTAGGAGGTCCGACGCGTCAATGAGAAGCCCGTCACGTGGCGCAACGGAACCCCTTCGCAGAGGGAGAATGTCCGCTGGCTCAGTGAGCTGATACTCGGGCGCATTCTGGGCCTCAGCGGGCACGGAGGCAGTGCAGAGGCAGATGGTGAGCGCAGCGATGTGACGAAACATGGTTCTACCTTACACGCCTGGAGGAGCGTCTGCTTGTGCGGCGGCGCTTGCTCGTGCGTCTTGCATTCGGACGAAGTTCGGTAGCGCCAAAAAGATGCTTCCAGTCGATGTAGTTGGTCGTTCCATCCCGCAAGCGCCGAGCAGGGTCATAGGTGCCTTCGGTCGAGATCGCCTTGTCGCAGATTGCGACCCACGGCCACCATTTGTTCAAAATGGCAACCAAGCCCTCAGCCTGCTCGATGGTCATCAGATTGTCGTATGAATGACCAAGAAAGCATTCAGGGTTGTCCTTGCTGTAAGCGCGCAGTTGCGCGTGGCAATGAGCTGCCACAAGCCAGCGGCTAGCTTGCTCCTGATACAGGCGCTCGTCTTGCTGCACCAGGCGAATCAACGCGTCAGCGCTCGGTAAGAACTCGTCAAACCCGGGATCGTTTGGAGGTGTCAGACTGGAAAGGAACGGCTGAAAGCCCTCATCGGAAAGACGGGCAATCGCAGCAAACGTGAAGCGAGTAAGAAACTCAAAATCGCTTCTCATGAGCGCGGTTTCGCTGATGGCCTTTCGCAGTGCATCCGGTTTGGACGCACGGCATATGATCGCCGCCGTAGACAGCGCTTCGCTCCCACATCGTTGGAGCGACTCGCGCGCATCTTTGACGCGCAACGGCCCGGACAGCGGCTCGGGAAGGCTGGCGAGCAACTTGCGAAAACTTGTCGCTCTCGCGTTCGGATGAAGACCAGACGCGCCAAGGCCTTTCCAGTCGACCCATTCGCCCGACTTGGAGGCCGCTTCGATCGCTTCAACCCACGGCCACCACTTGTTGATAATTCCCACTCCAATGGCCGCTTGCTCTGGCGTCATGCGCAAGCTGGACTCAGAGAAGCCCGGGCTCTCTTCTAGGTAGGCACGGAACTGCTCATAAAAATGCGCAGCGACGAGCCACCGGCTTGCTTGCTCCTGGTACAGAGGCTCATCCTGTTGAACCAGCTGAATGAGCAAGCCTATGTCCGGCAATAGTCCCGCTACTTCATGATCTGGCGGCGGAGCTAGATTTGCTGCAAAAGGCTGAAAACCCTCGTCGCAAAGAGCCCCGATAGCTGCGAATATCAACCGTCTATCATCATGCGCAGAGTCGAACCTGGCCTCAGGGTCATTCGGCAGGACTCGTAGTGCTTCGGGTAGATACTGGCGACAACGGGAATCCAGGAAGATTTGCACTTCTTCCGCCGCGTGCATCAAGATGAGACGCGGATGACTGAGCACCTCGTAGGTGTTGGCCTGGGCAAGTGCCACAATCGACTTCGGTAATGCATCCGAGAACTCGCGGAAGCTGTACTTCATTGGCGAGTCCGGTGCCGATTCCAATCAGACAGCATTCGTGCTGCGGCTTCCAGGTCTTCACCTTCGCGCAAGCGCTCGTACTCAGCGCGCTGCTGCGCATCGAAAGCCGCTAGGTCGTCTGAGAACTTCTCTTCGATCTGCTCAATGCGCACCGACAACTGCTGGACGCGAGCGTCAAGCCTGTCCTCGATGATGCGCTCTCCAGGCCCCGCATCAATTCCCGTGACGATTAGAGCGGGCGTCCCCGAGCAGTGGCAGCCTTGGAACGCCGTCGCAGCCAGTGCGACCAGGAGCAAGATCGCCATCGCCAGGACCAGAACAACACCAGGCTTCTTCAGAATGTCAGGCATCCGTCTTGTCCGATTCGGTCTCGCTTGCTGGAAGGCCAAGCTTCGTTCGAGCCCACGGAAGAATGAGTCCCACCACCCTGGTAATTTGTCGAACAACGGACTCACCGATCATGTGCACCTGCCCGTTGAGCATGCCGACGAGCCCGAACCACATAGCCGCGCTAATTTCGCCCTCGGCGAACTCCGGCCGAGGAAGTTCTGGAACAAGAGAAATCAGCGCGCCGACCAGAAACGGGTGAGACACTCGTGTCGACGCCCACAAGCGAAACAGAAACGGCCACGAGGGATCGATCTCTGCTTGCTTGCCAGAGAGGTACGCCTTTGCCGCTGGGAAAAACAGAGACGCGAGCGCGTTGGTTGTCAGACCGCCCACGTACACGATGAGAGCCACGACCATCGATGGCCAGAGCTGGACGAAGAACCAGTACAGGTCTTTTTGTGCGTTGGCATCCATCATCTGGCCTTCGTCATTGCCGCGACCAAGCCGGGGCGAGATGCAATGCTGGAGATGGCTACCCTTCTCAAGACAGGCGCTGGCGTCAACAAGAGCGCCGACGGCGAACCTGCGCCCACGCTGCCAATCAACGGCGGCTTTGTGCGCATGGTCGCAATCCCCGATGTGAACCCCTCCACGGCCGCCACAGACCTCGGGTTGTCCTGTGTGTTGATCAGTGAGTTAAGAAGCTGCGACGAGATCCTGAGCTTATCTCCGTCGTTCGGGCCGAAATTGAAGCCGCTCGGCCAGGATCCCGCGTCTACACCAATGCCGCCAAGCTCGTATGCGTACGTCATGAGAGCGCGCACGAACTCACTGTTTTCCTGAACAGAAGGCATGACGGCTGCGTCGATGTAGCCGAGGCTGTAAAGCCTGTTGCGCATCGCTGTCATGACAGGGTCCGAAGCGCGCAAGCGTACAAATCCACGGTCCGTCTCGCGCCATGGTCGGTGCACGTCAGCACCGTTCAAGAGGTCCCACATGCCCCTATTGATGCGAATCTGACCCACTCCGTTCTGCATATTCGTCGGGCCGAAGTTGAAGTTCTGGTGAGCGTGGATACCTGGCCACAGGTCTGGATCGGATGAAGCCCTGAGCCAGAAGTTCTTCAATCCAGTGACAAGTGCCCCTGTCTCGGACAAAGAATCATCCGCTTCGCTAGGGTTCAACGCTCGAAGCTCGATCAGTCGATTTCGAAGAGCTTGGATCGTCGGAGCGTCGCTCAAGAGCGCCCACATGATGTTGAATCGCTCACCCTCTTTTGGCAGCTCGTCAAAAGAGCGAAGCGGAGGTGAGGGGCTCTGTCCGAGGCCACGGTCACGCAAGTAGAAGTGCCGGGTCATTGGCGGGACGCCATGCCTGTGTCCGACGTAGCTCATCGAGATCTCCTCCTGTTCTTGGATACTGGCGCAGGCTTGGGTGGCGCAGCTGTCGCTCTCCTTCGCTTGATGGACCGAATCACAAGGCCGCCACCAACCAGAGCAATCGCAGATGCGCCACCAATCCAGTAGCCGACTGGTACTCCCATGTAGTCACGCGACCACCAGTTCATCCGGAGCTGAGAGATGACGAAGTCGAGACGAGCAAGTGCGGCGTCGACAGTCGCGATCAAAGCTTCGAGTGAATTGCCATTCTGAATGAGGCCGCCAGCAACAGTGCATGCGCCGCTCAGCTCTGCGGCCAGGCCTCGAAGCTCGTTGTCCAGCTGCTGCTGAGCCCGCTTCCACAGCTGACACTTTGCGTACTCACGTGCCACCGTAGGTACGCCTCGTCGATCGATGGTCGCTCGGGCATCTTCGTACACGAGATCTCGAAGACGACGAGCGATGCCTCCCGTTCCGTTGGTCTCTTGCGCACAGGTTTCCAGAACGGAACGCGCATTCTGCATGCCGTCCGTGATCCAACTCTTGCTCTCTCGGAGACGCTGCTGCATCTCCTGTAGCGCAATGCCCGCCGTATTCTGCGCTTCAGCCGGGAGAGCCATCGCCGCCGCAGCCACGGCCTCAACTTGACCGACCAAGCTGGTGGCCGACTGGATGGCCAAAGCAGCTTTCCTCATCCTCTCGGACGAAGTGCTGAACTCGTTTCGCATAGCCACCGCAGCGCTCGATACGGTTCTTCCACCAAGCACCGTGGCAACAACCGAAGCCAGAGCGCTCGCGGCTTCGACGAAACTGACTACCGACTCCTTCGCGGCAGCTTCAAGCGCAACGTCCGACTCGTTCGCCACTGCCGTGACAAGTCCCGAGATCGCCTTGACCTTCCCCGATGGAAGCGTTGCTCCCGTCCACAGAGCATCAGGAGGAAGCGCGGACCTCAGAACAGACGTCACGATTCGCTTCGCTTCGTTGACATTCTGAGCCGCAGTCCAAGATGCAGCGATCCACAAGTACCCCCGCGTGACCGACTGATTCACCTCGGCATCTCTGATGAAACCCGCTGCCAAAAAAGCAGGAGCAAGGGCGACCGCTCTTGCGCGCACAGCGTCGGACGTCACCTGCCCTGTCTGAGCGGTAGACGTCGCAACAACGGCTGAGCTGACAGCACTCACCAAACCCGCAAGTACAGCTGGCCCTCCGCCCTGTGAACCGTTCCCAACGATGGCATCAAGCGCAGACCGAACCTGGACGTCATCCAGCGTCACATACGGCCAAGTGAACATAGCAATCTGACCCGCAGCAATCGTGGGGTAGATGCTGGTGCCGGTAGGACGCATGCGGCTGCACTCTGGTGGAACAATCTGAAACGGATCCGTTGACACAGGCGCAGTCGCAGCCTTCGGAGCCACCGACAGGGTGTTCTTCGGCAACACCGCATTCGAAGCGGAGAGCAGTGGCGCTGATAGACCGGCCCCGAGGCTGTGACTGTAGCTCATGCGCAGATCGTAACACGCGCGCTCACCTGAGACATCTGGGGCACATACAGAGCGCGCCGTGAGCCTTCCAAGCAGCCTGCTGCTTCAAATCGCCCCAGCGTTTCTTGCACTTCTGGTCACAAAACCGAAGGCACGTCGGGTCTTCTACCATCTCCGACTCCAGCTCAATACGGGCGATCATGTCCTGCGGAAGCTCGATGCGAATTTGACCCAGCTTCCTTCCGCAGAGTTCGCAGTGGTGAATCGGGTCGGCCATGGTCGTCAGCGTCTCGTTCCGAAGCGACCGTTTGTGGCCGCCATCAAATCATCATGAGCTTGAATGCAGCTGTGCTTGTAGGAGGAGCTGCTTGAACTGTGCGTCACGGACAGGAGCGGAATGGCTTTTTCGAGATGCTTGTCCATCCACTTCTTGTGGTTCCTCTCGATTTCGTCCATTCGACGACGGTGTTCGTCCTGGCGCTTGAGTTCGGCCTGCTTTCGCTGTGCTTCTTCGCTGTGCCGCTCTAGGCAGGCGGCGCACACGTCGATAGTCGTCCCTACGGCGTAGATGCCCACTTGCACGTCCTGCGGGACAACAGAGCCCGCTTTCTCAGACAGCTCGTCGCAGATGCCACAGACAAATGCTCCTAGCCGACGCAGTGCTTCTTTGCCCGTGTTACGCATGACCAACTCTATCATCCGGCAGGCAACTCGTCCTGGTTCAGGTCTTCTCCGCTGACAGCTTTTTCGAGAGATCGGATGGCCCGCTTTGCGGCAAGCACTCTCTTCGAGAATCGAGTCACGACGACAAGAGCGATGCGTTCTTCTGATGAGAGGTCTTGTCGTTCGAGCATCTTCTCGGCAGTGAGGACCGCGTGGTGTAGCTTCATTGGCCCACCGCGAGTTGCAGTTGCTCAAGAACGCGAATCTTTCCATCGGACGCAAAGTGGACGGACGCAAAGTGGATAGACGCGTAGACGACAAGTCCACCGCGCCCCTTCAATGGGCCATCGATGACGCGCACAAAGTCTCCCCTGCAAATCTTAGTGCTCTGGCCAAGGATGCTAAGGCGAGAGCTTTGCGCGCTTCTCGTTTCGAGTTCAAATTCTGCCGCGTACGCTGCGCTTTCGACCATTCCCCATGGTACTTCGCGGGCCACTACATAGCAACGACTTTCGACACACGCTCCCACCAGGAGTTGAACCTGGGACCTTTCGCTTAGGAAGCGACTGCTCTATCCAACTGAGCTACGGGAGCTTCAGAAAAGACAACAGCGGCTCTGGCTTTCCAGTCCGCTGTGATCTCCGGTGCACTGGCCACCGCGCCGAGGCGAAGGCGAATTCAGGAGACGAGAGAAATGTCCTGGGGCCGGAACTCGAACGGCTTGCCTCTGACGAGGACCGTCACGCGCGCCAAGCGACCTTCTGTGCGGATGTCGCCGACCTTGCCGGTGACAGTCTCGGCAAGCTTGTGCTCCTTCTGCATGTGGACTGGAACTCGCACTTCAACCTTGGCGTTCTTCTTCGCCGTCAACTCAGAAACTTTGCTCACTTGTACGTCCTTTCCGACAAATAGATGTCAGGATGTTCACCGTGTCAGACAGAGCACTTGGTGTCAAGAAGGAGTATTGTTCTTCGCATGAGTACCGCTACTGAACTTACGTTCGTGCCACGAGACAGTGCTTCGTTGTCCAGGTTCGGCAATGGGGACAACGTGAAGTTGAAGAGCCATCTGTTGATGCTGGCTGCTTTCCTCGAAGGAAAGCCCGAAAACACGAAGCGTGCGTACCGTACCTCGATCAAGCAGTTCTTCACGCTCTACAACTGGATGTGCCCCGAAGATGTAACGGTGGCCCATGCCGTTGGGTTCAAGAAGCACCTCATGGAGAACGTCGGGGCTTCGACGGCGTACTACAGAATCTCCGCCATGAGTTCGTACTTCGACTTCTTGCGCAAGCCTAGCGGCGCGAACGGGGAACCGCTTCTTAGATACAACCCGTTTGAGCACGTTCCTCGCTCGGACATCAAGCCTACGCCCTACGGACATGCCATTCCGATGGAGTGGCAGACGTTCAAGCTGATACTAGACAAGCTCCCATCGGATGCTGCTGGAATTCGCGATCGGGCCATCTTGCTGTTCTTCGCCTTCACTGGCCGCCGTCGCACTGAAGTCGCCTCGCTTTGCCTAAAAGACCTCGATCTCAAAGCGACACCACGGTCATACCGATGCCGAGTGAAGGGCGGCGCCGTGAAGCACTTCGAGATACCAAGCATCTGCTACGAGGCTCTCAAAGCGTACTGGATTGCTGCTGGTCGCCTTCAAGGGTTGGGTCCTGACGATGGCGTCTTCTGCTCGATGCGAGACTGCGCGCTCACGGAGAAGTGCGAGCCAAACAAACCCCTGTCCCCGCGCATGATGAACAAGATCTTGGCTCGGGCCGCAAAACGAGCCGAAGTAGACCTGGCCACCGTACGCCTGCACGGTCTGCGTCACATGGCCGCTCGCGATCTGGACAAGGCTGGAGCCCGTCTTCAGGACATCCAGGCCTTCCTGGGCCATGCCACGCCCAACACAACAGCTATCTACCTACACAAGATCAGCGGTCCCACAAAGTCTCACGAAGAGATGTTCTTGAAGGTGCGTGCCGCGGCCGAAGAGCTTGCCAGGGGCATCGTCACCTAACGCAAACCATCCCGAAGGCGGCGGCGTACATGCGCGACGAACTCCAACGGAGGACGAACACTGTGTTCACGCAAGTAATGGCCAAAACCTTCCGGCCAGACATACGTCTTGTCCGTAAAGTCGGCGACTCCGTTCTCTTTGCCGCAAAATCGACAACGGGAGCTTCCGAAGTACACCGCTGAACGAAACCGCTGATCTTCGACGTATTCGGCTACGACCTGTCGCTCTTCAGCATTCCAGTTGCGACTGACGAACTTGCGCACATCGGGCTCGGGAGAAAGACAGTCGTCCAAGCCCTCAAGAAGTTGCCCAAGTAGCGATTTTGCTGACTTCGCTGGCTGCGTAACTGGCCTCCAGAACCCAACTCGAATTGGACGGACAAGTTCGATCATCTTCGCTTCTTATACTTCGTCGAGTAAGCCCACCAGGCAAAACTCGCCGCTGCCGCAACCCCCACGGCACCGACAACGGTTGCTCCGACGGCAACTGCGGGTCCGGCGATTCGCCCGTCGCTTTCGATGGTCACGAAATCCGCTGGCCAAGAGTTCGTTGCCCGTTCGGTGATGTACCAGTTGCCGTCGCGCAGCACGATAGCTGAGTCGGGGTTGCGCGAGAGATAGCCTTGTGTGACTGGCGCATTCGCAAAGTTGGCAGCGCGAGGGACAGGATTTGGCAGGCGCCCCGTCGCGAACTTCACAATCGTTTCGCGAACTTCAGGGCGCACGCTGGTCCAGGGAAGCGAGGCGGCTTGATCGCGCACGGCAAGCCTGCGCTCAGAGCACTCGTCGCGGCCATGATACGTGCCGCCTGGACGGCACTTGTCACCGTCCCGACGCCAGATGGGGTTGATAGGCTGACTATGCGCTTGCACGAGGTTCTTGAGACTGCTTCCGCGTGCCATTGCAAGGCGCTGCGCGTAGGTCCAGGCGGTTGCCGCATAATTGCCCGCTTCGTACTGCACGGACCGCGCGAGCCAAAGCAAATCCTCCGGTGTCAGCTGGTAGGAAAAGCCATTCTTGCTTCGGATGACACCTCCACCAGGAGCGCTACCAACGTCTACCTGCCCAAGAGATGTGCGCTTCGTCGCGTATGACATGCCCAATGCTAGCCGATTCGAACGGGTTTGCCTTTGTCGGACAGTTCAAGCACTATCGCCCGATGAAGAAAAAAGACCTGATCTTCAGCCCGATAGTCTCCGGAAGCCTGGCTAGCCTGATTGAAAAAGCTGAAGCGCAGGCCATCGAAGCCCAGGACGCCGCCATGACGTTCCTCGGCTCTCCGACTGTGATTCTGTTCTTCGTGAAGAACAATCGCGTCAAGTATGTCATCCCAGGGGCCACGGGGATGATTGGGGTGCCGAAGTTCCGCGAGTGTGTGATTCGAGCGGTCGCTGAGTACGAGGTAGCGCCTCTTGAGCGCAGTCCAGAAACCATCGACGGCGTCATCTACGATCGGTGCGTGAAGATCGACTGGGCCAAGAAGCTTCTCACGACGAACTTTCCTCCTGAGCAAGGAGAGGTGTTTCTGAGGGCAATGGCTCTGGTCGTCGAGAACCTTGAAGGGCCCGCCGTGAAGCTCCCAGCTCCGGAATCAAAACCGTCATGATGACGCGAGACGAGTTCGACGACTGGCTTGACGACCATCGGGAAGATGCCCTCGATGAGGTGAAGGTGAAGGCCACCACACTTCCGCAGTGGCTCAAGATCACCTGCACAAAGCTGAGCCAAGTGGGGGGCGTGCGAGAAGTGAAGGTCGTGGACTGCGCCGACGGTGGCGCAGCACATTCGCGTGACGACTTCGAGCGGTGGCTCAAGGAACAAGGGTCGTTCCTCGACGATGTATCGCAGTCAGAGACGACTCTCGCGCACTGGATCAGTCGGTTTCGCTCTGCGCTGACACCACGCATCGCTTCATCGTCATGGGAAATTGACGATGAGGAGGAGCCGAGTGAGATCGACGATGACAACGAAGACGAGGAAGAAGAATGATCAGGTTTCGATTTGAAGCGGATGAGCGTCGGTTCAACCTTCTTCACGCTGGACTCTTTCGAGCCCTTGCTCAGAACGGCCTGCCAGATGTCGCCGGAAGCGAAGCGCTTCGCAACGTCGGCAAGATCGAGCAGATGGCTTACTTCGAGGGGCTCAGGCAAGGTGTGGCCATCGCAGCCCTTGCGGCCGAGATGGTGAAGGCAGAGAGCGGCGTTCCCGAGCCTCTTGCTCAGAAGCCGTTTCAGCTCCACGCCCTGATCTACGGCAGTAGCGACACGCCACTTCGGGAAATGGAAAAAGAGTGGCTCGATCGTCTCGGCTTGGACGCAGGACTTCTCTCGAAGTCTTGGCTCGATGATGCTCCAATGAGGTACGCGCCAGCAGCCACTGCCGAGCCTGCTCCGATGATCTCGATACAGGCCCCGTACAAGCCGATTGCCGTTCCGTTCAACCCCGAGACGTCGCCAGGGATGACGGACATGATGGTCGCTCCAGAGACCATTGATCCCATGGCTGGACACGGAGCGGAGATTACCCCTCTGATGCCCTGGGAACGAAGGGAGTACGAATCGGACGAAGAGAAGATGCCAGAGAGCCCCGCGTTTCTCGATCAGGTTCGAGACAGACTCCAGACGCTGAAGAACTCGGGATGGACCCCGAAGACATGGCCCGATCTGATCTTGGGGCTCCACCAGCACATGCAGGTCGACGCCGCCATGCTCGACCTACAGCTCTCCACGCACGTTGGGCGAGCGGTGCTCAATCAGTGCGGAATCGTAGACATCGTCCCACCGGAAATGATCTCCATGGACGATCTCGAAGGATGAACTGGAAGCTTGCCTCGGCCGACGCAGGTCAAAAGAAACCACCGCTTCTGGAACTGCGACGCAATCTTCGGCGCGGAGACGTCGTGCGACTGCTCATTGAACTGACGAATCGAAAACTTCAAGAAGAAGCTGTCGTTCGAATCTCAGCCGTCGACCACTCGCTTGACATCCCCTACAAGGGCAAGGTCATTGAGGGGCTTGCCTTCGCCCAACTCAACAAGAACGACGACGTGATGTTCGCGCCAGAAAACATTGTCAGCGTCGAGGAGTAAGCAACCACCCGATTCCCAGAACCAAGGCACCAGCGAGAAGCAGTCCGCTGGTGCTCAGGTAGGGTTTCTGGAGGCGCCTCCCACGCGAGGGTACGAACTGGGATCTGCCATGAAGTCCATCACGCCCCGAGCCATCGCCGTTCCCCACGGCACCGCCCCCGCAGCTGTCAGATGCACACCGTCCGGCGCTCGCGGAAGAGACAGCGACGTGTGCGGATAGGCATCAATGTACCGAGGGCCGAAGACCTGCGCGTTCATCGCTCGAAGCGCGTCACCAATTGGCCGTCGCTCGGCGTTGTAGATCGGCGGACCGCTCATCAAGACCGGTGGCCTCACACCATCACGCAGCTTCTCCAGGGCGACACGATGCGCTGTGCTCGCTGAGCTGTTACTGCCGAAGATGAGCAGCACCACATCCGCTCCCCGAGCAGCGTTGACGTACTGAGCCCAGTACGGCGCACGAGTCTGCACGATTGGCGACTTCCCATCATTGTGAATGACGGTCACCTGGTAACCGTTAGCTCGAAGCACCGTCGCCGCCGCTGTGCCGGGGGCTCCTGCTGTGCTGTCTCCAAAAACCAACGCGTTAGGCATGCGTCTATCCTAGCGCATCCGCCACGCTCACGCGCCCAGCCTGCGCGGTCGCACGCTGACGCCCTGGCACGCCACGCATTGCACGTCTTTCCCGTCGTACTTGATGGTGCGACCGAATACTGCTTTCGCGATGGCGTCTGCGCGGCGCTCTATGCCCCCTGGGAGGCGCTGTCCGAGCATCTTGCCCAGCTTGCCTCCGTACCTAAAATCGATGGCGTGGCCGAACTCGTGAGCCATCAGGCCGCGGATGTTTGCGACTGGCAGGGCGTCTGTCTTCGCGGCGAACGCGATGCGGATGGTCGGACCGTCCATGCAGTATCCGAACTGGCGCTCCGAGCCATGCCCATTGTCCGAGCCAGCCTTCTCGTCGTTCACAAGCTCGATCTTCCCGAAGTCTGGGAATTCCTTCACGAGGACGGCGAAGCACTCGTCGAAGGCGGCGACCACGCGCTTCATCGGGCCGTTTGCCATCAGCTCGACGTTTTCCGCAGAATGCACGGTCTCATCGAGGCGAGAGCCGTGCCCAAAGTCGAACAGCACGGTGCGCCCACCCGCAGCGACCCCAAAGTTGCCCATGTGAATATCAGTTACTTGAAAGCCGTGGCCAGCCATCCAGTGGGCACCCTCTAGCACCTCGTCGAAGATCTCTACGACCTCAGGAGCTTCAAGTGCCAGCGTCCACGCGAAGTCTGTGTAGTCGCTTGAGTGGTCGCTTTTCGCTCGAAGGAATTCCTCGATGGACCTGATTCCATTGCGAACCATGTATCCGAAGAACGGTTTCACGAGCATTCCGTCTGCGCGCCCTTTCCACCGGCGCTTCTGCCCGATCATAAGGAACGCGCCCCAAATCCTATCCTTCAGCGACATGACAGGCTCAGATACGATAGCGAAGATGTCCCGAAGCTCGTTCGGTTCTCGCTCGTTCTCGTAGACCTGCGTCCTGAACTTTTTCACGGCAGTGACGTGCAGGATGCCAACTGGGAATTCTCCTCTCTCGTTTGCCTTCCTGACCACGTCAGCCGCGGCAGCGTCGTCCGGGTCGTCTGTGACCTTGAGAACCATGCCATTGGGGAGCGCGTACGCGTGAGCGTAGTGCCCCTCGCCGATCGAAGGAACGCGGTCTCTCTGTGTTCCCATACTCTCTACGTCTTCGACCGTCAGGCCGATGCTGTCAAGAAATGACGAAGGAGCGGCCAGTAGTGCCGCCCGTACGTCGACGCTTGCTGGCCTATTGGGAGAGAGAGATACGATCTTCGGGTTCTGATGCACCGTCACATTCTAGCCTGGACGCTGGAGAGCCTCCAGACGCGTCTTCGCGAGGTCCACGGCGCTCTGCTTGATGTCGCCACCGATGAATGACCGGCCAGTGCGCAGCGCCGCTTCTCCCGCGCTTCCAGAGCCCATGAACGGATCCAACACGACATCACCCTGGACAGTGCTTTGCCGGACGAAGACACGAATCAGGTCGACAGGCTTCTCCGTGGGGTACTTGTTGCGCACTGACGGATAGCAGAGAACGTTCGGCACGCTCAAGTCCGCCAGCCGCTTCTTCCCCTTCTCGAAAAAGAGAACCAGCTCCTTCGCGTTCCTGTAGTGGTAGCCCATTCCGATGCGAACATCCCGAGGGTCCAAGCTTTCAGCCTTCACCACATCGCCTGTCTTCACCCAGGTGATGTCGTTCCAAAACTTGAAGCCAGCCGCTTCTCCGACCGGGATAGCCACACGAGACGTCTTCCCGTCGGAGAAGAAGTACAGGTGCGCATCCTTCTTCAGAACCCTATAGGCCTCACTGAAGAACTCGGCGAAGCGGTCGTTGTGAAAGATGTCGAACCACTCGTTGGAACTCGCGTCGCTCACCTTGAGACGGGTTGTGCTCCCCTTCGCGCGGTGCTCTTCCAAGCTCTCGTACGCGACATCCGTAACGATCATGTCAATCGACTCAGCGGGGAGGGAGCGCATCAGGTCGCAGGCGTCTCCGCATGTAAGTTGGATACTCATTCGAACACAATCTCCTCTCGGTCAGCTCTGACGCAAGCGCGTACGCACTCGTCAGAACATTGAATCACCGTGTCTGCGCTCGGTCGCACGCCCCGCTCAGCTTGGTCGGAGACATGCCTGCTGACTATGAGTGCAATGCCCACAGCGCAGAGTGCGACCACCGTTATCGCTCCAAATTTTTCCGGCCCATTCATCACGTCTTCTCCGCGAGTTTTCGTTCGGAGCGCGAGAGTCGCTCCGTCGCCTCCGCCATGGCCTTCTTGGCTCTTTCCAAGGCGTCGGTCAGAGGGTCCACGTTCTCGGCGTACGCCTTGACGAACTCCTCCGCTCTGGAAATTGCAAACTGCGGAGTCGCAGCTCGATCGCACGCATAGATGAGTTCCGCCATCGGGCGAATTCTGGCGAAGTGAGCTAGCTCCTGCTCTCGCCTCGCCAGTTCTTCGGCGACTTGCTTGGCGTAAGCTGCTGCCCACTTAGGTTCCATCGCGGCGTGGTACCAAGTGCTGTATTGGTACGAGGTAGACCTGTCCGCTCCGTCATCCACACCGAGCCGGTTCATCGCCCTTTCGTAATTGTCCGTAGAAAACGAACAGTCTTTTTCTTGGGCTGAGTGTCTCCCAAAACCGCCACGTGTTGACCAATAGCGGTCGTATGTGCCGCCGGTCAAATGATGGCAGTGCGGGCACGGGTGCGAGCTGAGAAGGATGTCCTCCCCAGCCTCCGCCTTGCTTCGGTTCTTCTCGATGTCTTCAGCCATTGGATTCCCTCTTCTCTCCAAAGGCTTCTTTGTTGAAGGCCTCCAGAAGATCTGGACTCTGAGCGAGAGCGAAGCCGTAGATGCAGTTGAACTTTTCCCCGAGGTACGCCGCGTGATGAACCTCCATCGGCCAAGAGGTGCTGCTGTGCGTGTTCGCGAAAGGAAACTCAATCCCGGCGTCGAGCGCGGCCTCTGCCATGTCGATGAACTTCGCTTGCAGGCCACTGAACTCGACAAAGGCGTGGCAATGGCTACCCATCCCTGCCTGAAAAACCATCGCGTAGAAGGCGCTGTTGATTTCCCGCATCTTCCGGATCGTGTCCCGCATCTCCCCCAACGAGTAACTGTGCCCAGGGAGAGTCGTGTCGTCTTTCATCTTGGTCGTGTCCATGTCGCTCCTCTGCTACCATGCTGATGTCTGACAACGTTACTTCACGTGTGTCGAAAGAACAAGAGGATTTGTGAACGCTTTTGATTGGATCGTCCCTGGGGTAGCCCAAGGCTCGTACCCCGGGCTCCAGGGTACTGGTTTCAACCACGCAGATATCCTTGTGCTGTGCGCCGAAGAGCATCAGGCGAAAGGCTTGAAGCCTCCACCGGGGAAGGAGATCATCCGCCTCGGTTTCGACGACGACATCTATCGGCCTGTACCTGAGGAAGCTGGCGACATTTTTCACGCGCACGCGAAGGTGCTCGGCGCGAAAGCTCTCCGTGGCAAGCGCATGATCATCACGTGCGCGATGGGCTTCAACAGGAGCGGGCTCATGACCACTCTCACCTTGATGTACGGGTACAAGATGAAGCCCGTCGATGCGATCAGGCTGATTCGCACCAGGCGTCACAAAGACTGCCTGGGCAACCCCATGTTCGAACAGTGGCTCTTGCGCCAGACACCACGATGACCGTTTCCAGGCATGGCGCTGTCATCGAGTACAAAGCGCTTCCTCAGCAGCTCGGGAGAGTGCGCAGCGTCGAGGCGCTGTACTCCGTCTGGCGGCGCATGCAGGACTCTGTCTGTTTGGATCCTGCCATGGGCAAGATGCCCCGAGCTGTGACGTACCTAGCGAGACGCATCTACGACATCACGCCCGAGATGGCAGCTGAGGCCATTCGCCATGGCGATGTCGCAACGTTCGTCGCCGTCGCCGTGCGCCTCGACGGCATCAACAGCACCCTTGCTCAGAACGGTCGGACGGTTGCTGAGCGCTCGGCTGTGATCTATGCGCGGCACATCGTGGCGGGCTTTCAAACTGTAGCTGAAGAGAGCTTTGTGAAGCTGGGAGGGTACATCCCGCCAGCTCCAGTCGAGCAGAAGCCCGAACCTGCTACCCCCTGACCGCCTTTAGAATCATGGGACTGAGCGCTCCGATGCGAATGCCAATGTCCACCCAAGCGCGAATCTCGTCCCACTCGGTCACCATCGGGCTCTTCTTGCCGCAAGCGCAGTCCGTACGCATGAAGATGCCCTGCCTTGTGGGCTTCCACGGCGGCTCGCCATTTGTCCCGTTCGGAACCTGTCCTACGAACATCATCGCGACTTCGGCCCATGGAGAAATCATCTTCCATTGCCTACCGCAGTGATGGCAGTTGCCCATCAAGATCACGCCGGTCGCGCAAGGGGTAGCCTTCACCTTGACGTCTTCTTGATCTCCAAGAGCCTCCATCATGTCTTCGGCTGATGCGCGGCTCTCACCCTGTCCGTCAGACCATGTCTTTGTTTTGTCGTGCATCGTCTCAGCCTACTCGCGGCAGGCGTGTCCGACAAGTGCCCTACTTTGTTCCCCACGTTCGGAGCCTGCTCTTCCTTGGGCCGAGGCGACGCCTGTTCGGCTGCATGCGACTCCGTACGATGAGTCCCACGACGGTCGCCGTGATTGCTGCGCCACCTACTGCTGCGACTGTCCACTCGGTTGGTGTGAGGCCCCACTTGACATCACGCTCTGGCGCAGGCGGTTGGTAATCTTGGCCAAGCTGCTTGTCGATTTCAGCTCCGCTCATACCAAGGTCCGCGAACGCACCTGCCATCGACGGCGACCAGCGGGCGCGTGAGGTGTCGATCGAGCTTCCGGGTTGAATTTGAGTCGCTCCGCGCGTCGAGAACTGAAGGCCCAGCTCTCGAAGCCATGGCCCAGGATCTTCATTGAACAGCGCTTGAGCAGGGCTACTTGGGTACGGTCCAGGAAAAGGGCTCGAACCATCAGGCCGCGCAGACCGAATCTCGAAATGGAGATGCCGGTTCATCGGGCCGCTGCGGTACCCACGCGCTCTTGCCCGGACTGTCCACGCGTCGATGCTCTCTCCTGGAAGAGGAGAGAAGTTGCCGTTGGTCGTGTTGCCCATCACGCCGATCTGGGTGCCACCATCCACCGTCTGACCAGGAGTGACTCGAACAGATCCGTCTTTCAAGTGCGCATAGAGCGCGTACTTCCCGCCGGTGTGACGAATCACGACGGCATTGCCGTACCCCATCATGTTGCTGTTCGCGGTATTCGGAGCGACGAGCGTGACCGTGCCGCCCTTTACCGCAAAGACAGGCTCGTCTTCACGACTGCGCTTCGACGTACCAATGTCGAACCCTGCATGCATGCGAAGCTCGCCTGACCCTTGAGACGGGCGAACCCCGTAGCGAGAGATCAGGCGAGACGTAGAAGGAGCAACAGGAGGTGAGGAGGCCATGCCTCAATCGTAATTGGGGCGGTCGGTTGGAGCAATGGCTGTCGCGGCTGCGGCCCTACGCACGTACCGGAATCCCTCGTTGAGGGTAGGCCTGCGCGTCACAGGGTCTGTGCAGCGCAATGCGAGCCGCGTCCCTGCGTGTGCTTGGATGTGAGCGGCGTCTGTCACTCGCCCCGCCCACGAGTCGGGGTCCTGTGCACACGGCCATCCGCGAGGAGGCGTGCCGCCGAGCACCATCCTTCTCACCAACCTGCGAGTTCGAGCCCAGGTCGCAACATGTCCTCCGTTGCGACTCGACGCATTCGGCTCCCAACGCCAGTCAGCAGGCCAGCCATCGGGCTGCCTGTCTGAGTCGGTCAGGTTCCTGGTCCACGGGCAGTTCCCCAAAGCTCTCACAGGCGCTGAAGCGCCAAGTACGCACCTGGAATGCTGACGCAGCCATGCGAGACGCTCTGAAGGTGTGCGGCCGTGCCTGCGCACTGCCTGCCACACCACCATGCAGTCAGCTGGATGTCCAAACGCCTCGTTCGCACACACCCGAGAGACAGCGAGGTAGAGATCGTGCTGTTCGGGTGTAAGGGGCGGTTCGTCAGCCACCAGAGCATCATCTCCGTGGGCAATCCCCGCTCCGATCGCAAACGCAACAGTCAGAACGCCTAGTAGTAGGGCTTTTTTCATGCCCCGACCCTACTCATACTTTCGACGCACGCAAGTTTAATTCAAGTGTTACTGCAAACCGCTAAGCGCTTTTCGAAGCGCTTCTCGGCGCTTGCGCTCCGACAACCAGCGCTCGTCATTTTGCAGAATCTCTTGAGTGTCCGCTGCAAACTGCATTTCATTGCAGAGTTCCCAGCCTGGAAGTGCGTACTGAGCCGTGACCGCGTCCTCAACCCTCTGAGCCAGCGCTGCATCCTTGGTCATGTCACTCCCACGACGCGATGATGGCGATGGTATGGGCGATAACACCTGCGGACGGAGCGGTGCCCACCTTTTTCTTGACCGCCTGGATAAATTCTCCTGGATTCACGTAGACGGGAGAGGCGCTCATGTCGAGAAAAATAGTCGCAAGTTGTGTGAGCGCTGCTGCGTTCGCCGCCACAGCATTCGAACCCAAGGGCAATCGCCGAGGCGCTTTGGTAGCCGCTGCTTCGCCAGTGGCAAGGGAGACCGCAGTATGTCCGAACGCCAACGACCACACCGCGTTGTATCCGCCTCCTGTGAGCGTGACCTGTACAAAGCTATCGATCTTCACGCCCGTGACACGAAGCCTTCTTCCTGCCACCGAGGTGGAAGCAGCAGGTACCTGGAACGAGCAAATGATGCCGTCTGTCAGCACGGCCAGCGTATCGGTTTCCCATACCTGACCTCCGAGACCCACCTGCTGCGCCGCTGCGCTGCTGTTGGTTGGCAACGCTACCGTCGGCGCCACTCCAAGCCCGTTCGGCATCTGCGCAAGAGACCCCATCGTGCCACCGCTGAGGCCCTGGTAGGAGCCATACATTCGGTTTCCGATTGCGCCGAAGTCGTCAGCAACTTGGAACCCGCCCATGGAAACCGTGTAATTCTTCAGAAGAACACGGAAGTCCACAATGCTGGCGTTGCCACCAATGATGCTGTGGCTCAAGGAAAGAGGTTGCGCAGACGAAAGGAACGGGATTCCTTGCGCAACCGGAACAACGGCAGCGCCCACGAGGATGTTGTTGACCCAGAACTCAACATGTCTCGGGTGGATCGACACGATGTACTGGCGTACGTTGCCTTCGGTGTACGCCATGGCGGCGGCGGCCAAGGGTACGTACGTAGGCACGCCATTGATCATCAGCACGCCCTGCCACAGGCCATTTTCCAGCTGGAAGTAAGCCCCATCCGTCGGGACATAGCCCGTCGCGGCGCCTCGGGTGAATGCGCCAAAATTCACCACAGTGTTCGTCGGTGGCTGCTGCGTGAGCGACAGCATGAATTCAAAGTACAAAACCGCGGCGCCGAGCAGCGGAAATGTTGCGTAGGTGCCGAATGTCAGGCCGGTGTTAACGCCACCTGTGCCCGCGGCGTTCGTCAGAAGACCTGTCGCTCCGAAGGATGCTGTAAGCGTTGTGTTGAGAAGCGTGTGTTTGCCAGTGTTTTGGGCGGCGTAGTTGAAGATCTCCGTGTCGAAAATCATGTCGGAGACGACGCGAAGTCGGAAATCGTCGTCAGTCTCAGGAGAGATGACGCTGCGAGTGCCCGTTGCGGTCCCCGCATCATTTTCGCTGAACATCGCAGGGCCGTTCTCCGGACCTCCTCCCACGGGCACACCTGTGCTGGAGTACCCCGGAGTGTTAACCCGAAGGTTGAACGCGGAGTCTACGTTTGCCTTGCCAGCGGTATCGGAGCCTGTATCAATGACTGCCATGGTGCCTCAGAAAATTTGGTAGATGATGACGCGATTGCCCACGATGGGCCCTGGAACTGCGTATGCTGTGACCTCGAATGAGCCTGTTCCTGCGACCGCTCCAAGGAGTATTTGATCCCATTCGAGATCATTGCCCACGCGTCCCGTTGCCGTGTTCCCGGACTGGGATACCACAATCACGCTGGCTGGTGTCACCCGAGCGTCGACCACGGAGAACGTCTTGGACCAGACCGGTTTCTCGGAGGGCAGTGTTGTGAACGGCAACTGCACTACCGAAATCGGGGAACTACTCCCAACCGGCAGCCAAACAGCATCCAGAAGCCCAGGAGTGCCTGCGGAGAAGCACCAATAGGGGCCAACTCCCACTACGATGGCCGTGTCGCCAAGCTCCAAAGGCGTTGCCGCAGTCGTGGGATTGACGCCTCCGGGTAATGGGCCACCAGGCCACCCAGCAGCATTTGGAAGCACAGCCGCTGATGGGTAATTGCCCCAGTTTCGAGGGTGCCCATTGCGGGGCTGGATGGCAGGGGTAACCGTGCTCATGGCGTGTTACCCATAATCTGCGTCGAGGTAGAGTTGTTCACCACAGGAATCGACGCAACGATTACGTTCGTCGAGACGATATTGGAGATGCAGCCGTTGTTGAAGATCTCCACACCGGCAGCCACGGGATCTGCGTTCACGTTGAAGATCTGATTGTTCTGAATCAGGTTGTAGTTGCACGACCCCGATGCCGTTCCGACCGACACCACGGCGCCCACACGATCCCACGTAATCAGATTGTTCTGCACTCGGGTGTAACCACCACCAGCGCCAGATCGAATGAGTACAGCGGGTGCGGTCTGCGTGCCCGCAGACGAAGCTATCGTCGAATCGATGATATGCGAGCCCGGGGTAGAACCAGGACCAACAATCGCAGCGCCAAACACAACCACGCCTGCGGTCACATCTTCGAGCAAGAAGAAGCAGTCGGACAGACCCAGAAAACCATAGCCGCGCTGGTACACCGCATACAGCGCAAAGGCCGTTGCAGAAAGGTCTTGCACGAGCACATCGTCGACGCCTGCTACGTCGTCACACAGAAGGCCGACGTCGAAGCCAACGACCGCGTTTCCAGGCATCGTAAGGCGACCGCTTCCAGTCTTTGCGGCAACGACGAACGAGATCCACAGATCTGGATCCAAGCCTCCGACGCTCGGACCAGTACCAGAGCATTGCCGCACTGCAAAAGACCCCGGACCACCATCAAGCACGCACGCACGAAGCACCGACGCGGCTGCCAGTGAAAGCGAGAACGTACAGCGAGCGACGTAACCGCCACCATCGCCCAAGTTTGTGATGACAGCTTGCGACCCGAGATAGATCGCCTCACCAGCGCTCTGCACTACAAAAGCAATGTCCTCGATGCCCACTTGGGTACCAAGCTCGAAAATACCCTGATCCCCACTGGTACGGCTGCGGAGTTCGCAGGTGCCAGGACCCGAACCTGTGATCCGCACTCCATCCGGAACCGACAATGGCATCACGGCGGCTCCGGCGGCAAAATCGTAGACTCCGGGGCGCACGCTGATGTCACCTGGGTTGATAGCGGCAAGCGCCAGGGCCGCTTCAATGCCAGTGCCATCGCCAGGATCCAAGATGTAAACAAAGCCGCCCGCCGAATAGGCCGGAGCAGTGTCTCCCGCCAGTTCGTTTCCCACCATGTACTTCGGAGCAAAGCGGTCTTGACTGTCGCCTGGAGGCGGACCTCCGCCACCTCCAGAAGAAGAGATCCTCGGTATGCCGCGGCTACCCATCAGCCGACCGACTCCTGGTAGTTAGAACCTCCCAGAGTGCCGACTGCCCAGTTAAGGCTGATGCTTAGCGTCGCTGGCACTGTGCCCTGCCCGCCGCCCGTCGCGTCCCACGTCATGCCCAAAGAGTAGCCCATCGCTGGGTAGAAAAACGATGTCCAGCGCGAAACCACCTGGGGCGACACGAACTTAGCCTGATACGCCGGATTGCCAGGGTCGGGCAGGTCGAGCACAAGGCAGTCATCCAGAAGGGCCGAGTCGCTATTCGGAAGCGGAGGAACCGCCGGAGGCGCAGTACCGTACGGAGTCACGTCAAGTCGCTTAGGACTCGGAATCCAGCAGTAACGGTTATCTGTGAAGTCTGACGTCGGAGCCGGACCATCTCCGAACGTAGCTTTGTCGATAGGCAGCCACCCATTCACGCCAGGCGCTCGGTACTGCTTGTTTGGACGAAGCCACCACAACTTCAGACGCACGCGGCTTGCCCATGGCGAAATTCCGCCCGGTCCCGGAACGACTCCAAGCCAAAAAAAGACTTGCTGGCCAAGTCGGAAGCTGTTCAGCGGGCAAACCTGTTGGATGAACGCGGTGTTGATGGCATCACCGGACCCAAACGAAGCCGCTGGCAAAATCGTAAAAGGCGTGACGCCAAGTGGACCACCTTGTGTCCTCAGCGGCTTTACATCACCAAACTCAGCGCCTCGACTCATGGATTTACCGCTTGCGTTTGAAGGTCAGGGGCTTTGCGTCCGTAAGCGTTACCCAACATGGGCCACAAAGACTGGACTGGGCGGTGTCCAGCATGACTCGTGAGGTTGTGGTCTGGCAAGCCGAACAGGAAACCTGGACCTCTTGCGCGTCATGCACTTGTAGTCGTGCGTGCGGAAAAGCCTGCTCCAGTAACGTTTTTGCTCGATCAACGGCCATCAGCGCCGACTCCGGATCGTCTGTCTCCAGTATTCCTCGAAGTTCGGTCCATGAGTACCTCTCGCCATGTCCGACGCCAATTTGCTTGCCGAGAAACTCGAACTTGTACTTGAGGCCGATGTACTCGGCCGACAGAAGATCTACACCGTCAAGCAATTCGGGTCTGTTCGCTCTGACGGCTTCGACACAAAGGGCTTCGAAGTTGGACATCAACTCGCGAAACCCTCGCTCGTCAGAAATTGGCCGCGCGCTCAAGCGTTCAAGTTCTGTCGCCCATGGTCGAGCGAACCGTGTGGACACGGACGACTTGCCCCAATTCAAAAGCTCATCTGGGATCTTTACGATGTGCATAGGCCTCAAAACGGAACGAACTGTTTCTTGTTTGGAGTAACAAGTCCCGTGGTCGTGTGAACACCGTACTGGCATTCCATGATTTCGACGAACGAGTCGTGTCCTCGTTGGGCACTGTGTCGAGAGTACCATGCGTACCCCTGGTGAGCTTTGTCTTCCCATGAAGGACGGTACTTGCCTTGGAACTTAAATTCTTGGCGAGCCATGCCGCTGGCCTGGTGCAGTCTCTTCATGTTGTTTTGAGCGAGCTGGTAGAGGTTCTTCCACCGTGTCGGAGGGAACCAAACTCGCTGCATCAATGCGAGTGGCACAACCTCGCGTTGGAGAGGTGAGTGGCACACTTGGCAGGTCCCCCGGTCACTGGGTCCGGCACCGTGTCCGACTGCATCCACAATCTGACCTGGTCTGACCTGGGGCAAAACACTCGCTTCCTGGGTTGAGTCTCCATCATCTCGTTGAGGTCTAACGGCCCCGCAACTGTGACAGTCTGACATAGTCCAGGGCGACCTATTAGTAGCCTCTTCTATAATAGGTCGCCCTGAACTATGACGACCTGTCACACCTGAGGAAGAACTGGGTGCCATTTTGTAGTTTCGGGTCCCAATAGCGCCGAGCACGCTGGATACCTCAACAGCAGTAAAAGCATGGAGAAACGCTGGACTCCAGCAGCCAAAGTGCTCCTCGATTTGCTCCATGTACGCAAACGCTTCGGCGGCAGTCAGGCAGCCGTCCATCATCCGATCAGTCACCTTGCTGGGACCCTTCGTTGAGCCCGAAGAATCTGGCTGGCTGGCCGGAACTGTCGTGACAGCAGCTGCGATGGTGTCCCGAGTCAGCTCGATTTCTTGACCCAAGATCACCATCAGCTTGGGTGAAATCAGCCCTCGAACACGATGAGAAGCTTGCGCCAATTCACTGACATTTTGTCTTTCGTGCTCCTGGCGCACGCGCCAATGTGTGCCAGGGAGCCTCATCGTATGAGCAAAAGAAGCCTTCATTTTGCCCGTCGAGAAGGTGATCTTCTGCCCCTCGACTAGAGCCTCTTCTTTCTTGTTCTGGGCAAGTAAGCGAGCGGTCTCTCGGGCAGCACGTGCGTTGACTTTGTGCAGCATGCCGTCGATGTTCTGAATGGGTTCTGACACTAGAAGTACAGCGTCGAAGTCGCGGTAATGATCCTTGCCGCGACCGCCCCACCAGTGCTCGAACGCCCACTCGTCGGTACCAAAGCCAGCATGATCGTCGAACAATTTTTCGATGCGCTCTTTGAGGGACCGGTGCCCGTAGACAAGTACCTTCTTGCCCTCCAACTGGCTTACAACCTCCCCGATGATAGCCGCGTGGTCCTGCCATCCTTCGTTGAGCAGGTGCGTGATGTTCGCTTGCGTTCGAAGGCGCCAGACAAGGCTTCCTTCCGGGAACTTCGCAACCAACGAGCATACCGTGACCGGGTCTACGTAGTTGGGGTCTGACGTGGTTGCAGGCTTATCGAACACCTGGCGATAGTGTTCAACGTGGGCGTATGCGTCTCCTACGACAACGTTGGCTGTCTGGTCTCGCATGTCTGTAAATCCTTGGACGACGAACCTCCATTCGTCTCTGGCAAATTCGAGTCGGACTCGATACGCGGTGTCTAGCGTCTCGACTCGCTCCGACAATTCTTTTTCGACTTCAGGTGCCGTGGCGATTGGCAGTTCTCGGCCGTGGACTTGTTGGTAGACGTAGCGTCTCAGATTCGCCCGCATCGAGATCTCTTCGAAGAGGGCCTCGCCGGTCCTTGCGAGGCCCTGTGGGGGCACTACGAGGCTCACAGCCGCCGCTGTGGTTGCCCCGAAGAGCGCGCCGACGGCGGGCTGCGCATGGCTGTCGCTGACGTCACGAAGCACTTGGATGGCGCTTCGCACGTTGTACTGTTGACCAAAGGCACCGGTGGCAACGCGGGACAGGAGGTCATGGAGAGCTTGTCCTGCGTAGACGCTTCCGAGTCGATTGTGGATTGGACTTTGGACACCGTCTGTCGACTTCCAGGCGGTGTCACGCATAGCCTTGCGTTCTATGCTGGCCAGGTCGATAGCCGAACGCAGCATCGCTGCCATCACGACTGCCGGTCGGTCGACTGGATTCGCTGACGTGAATGCAGCGTGGCGCTGGTTCACGATGACTTCTGGCTCGAATGATTCCGTTGGATCTTCGTCGATCAGCAGGGTGTCGCACGGCCAGAACTGGCCGTACATTCCGCCTCCGGAGTCCACGGCTGCTAGGAATCCGGAGTGGGTCGTAAGGATGATGGGGTACTCGTGCATTCCTCTTCGCGCCGAGTTCGTATCGTTCTGCGCGCGAATACGCGTTTGATAGTAGGGGCAGATGTTTGCCCCTACAGAGAAGGCGACGCGCGGATGGTGGTCGCAAGAAAAGCAGACGGTCCGACCTGGGGCGTATCCGTGCTGCTGCACAGCCTCCACGTTGGCGAAGTTCCAGCAGGATGTTGCGTCGCGACCTTGGATCACGTGCAGTCGGACGAACGGCCCGCTTTTTCGTACGCGCGGTTCTAGCTCCTCGCACAAGACGTCTTTGGTGCGAGCAGCAAATACGACGCGCTGTCGCAGTCGTTGTTCGTTAATCGCCAGGTCGCACATCGAGTGCGTTTTTCCTGTTCCTGGAGATGGGCGAAGAATCAACATCTTCCCCGTCTGCCCGCGCACGCTGGCGGCCCACCGCATGGTTTCCACGTTCACTTGAGACGAAACGGACTTCCAGTCTTGAGTGGTTGGCAGTGGTGGTTCTACGATGGGTAGTTCAGCGGGGTCGGGTCTTGCTGCGGCTGCTTCGAGGTAAGCGTTTTCTGCGACTTCGCTGTAGATCTTGTTCGCGGCGATGTAGTGCTCGATAGCAGCGTCGTATGCGACTGCTTTTTCCTCTGGAGCTGTCGCAGCTTCTCCGGCTTCAAAAGAGGCCAGGGCGAGACTTGCCGTCCTGTCTAGTTTTTCCGCTGAAAAGTTGGCGCTTTTGCGAGCCGACCGAGCGATGATGTTGCTCGTATCGCCTTGAGCGTGGAGTGCGATCCATGAGCGAACTTCGAGGGCGCGTTCTTGCGCCACGATAGCGGCTTCGTGTGCGTGCGCCCGTGTCAGGTCGGGATCGAAGTCTCCGTACGGGTTGTCGTACGGATCATTGCTGTTCAACGACAAGCAAATACCCGGCGGACTGGACAGTGCTTATTAGGCGTACTAACGTCGCTGTCGGACATTGAGGTGATGCTCTTTTGTCTAAAGAGTTCAGCAGTTGTCACTGCTTAGCTCCGCGCCCCAACTGGTCGGCTAAACTGGTTGGGGCGCTTTTGCGTCTATGGGTGAATCGGCACAGAACCATGCTCATGTGGCTCGGTCAAGGGCCGTACTGAGGCGCGAAGTTCGTGCCGTGTTGATTCGCTTGGTCGTAGTGCTCCGGGTGGATATCTCCTACTACCTATGGTGGATGTCACAGGATTTCTGCGAACGTATGTTCGGCGAAATAAGTTGGGCATTTCGCGCCCCCGCAGCGGATCGTCGTGAGGTGCGGACACCGGTATCCCCATGACACGAGGGTGTCGCAGCGAATCGGACGCATGTTCGCCGTCTCGTTCCACTTGCGCTCAGTCTCCGATGCTTTGTAGCCGGAGTAGGCGCTACTGATCATGTGAAACGCCTCGTTTCCGGAGGGACCAAAACGGTGCAGCTGTGAGGCCAGGGCGACCCATAGCTGATAGGTCTGATTTCGCGGATCGCGCATGTGCCGCATGAACTCGCAGAACATCATTGTGTAGCCGAGTTGCCCGCTGTCTCCTGTGACAATCGGAAGTCGTGTTTTGTAGTTGGACGACGGTGGAGTAGACGCTGGAGAGCCAGGTGCATCGTCTAGCGCTCTTTGCAGTTCCGCGACGCCCCAGGTTCGGTTGTTGAGGGCCGTTTCGACATGTTCCCAGTGCATTCCGTCGGGCGTGAAGTCTCCTTCTACGACCTTGTACGGGTCCAGAACCAAAGACCCGCCGTTGTTCTCTTCTGCGCACTTCTTGTTCAGTGGCGATCCGAGTAGGTTTCCGACAGACCTGTTGCCGTCGGCTTCGATCATGGTCGTCAAGAAGTCCTGAGGCGGTATCAACCGGTCAAAGCTCTGCGGAGTTCCGTCGTGTAGGTCGTCGTCAGAGGTGAGAACTTCCGCTTCTTCTAGCCACGCGTTGAACCATCGTCGCGCCATCCAGGCGGGAACGGGCTCCTTGAACAGCACTCGAATGTGGGCGCCCATGCCGCTTCGTGACAGGTTCACGCTCAGCGGTGCGCCTGTCTCAATGAGGAACTCGGTTGTCCTCTGCACGTCTCGCTCCCACTCGGTGTACTGCTTTTTCCCATCGAAGTCGGCGCCGATCCACCAGACGTTTGGAAGTAGTCCGTTACCGTTCGGCACGAGCGCGTAGCTCCCTATTTCGATATGGCCTTTGAGATGGAGCGCGATCGCGTTGTCGGATAGTGGCGCGTACACCGGACGCCATGACCATCCGTTGTTCTTATGCGTACGAAGCGCGTACGCATCGTCACAAGAGCGCGTCAGCTCGCGCAGAAGCCGTACCTTCTCTTCGAATGAGAAGCTCACCTCAGGCCCTCGGAGGTCTCTTCGATCAGTCTCTCTTTTCCGTCGGCAGAGACATCCCAGTCGCCGTCGGAGATGGTTGCCCATGGCTCGTCGACAAGGACAGCAGGGCCGACACGCATGTAGAGAGCATCGATCTTGTGTGCGGCGTGAATAGCGCAGTGCATGGAGCAGTAACCCTCGTGAACGCGTTGCGTTGTGGACGTTTTCTCGTACACGAGAAAGCTGTCCTCTGCATCATACTCCGAACTACATTCGACACACGTCGGAATTGCGACGGACGCCATTTTTCGAAGTACGTCTTTCCAATCCGGCTTCACGCAAGCTCTCCCAAGTCTTGAAGTTGGCGAACCCTCTCCTTGATCCAGATGTGATCGCCGTTAGCGCTTAGTGAGAGCAGGAAGTGCCCCATTTTTGTGAAGGATCCAGTGCCGAGACGGAAGCCAGAAGAAGAGATGAACGTGGTGATGGATGCGGAGTCCGATTCCGACTTCGCATATTCGACGGCGCATCCGAGAGAGCAGTGATGTCCAGGGACGAATGTGCCACTGTCGCAGTAGACTTGAATCCACACGGCGTCGGCATCGGTCACCTCGCCACACCAGTCACAAACGAACATGTGTGCTCCAAGGCGATTGAGGGCAAGCACCTGCTCATGGCGCGATCGCCAGGATCGCCAGTCAAAATCGATCTTGTCTGCGTCCATCGATAGTCCTCCTGTCGAGTACCGGATTGTCGCCTCTCAGCAGGACGCTTGATTCCCCGAACGGGCCCGTTGCTAGAACATGGGCCCCGCACTTGTACGAGCACACTGGCAACGCGATCATCATCCCAGAGTCGAAGTCGTAGTCGACGCTCGGGTCACAGCCCATGACAACAAAATTTGTGGACGTGAGGACATAGCGCTCTTTGCACGCGTGACAGCTTTCGAGTTGATAGCCAGCAGCTATCAAGTTCGCTTTGACGGTCTCTGTGCACAGGCCGAGCTTGCTCTCCAGGGTTGGCCATTTTTCGTAGTACGGGTACCCGCCCAGTAATCCGTCTCGCCACACGTAACCATCGGTCATGAATTCGAGAGCCTCAATGGCACACTGAAGCGAGCAAGCGTATCTGCTCCGCGGTCCGCCCTCGGAACGATGCTGGTCTACGATGAATGTTCCAACCGCTGGAACGATGAACTTCTTCTCACATCGAAGGCAAGTTCCAGTGCGAGCCCCGAGCCGTCGCAGGGCTTCTATCTCGGCGACCGGTTCTTCGGGAGCTGTCATCGCCCGATGCTGCTCTCTCTGGCCTTCCACGCCTGGAACTGACGTTCCTGGGCTTCGGCTAGTAGTGCTTGCTGCCGAAGTAGCTCACTCACGGTCATCTCCCCGATGTCGTGACGCATGTCCCACAGGAGGAATCCGGCGGCCGTAGAGTCGGCTACTGCCTCGTGGGCGTTGAGCAGGGGTATCCCTCTTCGCGCGCATGTGGCGGCGAGCTTGTGGCGGCCTTGGCCCTTTACGAACCTGTCCAAGTGTCTGACCCAGACAAGCGGATCGATCCAACGGTGGTCTTGCTGAAATACAGGGAACATCGAGAGGTCCATCGGTACACGCGACATCTCCCTGTGAATCATGTCCTTATCAAAGTCCGCGTGATACGCGCCAACGTTCGCGCCTCTTGAGAGCCGGATGATGTCGACGATGCTCGACGCCCAGAGAGGACAAGAAGAAGCTTGCACGGTTGTGATTCCGTGGATGGCCGTCGCTTCTTCTGGGATCTCAATTCCAGGCCAGAACATCGCGGAGTGGGTCTTGATGAGCTTCCCCTGATCAAACAGCGACAGGCCTAGCTGAACGACGCGATCTTTGCTCGTCGTTCCAGTCGTCTCCGTGTCCAAAATCAAGTACGGCTCAGTGAACCAAACGTTGTAACTCATACCTCAGTCGCCTTTCGATGAAGCCAGATGTGTTTGGCGGCCTGGCCCTTGGTGATGTCTTCGGAGAACGGGATACCGTGGAAGCGAAGGAAGTTCAGCTGCTTCAGCGTCGCGGGCACGCGCATCTTCAGCTCTTTCTCAACGCGCATAATGGTGATTAGGTCGCTGGCTTCTCCAGCAAGCTCGGGCATCGTCTTCATCTTCACGCCCAGCGATTCGAGGCACTCTCGCTGCTTCTCTGTTTTGGGCTTGTTTCGCCACTCGGCGTCCTTGAGCATCTGCTCTTCTCTGACGGACAGGTCTTCATCCAGACCATCATCGAGCGGGACGAACGAGACGAGGTCTGCGCCTGTCTCGTCCTTCTTCTCCTCGCGTCGCAAGTCTTTGGCGCGGAACATTCGGTCAAGTTCTCCTTCAACAAGCCCATAGGCCATGTCGAACTCGATCGGCATTCGGGTCACCTCGCGAGGCTTGTCTGTTTTGCGCCCTTTTCTTTGGTCATAGAAGCGAATCGTGGCCATCACCTTGGTCTTGTCGCTCCATGCGACTAGGTAGTAGCCGATCTTCGGTATCTGGATGATCCACCCCAAAGAAGTTTCTCTCCACTGGTACGTGCTTTTCAGCGGAGCGAATCCGAATCCAAGTTCTGACGCTTGACCAAGTCGAGCATCGTCGACGCCTACTTCGGCTGGCTTCTCAGTTTCTTCCTCTTCCTCGTTTCCGAACCCGGCGAAGCCCTTGTACTTCCTTTGCGGATCAAAGCCGACGAGGGAAGCGAGCTGCACTGGGCGGTGCTTCGCGCTGTTTCCAACGCAGTCGATCACCAGGCACTCTGTCTTCCCAGGGAACAGGCGAAGTCCTCTTCCGAGCGACTGGATGTGCAGGCCCTGGCTCTGTGTCGGGCGCGCGAAGAGGACTCCTTCGGCGCTTGGATCGTCGTACCCCTCGATCAAGATGTTGCAGTTCACGAGGATTTTCAATGCGCCTTCGCGGAATGCAGTGAGTATGCTCTTGCGTTCCGTCTTCTTCATCTTCCCGTCGACGGCCGCTGCGGGGTATCCACTGTCGTTGAACTCTTGCGCTAGGGCTTTTGCGTGAGCGACGTCGCAAGCAAAGGCGATGAATTTCCGGTCGAGCCCATGCGTCTGCCACGCTTCGACAACTGCGCGGTTGACCTTGGGCGTGTTCATCAATTTCGACAGCTGACTCAATACGTAGTCACCGTTACCTGTTGCAACCTTGTCGAGGTCGACATCGATCTTCTGCGCGAAGCCAACGGGAGGAACGAGCCATCCCTCGCGGATCATCGAGAAGATGTCCTTCTCGAATGCCACCGAGTCGAACACGGCATCGAGAGCTAGGCCATCGGACCGGCCGGGTGTTGCTGTCATTCCCATGATCAGCATCGAGGGGTTCGCTTCCATCAACGCGGAGATGACATCGCGATACTGTTTGCCCGTAGCGTGATGACACTCATCGATGATCATGGTTCTGTACGGTCCGCCGTCGATGAGTTCACGCAGCTTCTTCTTGCTACTGTGGCCGACCGTTTGAATCGAGGCGACGGTCACATCGCGGCCGAACTCTGCAATCTTCCCCTGCACCAACCCAACGCGAGTGTTGGGACTCACTAGCCTTACCTTGTCGACCGTTTGAGTGAGCAGTTCCTCACGATGCGCAATAAACAGGCTCTTCTCTCCAGAGCCCGCGTACGTGCGAGCCATGATTTCGGCGGAGATGATCGTCTTTCCCGAATTGTGCGTGATCGTGAAGTCGTCAAGCAGGTATCGGTGATCTGAGTCAAGTGTGAAGCCGAAGAACGGCTCCTCTTCAAGTCTTCTCACGCTGAATCCAGCAACGAGAGGATTCTTCTTCTGGGCTCTGAGAGGCGCTTGCTTGCGCGGTATCCTCAGTTTCAGTTTTGAGGTTTCCCCGGATACGGTCACGCGAAAGTAATTCCCGATGAACCCGTTCTGGCACCCCTTCACGCAAGGAGCGGAATACGAAGCAAGCCCCAGGCTCCGAGCTACGAAGACGATGTCATCGGACAGTCGCTTCGATTTCGTAATGACGTCGTAGTCAGTTCGATGGAGATGTCCGTCTCCGTCTAAGAAGCCGGACAGAAGCTCTCTTCTCACCGCAATCGACCCGAACTTGTAACTGTCTGGTATGAAGCGTTCCTCGGAGGGAATGTTCATGAGGCCAAGCTTGCGAAGTTCCGTCAGGATATGGTTGTCTCCGCGAGTCTTTCCTGGAGACGTGAGTCCTGAGAGGTGATGCGAAGGGCAACCACTCCCACCGACGTCCGTTCGCATGTTGAGTCCCCAGCTTTCCGCAAGCTCCATGCAGGCAGCTCTTACCTCCGGGTCCGGCTTGGACACTGCAACTTGATTGGGCTGTGCCATGGAGCCGTCTGCGATGTAAAGGCCGAGGAAGTACGGAGGAATGACCGGGGCCTCTCTGACGGAAAACTCTACATCGCTCGCTCGGATCAGTTTGTGAATGTGACGCCATGTCTTTGACTTGGTCAGTACATCATTCACCGTCACGTCAACGATGGCCGATCTTTGACTTGGGTACTTAGCGTTGGGCTTCTGGGGGGTTCGGTACAGCGTGAGCACGTGTTCGCCGTTCACGACAAAGGGCTTTCCTTTTACAGGGATGACTTCAAACATCTGACCGAACCCGCGGTGCGTCTTGAGGACATTTCGAGGCCTGGAGTCTGGCCCGAGCAGGACATCTCCCACTTGCACGTCTTCTACGTTTCTAACGGTTCCATCCATCATGAGGACGCCTTGTCCGGCACGGTGGCAAGCCGTCGGCAAGACAATCAATGGCGACTTCGAACCACTCTTCCAGGCCGCTGAAACGGCTTCGATGGCCTCGTTCTGGTATGGTCTCATCGTGACGACAGAGCCGCCTCCTGACTTGGCCAATGGAACGCTCACGGCCTCGACAGCGCGCCGCTGAAGTTGTGTCTCGGCTGTCGGAGCACAAGCACCAACAGCAAGCGAGTACACGAGGTCTTGCGTGCCCATCTGAGGCGTCCAGGTACGAACGTCTGGGCTCCGAGGCGTCATCGGAAGTTCGAAGTTGTGGGTCGTCCGCACCAAAGGCATCAGCGATTCCTCCTCTCGTAGTCTTGTACGGCCGTTCGTATCCTGTCGGGACTCGGCGCAGAGAGGGGCCCATGCCCAACCATAATCAACTCGGGGCAGATGATTGGCTTGGCTAGACTCCTGGACAAGAAAGCCACTTCCTCGCTCTCAATAAGCGAAGAGAACTGCTTCTTGGACAGATCATCTTCTACAAGCTCGCGACATTCCGCGCTGTAGATACGTTCTAGCGTTTCGTACTTCACCACGAGAGCTGAAGCGGTCTTGGCTCCAATCCCAGGAACGCCTGGGATTCCATCTGACGTGTCTCCGACTAGTCCCATGTAGTCATGCAACTGCCATGGAAACACTCCCAGTTTGGAGAAGATGTCATCCATGCGGTGCCACTTGTCAGATGTTGGGTTGTAGACGGCCACCTCTGACGCATCGTCGACAAGAGCAAGCAGGTCTTTGTCGTGTGACACGATCGAGTACGGAACTCTTTCATCTCCTACCAGAGTCGCGATGATATCGTCGGCTTCGAAGGTAGGTTCTTCGAAGACGCTTACTCCGACGTCAGCCAGGGCTGCCATGAACCGAGGCATCTGGGCCGCGAACACAGGAGTGTGAGGCTTCCTGTCGGCTTTGTACTGCGGGTAGACTTGGCACCGAGCTGATGGCTCGGTCGAGTCGAACACCACGGCCATTCTTTCGATGTGAAGTCGAAACATGGTGTTGGCGAGCATGTTCGCTGCGTGAACGGTGAACGAGATGTCTGACGGATCGGCTTCAGAGGCAAGCTTTCCGTGAATCACGTGCATTGCGCGATGCAGGTACGAGGAGATGTCGATCAAGAAGACTGGGCTCATACACACTCCAAAAGAAAACGGCCCGATGATGATGAGTCACGGGCCGTCTTGCTGCCGAGGAACAGGTCAGACCAGTTCGTCTGGATTGATCGGCTCCGCGGTGTCGACTTTGGAGATGTTGGCGAACTTGGGGAACGTGCCAGTGTCCTGGTCGACCTCTTTTCCGAGGCGATGGATAACCGAGATGAGCACCGTGCATCCGACGAGATGATCGTTGTTGAACGCCCCTTCGGAGTATTTGATGCCAGAGGCATCAAGCAGGCTGCGCAGCTCGAAGCGCCGCTGGTCATCCCAGTCGGGCTTTGCCGGGTCGGGCTCAAGCACGTAGTCCTGGTACACGCGACGACCGGTCTCTGCCATGTCTCCGGTCTCTGCTGCGCAGATGATCTGAAACTCGACAGCCAGCTTCTGGAGTGGCGTTCCCTTCGTCACGCCCAGGGGCGCGCCCGCGATCACGGCCTTGTACGTGCCGATGGCGACGGGCGGCTTCTTCGGCGGCTTCTTGGCCGCTTCGGGCTCGGTGATCTTCGCGTAACCAATTTTCACTTCAGGCATTCTTCTTGTCTCCTTCTTCCAGCAACTTCAGCAGAGCGTCGTACTGGTTTTGACGAACGAAAGCGCTTCGTTCGACGTTTGCATGTGTCATCAGCCACGCCTGACACGCTTCTCGTGTTCCGAGTCGCCCGAGCAATGCGGCGCTCAGGATCTTCTGCTGAGCTTGGCTGATGGTGTCGGAGCCCGCGCCATGAGTGGCAGCAAGCGGAACGCTCGCGGCAGGAACGCCAGCGGCGCCTTGTTCGCGCGTGATCGGCTTCTCTTCCGTGCGGTTCTCTTCGTGAGCGTTGGACATCCCGCTCAGATCCCAGCCCACAGGCTTGGTCTCCGTGGCAGCGATGAGCTTGGCGGAGCGCGTGACATCGTCGACGGTGATGGTGGGCGGTTCAACGTTGAACAGCTCGTGAGCTGGTGAGTCCTGAGCTGGGCCGTCCCACGCAAATCCCATCGAACCCATCACACGGGCCTCCGTGTAAGCCCCACGGGCTGCCTTGGCCCTCATCTCTCTCGCAGCCCTTGTGGACTGCTGTGCGGCTGGCTGAAGCCCTTCAGGGCGCCGAGCGAGTTCTTCCGCCCAACCCCTCATCGCCATGATGACACTTTCATCGGAAGGCGCGGGGAGAGCGGCAGCCTTCTGCTGTGAAGTTGCGATTGGGTCGGAGAACTGCACCATGGTGTCCTCGCCTCCAAGAACCTCTTCAGCTGACACGTTTCCGAACCCTGAGAGGCGCAAGACCGCACGGTTGAATCCGCGCGTGTCCGCCGTCCCGAGCATCGCGTGCGTGGCAATCTTCCCGCCCTGCTCGGACTTGTCGCACCATCCGATGCCCTCGGCAGTTCGCCCCGTCTTCGCGTGTTTGGCCTCGTAAAGAACCCAGGAGTGATTTGCTCCTGGCTCCTTTGGCACTCCGCCGCCGTCAATGCGCCTGCACTCGATGCCAAGAGCGGCAGCGAGCTTCGTGATGCCACTCTTCTTCGGGCTCGCCATGACCTTCACTTTGTATGCGTCGGCGGCCTTCTCAGCGTGCTCTTTGAGAGCATAGACGCTCTGCTTTGCCTTGCCTCCCTCCTGAAACGCGACCACGTAGATGTAGTCGTTCTCGTCGAGGATCGCCGCGTACATTGCCTGCTTCTCAGCGTGGACTCGACGCAATTGCGCAGCACTCGCGAGAGGCATGATGACGCCATACGACTCAAGCTCAGCCGCCGTAAGCGGCGTTGTAGTCACCAATTCGGAATCACTCATTCTTCTTTTCTCCGTTCACGTTGTAGATCGAAAGGAACTTCTTGAGGTCACTCTCTTTGACCCCAATGTAGCCATCAACTTTCGTTGATTTGAGCATCTTGGACTTGATCCAAACGAACGGTGTACTCCGGTCGACACCGCACCTCTTTGCGACGGCGCCAGTGCTCAACAGCCCGGATTCGATGAACTTTTTACTGAGGCTCATTCGAAACCTTGTAGGTTGGAGCACTCTCTGTGTCAACAACTTTCGACTCACCGGAAACACCAGCAACGGCCTCCCTTGTGAGGTTCAGCGTCTTGCGAATTAGCGCGAGAGCTTCCAACAGATCGGCACGGTGTTCGTTCGCCGGAAACTGATTCAGAACGCCTTCCTCCACGTTCGAAATCGCAATCTCGATCTGAGACAGAGAGTCGGCTACCGCGTCGAACTTCTGACGGAAAGCCGTCGTTCGAGTCAGAGCTTCCCAGGCAGCCCGATGCATGGACTCAGCGCACTTTTCAGCTAGGGCACTGAGCCGGGATTTCAGAGTCATCTGTCGAAAGTAGTTCTCGCGGATCTCGCCGTCAACTACTTTCGACAGACGTCAGCGATGGAATGAAGTAACAAGCTTTCGACGCTCCTCGGCACTCAGCATGTGCCCGAATGCGTCGTAGACTGCTTGTGCTGGAATCCTCAGTGACTTCGCTTTGGTAAACACGCTTGCGACGGAGACTTCACGGTTCGTCGCCATGTTGCGAATTGCCTTGGACTCCTCCATGACGCCCCAGACAATCTGACCGCTCTGGCTATCGAGCAAGACTAGGCTTCCCTGCTTCGTCCCCAAGCTCACGCCGCGAGGCCCAACGTGGCCAAGCTTCATGCGCTTCGGTCCGTACGTGAGTTTGGCGTCGATCTTCTCTGGCTTTTCGAGTTCGAACATGTGCCCGAACGCCGCGACAAGGTCCTCCATGTCGATGCCGATTTTTTGGGCGATCTGCTGGAATTCGCTCACGGTCTTGTAAGCGCTGATGCCGGGGGCCGAGATGTGAATCTTGCCAGTAAGCTTCTTCTCGGGACCCTTGTACTCGGCTGCTTCCATGCCGCCGATCTTGAGGTAGCCATGGCGAACGGTCTTCCCCGCGCCGCCGTTCTTCTTCATCTTCTTCGAGCCAAAGGCCTGCTCAGCGGCGGAAGGTGAAATGCCCTCCTCGCGCAGAATGCGAGTGAGCTGCTGCACGTTGGGGAACTCAGTCATCCCGGAGCCACGCAGAACTGCGATACGACCTTTGAAGGTGGGATCGGATCCCTTGTAGGCGGTGGCTTTGAATCCAGGCCCAGAGATTAGCCCTGGTCTAATCGTTACGCGACGATTTTTGGACTCGGGATTTCGGCTGGTTTTGCGCTGACGTGAAGACATGGCCAAGTGTAACAGTTGGCCAGTCAAGGCGCATTCGTGTGCGATCCTTTCGTCTCGGCTGGGCGCCGAGATGCCATTGCGCTTGCACAGCGAGCATCCAGGTCTCGACTTGGAGCGTCGAGCTGCTTTTGCGGACGGTGATCTCGTCTCGTCTTTGTCGCCGAAACTCCGTTACGGTCTCGGCTGGGCGCCGAGCGGCCTTCAAAGCTTGTCCTCGGGTCTTGGATACTCCAAGCGGTTTGGATCTGTCTCGCCTCGGACGCGAGCGCCACTTGTCCACCAACCAATGCCTCGACGCGTCGAGTTCGTGTACTGCGGTTAGACCTTGATCGGCGACCACAACGGGTCCAGCTCGGCAACCGTCCCGAGCCTGCGGAGAGCTACATTCTTCTCTGGAATGTTGATGACGTCGCCAACGAAGATTTTCTGAGGGTCCGGACGTTTCGCTCGAAAGTCGGCGTTCTCTTGTGAGTCGTAGAGAGCACGCCAAGACAAGCCATGGTCCGTGGCAATTCGAGACAGTGTGTCTCCGGACTTCACCACGTATGGTCTTGTTGTGTTCATCGTTTTCTCCAGCGATCTAGTTGCATTTCGGAAAACAGACCTGACTTGACTGCTTCGTCGGGGAACATCCGAACGAATGAAAGGTGCGCGCAGAAGTGTGTAAGTGCTGCGATCACGTCGGATGGTCACGACTGTACTGCACGTGCGGACTCGTGACTTTTCCTTTGATACGGCCGGTGGGAACTGGCTGTCCTGCTTTGGCGAAGTTCTTGTGATCGCGCTCGCGATTGCACTTGCCGCACTACCACCAGGCAGGAGACGTCCCCCATGCTCGTGCACGTGCGCCCATTACTCGGCCGCCTCTCGCTCCCTCTTCGCCTCCTTAGCTTTGATCCATCGACCCTTGGATGGGGCTTTGGCTTCAACAGGCGGGCTCTCGTAAGCGAGCATGTTGCGCGCCGCATTCTCGTCTTGGTTCCAAGTGGTACCGCAGCTGGCGCACGTGTGGCTGACGTACTTCGCCTGGTCCCAGGTGTTCAGATGGCCACAGTGAGCACACCTCTTGGTTGTGAACTCGGCGGGCACGATGGATACACGGTCTACAAACTTGTTGACCAGGCAGAGCCGCAGCTCGCTCACGCTGACCGAGTGTCGGTTCGCCCGAGCCTGCTCGTTGTCGCCGACTTGATTCTCAACGCTTGGGACTTGAGCCACCTTCCGGAGGTCGAAGTCTTCGAGGACGATCTGCGCGTACTTGTTTGAAAGTCGAGCCGCGAAGATTCGATACACCTCTCGTCGGTGACGGAGAGCCTTTGACCTCTGGTTGCATTCCCAGTCCCACAGGTGTCGGTCGTGGATGCGCCATGCTTCTGCGGCGGTGAAGATCTCTTCGTCGCCTTCAAAACGATTGGTCGCCCATTGGTGCACCAGGCCCGCAAAGCGTTGCTCCGACTTCCACTGCATCAGGTTCGTAGGGAACCACTCTGGCAGCAGCATCGTGGGCGCGCTCCCGTCCGGTGGATTGGTTGCCAGGTGAACTTGGCTCACGAGCGCTACGATGGCTTCGTTGAAGTTCCTCTTTCGGATGGACTGAAGCTCTTCCGCTTTTTTCGCCTGAGACAGCAGTTTCTTGTCCAAGACGAGTCGCGTGATCTCTCCGCTGTCTGAGACGCAAGTGGCGACGCAGATGCCTTCGTCCTCAGTCACTCGCCATCCGATGTCAACGGCTACTCGCTCTGTTGTAGCTGGAGTCGCGGGAGCCCCGCTGAAATCGACCGAGAACAGCACGTACCACTCTTCTCGCGGGCCGATCTTCCTCATGTGCACGGCTGCTCGCTTGATCACGCCGCCTTCTGGCAGGGGCCGGTGGAACACCATAGGCCAAGCTGCCCACACCGGTGTCTTGGTGGCGTCATCATTCGTTTCGACGCGCATTCGGAGCGTGCAGTACGAGCGCTTCGCGGAGCGTTTGCTTGCAGGGTCAACTCCTGGAGGAGCCTGACGGGGGTCGATGCGAATGTGCCTTGATGTGGAGATACTTTCCACCGGGAGCCCCTTCTGCATCTGCACTCCGACAGCACCTTCACCCGACCAGCGCACGAAGCGGGGGTCATTCGGCTCGATGCCCTTGTAGAACGGCATCTTGCGCCGCGCGTCGTCTGCGTCTTCGACCAGCAGATAGGAGCCCCAGTAGAGACCGTTAGCGGCACGAGCTGCTTTGCGCGCTGCGAGGTACTTCTCCTGAATCTCCTTGCTGATGGCTGCGATCGCGGTGTCGGAGCGCGTCTCGTAGCGCGCCGCCTGGAGAGCATTTCGCGTCTCCTTCTTGATTACCTTCGCGGCGGCGAGCTGGTCTTTGAGTTCCTGCGGCACGACCCGCGTTCTCGATGCCGACTTCAGGACCCTGATTTCTGCCAAGAGCTTGTCGACGCTGTCGACGGCAGCCTTGGCATTGGCTTCAAGCTCAGGGATGACGCCGTGCCTGGCAGACAGAGCACGCACCTCTGCGCGCTGCTGAATTTCGATCTCGATGAGCTTGTTCTGGTACTTGTGAGCCAGGACAAATTGGCTTCGAACAAGTTCCGCGTTCTCGATGGGCGGTTGCAAGCCGTACCTGTAGACACGGAAGGTCATTGATGCGCTCCTCGGAAGTACGCTTGGGCACTTCGGACGCGAACAAGCAACTCGGTCGTGGGGGCGTACTTGGCAGCCGTACGTAGCCACAGCGCTCGCGCTTGCTTGGCGGTGTGGCCGGTGGGGTAGATCGCTTTTTCAGGGACCAGGCGTTTTGGCTGACGACACTCAACACTGGCTTCGGCGATGAAGTCTTCGTAGTCGAGACCGTTGACAATGGCCCAGGCTTCCCTGAGCGAGTATCTTCCGGTGATCTTTTCGTCGAGTCCAAGCGCCTGCGCGACGACAGCGGTGACCGCGTCTTCGATGGTGTCGAATGGGCTCTTCTTTTCCCCACACACGATGCGCATCGCGTGCTTGAGTGGCGTGGGAATGTCTCCGACGTACGCCTCGGGAGCGTCGTGCATGAGCGCGAGCCAGGCGATACCGGGTACCCCGGTTTCCTGGAGCGCTCGCTCTGCAACGCGGACGGAATGAGCTGCCGTTGACGTGTGGCGGAGGCTGTGGCCGTTGTAGCGGCACGTCATGGCAAGCGACTGGGCGATGTCGATGAGCGAGACGTCCTTCGGGTCCGCGTCGAGAAAGCGAAACTTGGTTCCGATGAACGTGTAGATGGGAGGCATTTCAGGGATCTTGGTCATCTTCAACTCCGTTTGCGGCGCACATGTCTTCGATCGTTTCGTACATGTCAAGGCCGTCCGATGAAACCGACTGCAACTGGGCAAACGACTGCTGAGGGTTGTCGCTCTTTGCGATCAAAAGTCTCAGAGCAATCGACGGAAGGTCGCGCTTGAGTTGGTCGAGGACCCACCCTGCGCAGAGAGGAGTCGCTTCGCCAGCGAGCTTCCTCTTGATGTACTTGTGACAGCCGAACACATGCCCAACCATCGCTTTGTCCTGTTCGAGCACGTTCTGGAACTCTTCTGGGCTCCAGAGTTCGAGAGGGGCGTCTTTGCGATAAGGACACTTGGCGCACGGCTTCGGTTCGCTTTCGACGTCAGACACTTGCCCCCGGCACGTACTCCAGATGCTCCCAGACCTCTTCGTTTGGAAACCTCTTTCGATACTGGACCCACGGCGCCCGGAAGTTGCCGATGAACTCGGGGATAAAATCGTCCTCGCCCATCTTGAAGAGGCCAAGTTTGTCCACGTCTCTTTCGGAGCCCACTTGCGCAACGTGTTCGAACGGCGACCAGTGAGCCGACTTGATCATCGCGTCGTGGCGCGCTGTGACAGCTTCGCGAGTTCGCTCTGTGTTCTGCCGTTCGAAAGAAACAGCTGCGCACTTCACCACGCTGAGCGCGACCTCCTGGCTCTCCGACAGGGAAGACCTCTCGTCGCTCGTGACGTAGGGCAGGTGCCAGTCGCCTTCCTTGAGTAGCAGGGAGACGCTGCTCGTGTGCGCGTCGCGCATCATCTTCGCCACGATCTGCATCTCGGGCTGCGCGTCCTTGTGAGTGCGAAGCCGGAAGAAGTTCTCCCACTCCGTCGCCGACACGACAACGGTATGCCAAGCCCACAGCTCGATGACGCGGTTGGCGTGCTGCTTGTGAATGCCCAGGTGGCTCATGCCCCAAGCGATCAAGACGCAGAACTTCGCGGCCAGAAGCCAGAGCCAGCGTGCGACGACTGCCTTCCAGCCGCCGAGGTCGGCGCCAGCCTGCATCCCGCTCTTGTTGGCGCCGAAGGCTTCTGGAACGAACGGGTTGGCACGCACTTGAGCGATGCGGCGCTCAAGTGGGATAGCGCGGCTCGACGCGCTGTTCCGCGAGAACATTCGATGCGTATTGAATTCCGCCAGGATGAAGCGGGGGAACGTGACTTCCATGGTCACGAGGCGGACACCGTTGGGGGCCATTGAGTCGGCTAGAACTTTCGCGGCGTACATCAGACGTTCTCCTGGACGATTTCCGGGTGTGCTTCGACAGGGACCGACTCGGGGAACAGCTCGCACAGCTCGGCCAGCGCGCGATGCGCGTCCTTGCGAGCGGCTTCGGTCGACTTCGTGAAGATGAGAAGGGCGTGCTCGGCCCTCTTCGCCATTTCGGGCATCGAGGGAACGAGGAACGCGGCGTTGCCCGCGACGTTGAGGTGAGCTTCGCTGGCTTCGCTGGCGTACTTGGCGACGTCCAGCAGCATGCGCGCACGGTCCATCTTTTTCTGCGGGCCGATGAGGTCGATCGCGGCGCTCAGCGCTGAGATCGCGTTGGACACGTGACCCCCTCTGATCGGCAAGATCATGTCGGGGTTCTGTTCGGCGATTGAAAGCTCTGCGCGAGCCCTCCACGCCAGAAGTATGCAGGTCTTCTGGATGTCAGACGGGGAGAACCCGTCGAGGAGTGTAATCATCTTGCTCATGGCTTCTTCTCCAGATCCAGATCGATGGCATCACGCAGGATTGCGGAGGTGTCGTTGGGGATGTCGATGTGCTGGCCTTGGTGCATCCGTGTGGAGCGGTCTGTGTCTGCGTCAGGCCCGATGATGCACAGCGCGCCGCCCATCCAACCGAAGGCCGCGCCCTCCGCTTCCCCCGAGGGCGACTTCGTGGTGAACCACATGATGTTCCCGATCGAATCTCTGCTCTTGGGCAACTTGGAGAGCACGAGCATCGCTTCTTTGCTGATGCCGAGATTCGTCTTCGTGTTGTTGACCACGCAACCAAAGCGGCCGGGACCAATGGGCGCCCAGTCGGGATGCGGCGTCTCAGGTTCCAAAGCTTCGATCGCCAGGAACCCGCGATACTCGGTGATTTTGACCTTCATGACTTACCTTTGGTGATCTGGGGTGCTGTTGTTTGACTCATCACAGCCATTGCATCTGCCCATCCCTGAGCGATGCGTGGCGAACTAGTTGAAGCCCTGTTGGCGCAGAAGCTTGGGCTTTCGTCGTAGCCGTCTTCGTACCACCAGCGCTTTTGGACTCGGTTGGTGCGCAACCGACCGGTCATCGCGTGCCCTTGGGCGTTTCTCCATGACGCCTTGAAGACAATGGGGGCGCGGAACGGATGTCCGTCGTGGCTCAGGCGGCCGTCTGGAAGGCGGGCGTCGCGCTCTTTCGCGTTGGTCATATCCACGGACATCAGGCTCACGTCGCCACCTCAGGCGACAACTTCGCAGTCGTCATCCACGCCGCCACGTCATCTCCGCTCACCCTGCGCACGTCTTCTGAGCACTCAGTGCACGACAGCACGAACACCGTGCTCACTTCGTTCAGTCGCAGGCGTCCATTCACCGCTCCGCCACGATTCGACTGCATGCACTGCCATTCAAGGTCGGTACCACCGCACTCGCGGCATTTCGGCTTGCTCGGGGCTTGCGCTTTCGCCTGGCTCGCCACGTCACTGCTCTCGGTAATCGAGAGAGCGCTCGCAAGCTTCGGGAAGCGGCCCTTGTACGCCCCTTCGATCCAGAGCTTGGCCTCCTCAAAGTCGTTGAACTCCGGACTCTCCAGTAGATCGAACTCTGTCACGTCTTCTTTCTTGACACGAAGAACACTAGCTCTCGCGTAGTTCATATGAGTAGGCCTGTGACTGACGTGCACCTGCGTTAGTGCAATCTGGCCCCGCTCGTTCAAACGAAGCGAGCCGATCAAAAACGCGCGATACAAAGCGGAGGTCACTGCGCACCTTCCAGGCGCGAAAACCGCTTAATGACAAAACCCTCGTCGTTGGAGCCAGCGATCGCCAGTAGCGACTCGTTCTCCATGGCGACGACGAACATGCCCTTGAACAGAGCCATGCCCTTCTTGGCGACGCTCTCCAGCCAGTCGGTGGCCAGTGGGATGGACCATGTGTCTGAGGAGAACGCGGCGACTTGAGTTCCTTCAGACGGGTCGGCGTTGCTGAAGTGCAGCTCTTCGGCGAAGTCGTCTCGCGTCATCCCATCGCGGTAGCTCTTGCACTTCAAGATCTCCTTCGTTGCGACAGAGCGAGCTTTCGCTCGTGGGTCTTGGCTCTGGATGAAGCCGTAGACGTCCTGCGTCACCGCGAGAGAGCTGTAGCTCTTCCACCCTTCTGAATTTTGCCAGTCATCGCTACCGATCAGTCCGGGGAGGGTGGACATCAGGAAACAGGCGAGTGACGCGCAGGTTCGCTCTGTTGGTTCCGATCCTCCAAGGCGCACGAGTGCTCCGGCGCGGGCAGCGCTCTCGATGGCGCTCTCTCCGCATCCACACGTCACGGTCCCATCGGCGTAGTAGCAGACGTAGTGCTTTTTCCCGTCAGTGCTTCCGGCGCATGTAACCAACGAACGACCAACTTGTACCGGCTCTTTGTTCTTCTTCACGTTTGTCACGCTTTCTCCGTCGATTGTCGACGGTTCATTCACATTCAGGATCTTCGGCGATCGCTTTCGTCTCCAACGAGACGTTCGAAAGAACGCTCTCTCTTGCACAGCTCTGTGTACGGCCCCAGGGCCTCAGTGCTCGCGACGACGCTCAGCAGAGCGTCTCCCCGAACCTTGTCCATCTCGGGGCAAATACCAACAAGCTTCGACGACATTTCGAGCACGATGAGTCGCAGCTCGACGCAGACCGTCGCGGCCTTTTTGTAGTCCATGAAGGACCACTTGGGTGGTACGGCGGAGCGGGCGCTCTCTACCGTCGATGCCGGGGTGAGGCGTGTAACCTTGGTGAGGTGCTGGCGCATGGTGGCTGCCTGGACTTCGCAGCCGGACCCCTGGCCTTCTGCGCGCCAGACCATCGCGTCAACCGCTTGCGCGGCCTCCAGGAGCGCCTTCCAGGCGGACGCAGAGGTTTCATCGACCACGGCTTGCGTGGCGGTCTTCTTGGCCCTTACGACTGACACGCGTCCTCCTCGATAATGATCACAGTTGCCCACTTAGGGATGGCTGCGATGGCATATTCCGAAGCGTCGATGGCGCACACGATGACTGGCACCATCGGCTCGACTTCAGGCCACGGCGTATCGCAATCAGTGGCGATCACGATGATGTCTACCGAAGGCGAAATCTCTTCAGCAGCGGCAAAGCCAACGCGCATGTCTGTGCCGCCACGTCCTTTCATCTCCAGAGAGTGGCCGTCGGTGACTCGCTGCGCATCATGAGCCACCATGTCAGTCGCGATGAAGCGAAGGTCTGCTTGGACATCCGAGCAGATGTCTTGCACTACGCCACGGACAAGGCCCAAAGCTCTGCCGCTCATGCTCCCAGACGTGTCCCCGATGAACGCGATGCACGGGACTGGACTCCGCATCGAAGGGAAGACGATTTCGGGGTTCTGTCGTCGAGACGGTCGAGCGTAGGAGTGAAAGACCCTGCCAGAAACGGTATTCACAGAGTGCTTCATTAGTACGCTCAGTTCCTGATCCCATGGGACATGGACCGGCCTGAGAAGCTCGTTCGCCCAGTCAACCCACGAGCCGGGAACGGTGCCTCTTCCCTTGGCAGCTTCCGCTTTGATCTCAGAAGCAACGATGCGCTCGATGTTGCGCCAGTCGCCATCTTCCAGACCTTCGTTGGAACCATCGGCGTTAGGTGCCCCGAGTTCCCACGGCTGTTTCACGCCATGAGCTGCGGAGCCGCAGTTGTGCTTTCCGCTTGCGTCGAAGCCGCCCTTTCCGGACTTGGCGGGAGAGGAGCCCTTGCCGTCCTTGTCTTCGCCCTTGCTCTTCGAAGATCCGGAGCCTTTTTCGCTGTCGGAGTCTCCGTCGCCAGACCCGTCGCCGTCACCTTCACCAGATCCTTTGGCCGACGGGTCAGTCGAAGGTGACGGGTTGAACGGAAGCGCCTGTTTGAGCAGTTCGAAGTAGTAGGTCTCCCACATCTTTCCATCTTCGAACCCGAAGGTTGAAGGGTAGAACGGGCTACCGGGCAAAGCTGCCACGTCCTTGAACTTCTTGACCTCGTCAGCGTGGTCATCGTTCAGCTCCGCGTCTTGGCACCAGTTCGCAATCGTGTGCGTTGCCTCGGTTACCCCGATGGCGTCTGCCCGCTCATGATGGCGACGAAGCTTGTGCCCCACCTCATGAAGACACACGCTTGTCAGCTCGTCGACTGTCACGCTGAGGACGAACGTGGGGCTGTAATAGAGTCGCCCGTAGACGTCTACGGCCATCGTCGGGACCAGTTCCGACTCGATTGGAATCAGCGCGTAGAGCGCGCTCGCGAAGTAGCCGCGAAGAAATGAGGCTCTAGCGCGAGCTACCCGAACTCGTTCCTCCGCTTTGACGTTTTTGTTCTTCTTCATCGCGACTTCTTGTGATCGATCTTGGCTTCCTCCAGGAACGGGAGGATCTTGGACAGCTCTGGAGGCAAGTTGGTTTTGACGCTCTTGAGCGCGGGATCTGTCGTGATCACCGTAGCGAGGATGCGTGCTGCGGGGATTGCCAAGTCAGGAGCGGAGTCCATCACGCGCCCGATGACCTTCCATGCGGTCACCCACCTTCCTGCGCGTTCAGCGTCTGCGTGGGACTTGCTGAGTGCTGCGGCGCAGACGGACATCAGCGTCGACATCACCTTGTCCTGACGGTCAGGCAGTGGCGTCTTGTACGGCTCGGCGAGGTACTCCTCGGGGTCACGCAAGTCCTGCTCGTTGAGCCAGGTGTAGAACGTGATCGTTGCACCCTCTCCAACGCATCCGAGAACGAGCAGGCGCGTGACTTCGGACTTCACGTGGTAGCCAGCTGCATCGCAGGCCGCGATCAGGAAGGCGACTCGCTCCCAGGTGCGCGGGCTAGGCCATGCCCTGCCCTGCTCAACTCGCGACGTTGGGTAGGACAAAAGAAGCTCGGGGTGCTGAGAGATGAAGGCGGCAATGAGACCGCGATTGACGGGAACCTTGCGTCGCCAATCTGCGGGCACCTGCACGACGGGGGGCGACTCCCAGCCAGAGACCATCCCACTGCACCAGATGGCGGGCTGAAGAGGCCACCGGATGTGTACCCATCGGTTCGCGATGGCAGCTGTCAGGTTGAAACCTCCCGGAAATTCCTCGGGTGGGTTTCCGGCCGCGACGTGGCTTGTCTCACGAGGGAGCTTCATGTCACCGGCATAGCCGCCGTGAATGATGCGCAAGGCTGACGACTGGGTTGTTGCGGGGGCTGTGTTGAACTCATCCCAAAAAACGATCCCCTTCTGCTCTTGGTTCAACTCATGAGCCCACAGGGGCGGGTGCATGGTGACGCCGTTCGGGCGGATGATCGGCAGGCCGCCCTGATCGCTGGGCTCGCGGATCGAGAGGAGGACGGTCCAGATCTTCTCGTCGAGCATCGGGGCTAGCTCTTCGAGTACGGCCGTCTTGCCGATGCCTGGGGCGCCCCAGAGGAAGAGAGCGAAACGGGCCTGTACGCAGATCTGCGCGGCGATGATGTGATCGTTCGACATGTAGGGGACTCTTTCTTGGCGCCGTAAGGGGCGCCTTCGTTGATGGTTGCGGAACAGAAACGTGAAGGATCAGTAGAAGCTGAGTGAGCCAGTGCAGACGCGCTCTCGGATCTCGTCTACGGCGGCAAGAGTTGGGTCATCAGCGCCGAGCGCGTCCTGGTCCACTTCGACGTCTTTGAAGTTCTCCGGATGAGCGCCAATCAAGCGCTCTACGACTCCAACATGGATGTAGATGACGCAATCAGCGTCGACGTTCGCTTCGTCCTGGATGGTGTAGAGCCTCTCTCGGTCTTCGTCAGAGAGAGCGTGTCCAGCTTCTGAAAGCGTGTAGTCGGAGCCGACTCTGTGCAGTTCGTACGAAGGGGTGATCTCCGCGCAGTACGTGTGGGAATTGCTGTCGAATGCGTACAGGCCGAAGACGAGTTCCGTGTGATCGAGAAAGAACTTCCCGTCAGTGACGGTCGGGTTCCATTCGCCGCGTTCGCTGATCCTCGCGAGCTTCCAGGCCGGTGTGACAGCCTTCGCCGTGCCCGTGATGCCTGTGATGACCATCGAGTTGATCGCTGCGCCGAGGGTCATCGCGACACCCGATTCAGGTAGCGTCCAGCCGACTCCTCCAGATCCAACCGGCGCTCGTTCGGACGCTCGTCGCCGAGCTGTGTGATGGCGGTGAAGACGTCGTAAGCGTTGACGCCTGTCATCGCCTTCAGCGGGGCCTCCCACTCGCTCGTGTCGTTCGGGAGAGTGACGTTGGAGTCGCGGGCGATCGTGCGCACGACATCCCGAGCCTCAGCGATCGAGAGACCAAGCGTCCGCAAGCTCTCCGCTTCGGCAGCCATGTTCTTGATGATCTTGTCGACGCTATCAACGAGCTGACTTCGCATCAGCTCTGCCTCTTCCAGGATAGCGGGCATCGCTTCCTGGAATTCCAGCTCCATGCGGTCGGGGGATCCGAGGTGCCGAAGGCGGAGACCCTTACGGCGAGCGGATGTATTTCGACTGCGAAGGTAGATCGACGGTGAAAGCGCGACGGCGCGATTGCCCACTTCGCCATTGGTCAGATCGAACGAGACGTCGACGATCTCTCCGTTCACCTCCTGCGCTTCATCTTCCGGGAGTGAGAGGCGCACGAGCGTCGTGAGGCCAGTCGCCACAACGCGCGTAGACACCTTCGGGAGAAGGTCGATCATCTTCAGGCAGTCGCGAAGCTGCGGGAGCGCCACTGCGTCATCCAGCATCGCGTAGCGATGAGAGAGGATGGCTCGCACCTCATCGCCATTGACGAGCCGGAGGAGAGCCGTGCCTTCTGTCTGCTTGCGAATGCCCCAGTTGAGAGCGGGAAGCGAGTGAATCATCGGGATACTCTGCAAGTACCTCGGCGGCGCCTTGGCACGCTCGCACAAGTGAGCGAACGCGGTACCTCGCAGCAAGAGGAAATCCTCGCCTGGGCGGTAGAAGCAAGAGCTTCCGCAGTACGCGCTCGCAATCCACTTGTTCACGTCTTCGATCTTCACGTCCGTGCGTGGCCCATCCTTCTCATGGGCAGCGAGCACGCAATCGATCGCATCGTCGAGGGAGGCGAATGACTTGTCGTTCCAGACATCTTTCTGATCGGGAAGAGTTCCGATCGGATCTTCCTTCATGTCGACGGGGTGATCGGGCTTGCGGTTGGGGACGCGTGGTGCGGACTCGTTGCTCATCAGATTCTCCTGCGCCGTATCAGGCGACTTCTCGTGTGTGTAGAAAGTAACGATTACGACGTGACTGTCAACCCGTATTCTTTGGCAGACGAACGTCGACCCAGCCCACGTCCGGGTCAGAGTGGTTTTCTGTGGCCACCGTGACCGTGCCGTCCTTCTTCACGAGCATGACTTTGCCGGTGACCTTCTCGCCTCGATAGGTGATTTCTACCCGATCACCCTTCTGGGCTTCTTCGATCTTCTTCAGGATCGGTTTCGAAGTAGTCATGTGTCGCTCTCCGCTGCTGACGCTGCGCTGTTATCTGGCAAGTCTTCGAGTCGGACGTAGACCCAAGCCGCGATCCAGGCGCCGCCCTCGTCGTTCAGTGAGACCTTCGCGTTGTCGTCGATCTCCAGGTCGTCATTGGCGTACTCCTCTCGCGCGTGGTCGACCAGACGCAGTCGTGTGGGTTCGTCCAGCTCGGGGGACTCGGGCTTGGGTTCGTTCGTGTTCATGACTACTTCCGCATCAGCTCTTGAAGGCCCTTGATCGCACTGGGGCTCAAGTCCCCAATCGCGACGCGCAAGCCACGGATGAAGTCATCGCTCAGCACGCCCGCGCCGTTCTCGATGACCTTCTTGAGAACGCGCAGCTTCGGAGCAACGCCAGTCACCTCGACGGTCGTGCCGTTCTTCTCGTTGCGCTTGGCCTTCACCTTCTGCTTTGCACGCTCGACGGTGGGCTTCTCACCGGTCGCGGCGGACTCGGCAAGCAACTCCGTGATGGAAGTCTTCTGGTCGGCGGCGCTCATCCCCGCGAAAGCGGCGGCGGCCGTGGGGCTGATCTTCTTCTCGGCGATCATCTCCTTCGTCGCGTTGCTCAAGCTGTTGATCTTGATCCACAGCTCGATGCTCTGGACGTTCACGCCGAACGCGATCGCGAGCTTTCCGGCGGAGACACCACGCGAGTGCATGCGGGCAGCCTTCGCAGCCTTGATCATCATGGAGTCTTCGGCGCGCTGCTCGTTCAGGCTCACCATGACCATGGACTGGTCCTCTTCGCTCATGCCCTTCTTCGCGATGACCGGGACGGGAATCGTCTCTTCTCCCAGTGCCTTGAGGCGACGATTTGCCTCACGAGCATGGAGACAGCGCCTTCGGCCGTCGACGATGATGGACCTGCGGTCCTTGTCCTTGCCTTCGACCACGACGATGACCGGCTCTTGAACGCCCAAAGCCATGATGTTCAAAACCATCGTCTCTGCAAGCGGCTCGAACGCGCGCTCGTCCCACAGCGGGTGCTCGCCCTGCTTGTCGTCGGTGTCCACGCCGATGATCGTCAGCGTCTCAGGGTCGACCAGGAACAGCGGTGAGCGCTTGCCGTCGATCAGCTGCTTCTTCTTCGAGGTGGATTCTTCGTGGGTTTCAGTCTCGGTTGCGTCGGTCATTGGGATCATCCTTCTCCGCTTTCGCGGCGTTGTCGTTTCAGGGCTTTGCGATCTGCGCGTTCGATGGCGCGCTTGGTTTTGCGAGAGCGTGTGTCACGCCAGAACGTGAATTCGGGCCATGCTGGGAGCGAAATTCCTAGATAGAGCCTGCGTTGCGAACTGTGCAGTACGATGAGTTCGCGGAGCTTGATGATCATGGCGAAAGCTTCGGGAAGTGCTGCACCGCAGTTGAGAACTCACGGGCTTCGCGCACGTGCTTCTCTGCGATGATCGGCCAACCAGCAAGGTGCGCGATGGCGGTTGCGATCTGTCGCCCTATCGACTGATTGCGCCCGAATAGCGCCGCAAGCTCACGCTGTGCATCATCGGAGATCGGCATCTTGGAAGGGCTTTCGTCCTGCGCCTGCCATCGCTCTTGCGCGGCGGCCACTCGTTCACGGATGACGCTGGACGGTTGCGATCGCACCTCTCCGGGCGAGTCGACGTCTACGCAAAGCGGGAGGTGTTGCACGATCGGCGTGATGCGTGACATCCAGGCGTTCACGCGGTCAAGGGGACACCGGCAAGGGGGCTTGCTGCCCATTTTCCCGTCAGCGTCGATGAGGGGGTAGTTCACTGCAAAGCACCTGCGAGGGCACGGTGACATCGCGGCGATGAGCAGCGTGGTTGCTGGCAGACGAACTTTGGTCTCGCCTTCGAGGAACGTCGCGCTTCCATTGCCGATCACATCGGACAGGCTGCTAAGCACTTGTCGGCGGAACTCTGGAAGCTCGTCGAGAAAGAGCACGCCTTCGTCTGCAAGGCTCGCTTCTCCAACGTGCACGGGCTTGCCTCCGCCAGTGAGACCAGGGGCCGACACGGTGTGATGAGGCGCTCGAAAAGGACGCATGCGACTTGTGAAACGCTCAACTCGAATGCCAGCTGCGCTCTGAATGGCGGCGATGTCGAGCGCTTCCTCGGGTGTTAGCGCTGGCAAGATCCCAGGCATGCACCGGGCAAGCGCCGTGGTCTTCCGATTGGTTCCCATGAGGAGCAACCCGAGGCCACTGGCAGCGGATATCTCCATCGCGCGGATGACGAGCGGGTTCACGACCATCTCTTCGAGGTCAGGCGTGAAGATGGACGGCGGATGCTTCCACTCGGGAGCGCTTGGCAAGTCGTTGGTTCGCATATTCGCCATAACTTCGGCGAGTGAGCGAGCGCCACGGATGTCGATGCCGGTCACGATGGAAGCTTCGTGAAGTTGCGACATCGGGACCACTGCGCGCTTCAAGAATCCCGTCTCCCGGGCCTCCAAGAGCATCGGAATGAGACCGCGAATCGGGCGCAATTCTCCGCTGAACGAGAGTTCTCCGAGGAACACGGTGTCGTCGGGAACGGGCGCCCCGTGGACGGCGGAAGCGATGGCCACCGCCAAGTCGTACTGCGTTGCGGGCCCGCCGCGATGCTCGATTGTCACGACACCCGTCGGCTTTGCCTGAAGCTGATAGCTGTGCAGGGCAGCCTTGGCACGGACGAGGAGGTCTCGTGCCACCACGTCTGACACGCCACTAACGCGGAGCGCCTTGTCATCATGGTTGTGCGCTACGGCGGCGAGGCGGCCAGTAACGCCCATGATGCTCATCGAATAAACCTGCGTCATTGTCTCTCTCCTGGGCGCCGTAAGGGGCGCCTTCGTGTGTCGTAAGTAGTATCTGGGGGATGCGGTCAGGCAACCCAGTAGAGGGCACCACCACTGTCGGCCACGGCGGCGCACAAGTCGCTAAATTCTGCGTCACTGCACTCTGCCCGCATTTCTGACCGGGAGAGCGAGCGTCTCTCTGGCTGCTTTGCTTTTCGCGCAGCGCACGACTCACAAAGGCCAAAACCACGGAACGTCTCGCGCGAGCATGATGGACAAGTCATCTTTTCTCCGTTCAGGATCTTGGCTCGCTTGGGTACTCGTCTTCTGACAGAAGATCTTCCGGGAGATCGATGGCGCGCTCGATGCGGTCGAGCAAAATCGGCTCGACTTCTTCGACTTCTTCGTTCCACGAAGAGATCCAGTCGCTGAAGTTCGATCCGCGATCAGACTCCTGCCACTTCTCCGACTTCGCGTCGTGTGACTCTTGCGCGGCACTGGCAATCTCTTCGCGCAGAGCATTGGCCTCTTCGACCAAAGCGTTCAGACCGTCAATCCTCTCGCCTAGCGCCGCTTCCATCACCGAGATCTCTTCGTTCGCGAGTTCTTCTTGAGCGCGAAGCTCCGCCTTTGCCGTGAGCCACCGTGCGCGCAGGTCAGATACCCGCCTCTCTTGCTCTTTCGAAAGCTTGTTCATGTCGTCTCCCGTGTGTAGAAAGTAATGATTATGTCTGACAGCGTCAAGGGCGAAACGACCTGGGTGCTCAAGTAGAAATTGGGTGGCCGTTCTCGATGCGAATGAGCGGGCTCGGCAGGATCGTAGAGTAACGGTTGCGATCGGTCATAGCGCGTTCTCACGCAGCGCAAGGCCCGCATGCACGAGATCGTCGCGTACCCGTTTCAGTTCCAGCTCTTCCTTGCGAAGCTTGCGATACGCCAGCACCATCGCATCCGCGATTGCCAAATCGGGGGTTTTGCCGCGTCCTGGTTTCGCGTCCCAAAGGTACGCCGTCCATCTCCTCTGGCTGTTGGCGCTCTTGCGGAACCAAAGGGTGACGAGGTGCCCTTTCCGCCATGACGTTTCCGCGAGGATGGTGAAGTAGTTGACCTCGTCTACGTTTAGCGTGGTCGAGCGCACGAACAGCATGCCGTTCAGCGTGAACTCGTATGTGCTTGTTGGGTCGAACGTCTTCTCGTTCCAGGGCTTTGCTTTCGTTTTCTTCACGTAAACACGCTTGGCTTGTCGCTTTTGCGCTCAGTCGAGTGTGATGGTGTAACTCGCAGCGCAAGTCGTGCCGTCGCGCAGGTAGCCGATGCCGGTCGCGGTAATCGTCCGCCCGTTGATCGGACCATGCAGGTCCAGTCGCGAGAGGAGCGAGCCGTCAGCCATCATCACGCCCTGGCACGCCCACCCGTCCACGTAGCAAGCGGGCGCGCTGGCATCCGCGTCAGGGTTGTACGCGCCGCAGTACGCGAGTCCATCGGGGGCAATGGCGCCGCAAGTGCCGAAGCGGCCTTCGATGGTGGTCGCGGTGATGAGATCTGCGGGCTCCAGCTTGGGGCAGTCGACTGGGGGACAGCACGCAGGGATGGCGAGGATGGCAACGAGGGCGAAAAAGAGTCGGTTCATGGGGTTCTCCAGTCCAGGGGGTTGCGCCTGGTCCAGAAGTCTCGCGTGGAGCCGTCTGGACCAAGCGGCGAACGGTGTTCGCCGGGTCGTAGCTACTTCGATCGGGGGCGAATCGACAAGCCCCATGGAAGATCGATCAATTCGTAGTAACCAGAATCGACGCGCACGATCTTCGCAGAGTCGTTATTCAGCGCATCGCGCTTCTTCTGCGCGGCCGTTTCTGTCCGATGAGTCGAAACGACCATCTCTTCGAACACTCGCACTGGCTTCACGACGGCCCATTTTTCAGCGGCAGGCTTCATGTCAGCTCTCTTCGTTGTGGAACGCAACGCGTTTTGGGTAGTGGGTGTTCAGCCACCGGATGACTTTGGCTTGGAAGCCAGCGGGCTTTCGGAAGGGTTCCTTCTTCTGGAAGCCGTAGGTCCCCTTCATGAATTCCCACCCGGTGTCCCCGATGGCGTTCAGCGTTTGGTCGGCGTAGAAGCCAAACACGATGCTCATCTTGGCAAGCTCGTTGAAGCAAGCTCGGAAGGGGCCGATCGCGCGGGTGCTTGTCTTGCTGAAAAGAACGGCTTGGACTCCGTACGACATGAGCGCATCGCAGAGCATGGCGATCCTGGCCTCGCCATCGCTATCGCTCCAACGTTCCGACATGTAGTCGCCGGACGAACGAAGAGCGTCGCAAATAGCCGCGTCAGTCGCGAGGAACGGGCTCACGGCGATTACTTCAGCGCCCCACTTGTGGCCGTGGGCGAGTCCCGCCTCCCGCACGTCGAGCGTGCGGATGAATAGGAAAACTGGCCCCTCGCAAAGGATCGGCTCGCGCAGCTTCCACGTGCCGTAATCGTCCTCGAAGTCGTCGATCTGTCCGCTCCCGGAGAACTTCACGAGCTTGGCCGTCAACTCTTCGGTTGTAGGGTGAACGACCTTCTTCGCTTCATCGGTGGTCAACATGACTTCTCCCTTGTCCACACGCCGTAGCGTGCTCTTCCGTCGTGACCCCATCCTTTGGGGCGGGTGATACGTACTTGAACCTCGCGATCGAGACTTGAGCTTCGGAGGATCCCAGCGGCGATATGCGCTCTCACGGCTCGGTCGTACTCGGCCCGCGCTTGCGCTTCGGACTTCAGCTCTTTGACGATGAGCACGCAGCGGTGCCATGGTGCTAGGTGCATGCGATGTTCGCTTTGAAGGACGTGGAGTTTTTGCACCGCTTGCAGGTGACTTGTGACTTGTCGCGCGTGCTGAGCAACGATGTGCTCGAACACGCGATCACGGACGCCTTCTGGTACAGCTGGAAGTGAACTGGCCTGGGCCGTGTTTTGACCTTGTCAGTCACGAGACGACTCCTGTTTCAAGGTTGACGGTGCCTGCCAACTTGTAGCGCCACCCGGCCCCGTGGGCGGTATCGGCAGGGTACTGGGCGGGGGGCGTGCTGTAGGTACATCCTTCTCCCACCATGAGAAGTTGGATGTGGCCAGCGTTCGAAGAGTCGAGCGCCACGTTCTGGTAGGCCGCCCAGATCGTTTTTTCTCGTGCTCGCTTGCGAAGAACGTCGAGCGTTTCTGGATCGATGGACTGGCTCATACTCTCCCCTGTTCATTTGAGAGGTCGGCGTATCGCTTGATCAGATCCAGCCGCGCATGAAGGAGCTTGTTCTCGTCTCGAAGAAGCTCCACCTCTTGGCGATGTGCCTCGTCGTCATCGGCTCTCTCCTCCAGCATTTCGCTGATGAGTTCGATGGCGCATGAGACCGTGGCGAGAGTCAACTGACCCTGCTTCTTGGCCGCAACTACATCGAATGCCTTTTCAAACGGTGTCATGACACTGTCCCGCATCCGTGCCCGAATGCCGTCGCGCACTCCAAGTAGGCCGCCCAAAGCTCGGGATCGTGCGGCGTGGTCTTGCCGTCTGTCATGGTTGTGATGGTGAGAAGGCCCTTGCACGGGTTCTCCAAGAACTCGGGGGCCCAGCGAAGTTCGCGCGACATGACGCTTCCGTCAGTGTCAAACGCGATGAGGCGAACGAGAGGATCGCCGTTCTTGATCGCATACAGGTGAGCGGTCAGGCGATGGTGTACGAATGTCTCGTGATTCGCTCCGGATTCAAGCACCTTCACGAACTCGGACAGCATGCGCACCTCGCCTTCCAGGCGCGTGACCACGGGATCTTTTTCTTTCTTCTTCGGCATGTTTGCTTTCCGGCGCCGTAGGGGGCGCCCTGGTGTGTAGAAAGATAACGATTAGAGCTTCGGTGTCAATGGCCTAATCGTTATTTTGTTGTTGCCCGCCGAAGCTCTCCCAGTAGTCGAGCGATGCGCACAGTTCCAGTCTGCATGACGCGCGTTCTGCTAGCACTTGCGCAGCATCGATCCCCGATAGCGGGCGGCCGTCCTCTACTTCGCGCATGCGAGCGGCAACATGTGGGAGATCCCAGGCCGTTGATATGCGTCGCAACGCTTCATGGTACATCGCGGTTTCAAAAAGAATCGTCTTCGTCACGCTGTCACCTGCGAAGCCAGGTGGGCCGGAGTCCAGGGAACTCGTTTGGCTCCTCGGGCAACTGCACTGTGGCGTGACGGTTCCGGGCTCTCTGCTTGCGCTTGGTTCGCATGTATCCTCGCGTTGTAAGTACGTCCCCAGAGGGATTCGAACCCCCGGCCAAGTGCTTAGAAAGCACCTGCTCTATCCGCTGAGCTATGGGGACTGGTGACTAAGGCTCGACTACGACGACGAGTTCATCCTCCGCGTAAGTCTGCGTCGAGCCCGTGCGTGTGCACTTGACGGTGACGCTTCTCTTCGTGATGTCGAAGAACGACGGTTGTATGCTTTTCACGCGAGCATTCACAATGTCAGGCGAGTCGTAGTTCAGGGTTACAAGGTCGCCAACCTTGAAGGGCGAGGTTGTTTGCTTGGTCCAGTACGCGGCGCAACTGGGCGCGCAGTCGGAGCCGTCCCCCATGCCGCCGCAACAAGCGATGCCCGCGCGAGGGATCTGAGGCTTGTGGATCTTCCGCAAGTGCTCGATGTAGCTTTGTACCGCTGCGTTGGCCTTCGTCTGGCGGGCTTGGGCCTTCTCCAGCGTTACGATCGCGCGCCCAACTTCGTGAGCGGCGGCGTTTGCTTCGGCGAGTAGCTTGCGCAGCGCTGGCGAGGAGTCGCTTAGAGCGTCGAGGTCTGTCATGGCGTTTCCGTTTGGTAGTAGTTGAGAACAGGCTCGATTCGCGTGGCCCACCGCTCTTCTTCCTGCAACCTGCGGTTGAGATCGTCGAGCGCGCCGGTGAACATGCGGCCTACGATCGCTTTCGCGAAGTTCATTCCCGGCCACGGCTTGTGCCAGTCTCGGATATGGTCGCTAATCATCTTCTCCAGATCGGCGATCTGGGGCGCAATCTCTGCTCGCACCCTCGCGAGCCGTGTCGCGCTTTCGTCGCACGTGGCGCATGAGAGCGAAGAGAACGTCGGAAGGTGGTTACGTCCCGCGCAGCAGTGGTGCACGATGTTTCCGAGCGGCGCGCATCGAAGGCATACCTGAGCCGCAAGGGGGCCGGGAAGGCGATCGTCACACCACAAGCAAAGGAGGCCCGTCATCGCTTTTCTCCTGGTACGCCAGTGACGAGCGCCGTCGTTGCTTCCTTCGGTGAAAGCTTCGCGATGTGCGCTTTCATCGCTTTCCCCGCTTGGCAGTAGGGGCACGGGGCGAGCTTGGACTGATACGGGCCGCCGGGGACAACCACGGGGCGTGCGCCTTGGTCGTTGCACTTTGGGCACCTCGGGGCGTTGTGTTTCCTGCGCTCGTGGCGCGACTTCGCGTGCGGCCTGCTCATGGCTTTGAGCGCTCCGCGACAGCCTTGCAGCTCGCCCGAAATTCCTCGCGCGTGAAGCGCATATCAATGCAAGCCTTGCGCTCGACTTCTCTTGCCAGTCGTTCCCACCCGATCATTTTGGCCATCTGATCCAGCAAATTTGAATAGTGGTAATCGAGCGGCTCTTCGGACGCTTTCAGATCGTTATCAAGCATGTTCCCTCGTTCGTTTGGTTTCCCGGACTCGCGGCGGCGAGTTTCGGCCCCTAACCAGGGGGCCATCATCAGCGGGCTACGCGTCCTCTTCGCCGTCCTTGATCCGTTGAGCACGCTCGTCAATCTCCACGTCTGTCAGATCCGCGTCAGTCGCTTCGGGCTCCTCGCTCTCGTTGCCGCCGTCCTCTTCTTCATCCTCGTCGTTCTCGTGTGCGTCGTTCCACTCTTCGATCAAGTCGTCGAGCGCGCTCATTGCACGAGCCTTCATCTCGCCATAGGCGAGCGTCACGGCAAACTTGTCGTAATCAGGCGAATCGCCCGCGCCGACGTCAGCGAGGAATGCTTCACCGTCTGACACGTCGCAATTGGCGCACAGTTGGTGCGTCTTCTTCGGGTGAATAAGCCAATCGTGGCCGTCGATCGTCTCGTGGATGTACTGATCGAACTCGTCGCGCAGGTCTTCGGGCGCGTCGTCTTCATGAAGCCCGGTGATCTCATCGAAAGCGCTTTGCGCGATCTCTTTGCACTCGGTTTCGAGTGCATCGTCGTTGATCTCGTTCTCGCGCTCTTGGCGAATCGCCTGAAGCTCGGCGATGAGTGCTGCCTTATCTGCGCGAAGGGTTTCAAGCTCTTTCGCATCGTCGATCAACTTCTGATTCTCTTCAAACATGGTCGTTCTCCTGGGGTGGGGTGTGTCGAAAGTAATAACGATTAGAGGGAGCGTCAACCCCTACCAGGGGCAGGATCGGGGCATGTCACGATTGTCGCGGAGCCACGCCGCGCACATCTCCCGGATCCATTCACACGCGCGAGATCCGTGCTCCTCATACGTCGTGAATGCGGTACCGCAACGAACCACGTCAAAGCGCTCCGATCCGGTCAACGCCTGGACCACTGCCGCCGCTCGGACTCGCAACGCTTCACGTTGGCCGTCGCGACGAACGCCGCGCCATGGCTTGTTCATGGCGTAAGCTCGCTTTCAACTGGGAGGCCAGCAGCTGCCAGCAGGCGCGCAACATCCGTGCACGCGTCGGAGTCGTACGCGCGGCCAGAAAGGCGCATGGCGATGTCGCGCAGAAGTTGCCTAGCTTCCGTCAAGTCGAGCGCCCTCAAAGCGCCGTCGAGCGGGGTAGCGGGGATCTGCTCGTTAAGTTCTTCAAGGGCACGCCCCCTCATGTCGGGGTAATAGTCATCGCACGCGATGAAGTCCTTTTCGCTCGCGTAGGAGCACGCGCCCAAGGTGTCCCGCCCCCCGTAAACGGTACCGTCTGGGCTCTCCCATTTTGCGGTGACCGTGATGTGACACCACGCCCACACGTCACCCGAGGCGAGACGAGCGAGGATATCATCCTCAAGCGCGCGATCCGCATCGGCGTCGCCGGAGGCGAAGCTACCGCGCACGGGCGTATCTTCAGGCTCGACTGAGATCGTGAATTCCACGTCGGTCGCTTCAAGTTTGCGCATTGCGAAGCTCCCCTTTCGCGCAGAGATCGATCACCTTGCGCATATCGCTGGCGAACTGGGCCAGCAGGGCGGGCCGCCGTGCGTCGAGCCATGCGCCCACCTGCCGATGCACCTCCGCCTTGTGCGCGGCCGGGGAAAGCTCATCGTCGGAGAGGATGACGGCGGGGAATGCATCGCCCTCAACTGCCCCGAGCACGACTGTTTCCGCGAACGCCTTCCGTGTGTCGTAGTTTGGCGCTTCCCACTTGGATACGCCGAACACAAATTCGGCCTGGTAAAGCCCGTTTTCACGGTAATGCATGGGGCCATCAGGATCGCACAAGTGCCAGCGGAGGAAGGGCACGAGCGCGGGGAAGGCAAGGCTGATCGCTTCTCTGACCTGGCCGCCCGAATGTGGCCAGTAGCTTTTTCCGTCGATCGTGATCGGCGTTTCGCCGCTGATCCGTTCCGGCCCGTAAACGGTCCCGCAGATCGAAAAGTGCGGGTGCTTGTTTCCGCCGTAGGTCTCCCACTTGATTGACGCCGTGACGTAGTCACGGCCGAGTCGTCGCGGGGAGGTCGTGTGCTTGAATTCGGGGATAATCATCGCGAAACCTTCTTTCTTCTGGCTGGAGCCGTTGTCTTCGTCTGGAACCTTGACGAGCGTGTGTGGATACCGCGCGTAAGCCTTCCCTTTGGGGCACTCGACGTTGACCCGTGGAACATGCTTTGCGGATTTCCAGTCGAAAACTGTATCAACGCTGACCACGGTGTAAACCGTCGATCCCGGCACGGCGGCGCCGTAGGACTTGCGCACCCTATCGCCAGCCTTGAATTCGGGGGCCGTCATCGCGAAGCCTTCTTTCCCGCTCCCGCTCGCATGGGTGGCATCCAGAAATTGGCGCGTTCGTCTGGCCACGTGTCTTGCATCACGCGATCGCCGATCTTGTTCGCCCAATCGTGAAGCGTTGCGAGGCTTTCCCCGCCTTCGACCGCCTTAGCGTGCGCGGCTTTTGCCGCTGCAAGGTGCGAGGTACTGCTGGCCTCGATGTACTTGCCGAATGCTGCGCCGAATGCGTCCACAAGGGAGCCGCTAGGGCGCTTTTTCTTGGATGTCATAGTCTGACCTTTCTAGGCCGGGTTATCTCCCGGCGAACACGCCAGATCGGGAGATCTGAGACGTTCGCCGAAAGGCAAGCGCGGAGCTTGCCCGGTGGCCTTAGAACCCCATTTTCTCCCAGCAATCGGGGCCGATGCCGCGCGAGATCGAATCGGGGTCGGTGAGGTCTCTCCCGCAGCGCCCGCACGTCGAGTCATGCCAGACTTCGACCGATGACACATCCCCGCGACCGATGACACGAGAGAAGTACCACGTTGCAGCCTTGCCGCTGGGCGCGTCCGGGCTGATATGAGCCCGCTTTCCGTGGTCGTAGCGGCGCGATCCGCTCGTTACGATCTGTCCGATAAAGGTGTAGTCCCGCGTATTGTCGCACCCGGTCAAAACCGAGACGAAAAAGCGCTCCGGGGGTGCAGATCCGACGATCCCCGTCGAGCCACAAGCGAAGCACGGATAACGACTGTCGCCGCGTAAGTAACCGCCGACGCACTTTTGGCAACGGTCGCCGCGTCGACCAGAAGAAGGGGGCTTGATCTGAAAGGTGAACCGCTTGGAGGTCGCACGCGACACGACCGTTATTCGCCCGCCGTGGGCATGCCCCGCCGCGTCGACCGTTCCGGCGAGAATATAGCGCTCTTGGTCCTCACGCGTGAGGAGCAAACCACGCTCGCCCATCATGCGCACGGGTGCGGGCGCTTCTGCGATGGTGGGAACCTCGGTTTCGCGCGATGCGCGGCGCACCGTGGGCGGACGCTCAAGCGTTTCGGCGGATTCGATGGATGTCATTATCTGACCTTTCTGGGCCGGGTTATCTCCCGGCGAACACGCCAGATCGGGAGATCTGAGACGTTCGCCGAAAGGCAAGCGCGGAGCTTGCCCGGGCCGTTATCGGCTCATCACAAAGCGCAGAACCGAAAGATCGACTAGCGCGATCACGTTTTGCGCTGGTTCATCCCACGCAAACCCCGCACGGTGCGCCGGATGGATCGAGCCATCGGCCAAGCGTTGCGCGGGGTTATCCTGGCAACGGGCAACCCGCACCACGGAACCGCCCGCAATTCTGCGTTCCAGCGAAAGAACGTGGAGCACGCCACGCCCGTAACGGTGAACCCCTAGCGATGGGGCGGGCGGACGCAATCGGCGAGGCGCACCTAACGCCCAGCGATTGCACTCGTGGATGAAAATTTGCGGCGCGTGATCCAGATCTTCGCCGCACAAAGAACAAAGGCGCATACGGTCAACCTTTCCCGCTCGATTAGAGAGCAGGACCAGCGCGCAAGAGTCCTCTCGCGTGCTCGTCGCACTCGCTAAGCGTCACCCGCTAGGGTGAACCCGGCTCACCGGGCATAGGTAGAGCTTGACGAAAAGCGCCTAGGACACTTTCCGTCGCTCGCTGGGATGTGGCGTCGCTCTTAGGGGTCGCCGCGATCCAATCCGCCCTAGTGCGGCCGGTACCGCCCCAACACCTCGCCCGAAGGCAAGCGCGTTAGAGTCAATCCGCCTAGGTTGCACCGTCGACACACGCCGAACGTTGCGCGGTAGATCCGCTGCGTTAGTCTCTCTTATGGGAGAGATTACACGCCCAAAAGCGCCACCTACAGTGCGAGGCGCCCTATCACTCACCCGGCGAACCGGGCGAGGCGTCCGGGCAATGGCCCGGGCACATCGCTATCTTAACCACGGCTCACGCGGTGTCAAGCGATGCCAAACGATTATTTTCGGGGGCACTATCCCCCGACTTTTGGCCGCCGCTGGCCCATAGGCCGCCGCTTTCGGCCTTCGGAGGCCTTCGGGCGCCCCTTCCGGGCGCCCCCCTGGGGGCTGTTTCGCCGCCGCGCGACCTTTCCCGACACTTCGCGCGTCCCTCGCGCGACCTTGACGCGTGAAGGCTAGGCTCGCCATCGCTCGCGCGCCCTCGCGCGCCCTCGCGCGCCCTCGCGCGTGCGGTGTATGCGTGCGGGTGCGCTGCGCCCCGCGCCCGCGCCCCTCGATCCGCCCGAGCGGCCCGTCTCTCCGCCGAGCTGGCGCAGCCAGCGGGGGGCAGCTCGACCTGGGCGCCCAGGTACTAAACCTCGGGGCCCAGGCACCCTCCCCTCAAAAGCCCGGGCATCGCCTAGCCGTTCTGTACACGTTTTCTAGGCTCTTCAGTCGGCGAGCAGTGCCGATAAAAACTAACGCGTTGCCTTGTCAAGGCCCACTCCCTAAGGTCGGCCAGATGAATCCCAACGAGAACGGCATCTTCGACCCCAACTCGCCTGAAAGCGGAGATCAGCCAGGAGATCTGAGCGAAACCGAGGTCGGACACCACGGCCAGCAGCGCATGGAGGTCGACTCGTCAAAATACTACAAGACCGGATTCGTCGGAGTCAGCATGGCAGCGGACGGCATGCCTGCTGTCGGTGGAGATGGCCCTCCAGAACAAGAAGACGGCCTTACGGACGCCAATTTCATCTGCGCAGAGTCATCCGACGGAACGCGCCCCGAGTGCGTGCACTTGGTCACGCTCGTGTTGCCAGCTGATGGCGTCGCAAAAGGCTTTGGCGAGATGCGCCAGATTCGGCAGTTTTGCCGCTGGCTCGCCACTGGATCCGAACAGTGGGAGCACCGCGGAAACGTCTACGCGTGCAACGCTCGGAGCCCGCAAGATCTCGTCTCGATTCGCATCGTTCGAGACTTCCGCCAGCGTCAGAAAGACCTGGCGGCCGAAACCTCAGAAAAGAGCGGAAAGCTCGATTTTTAGTCCACCAGATCCATCAGAAAGAAGAGTCCAAAATGGCGCAAGAAAACGAAGTCCCCCTCGCTCCAGAATTCGTCAACCTGATCGGCAAGCTCAAGGAAGATCGTCAGAAGCTTGTCCGCGACAAGGAGTTCGCCAAGCCGGAGCAGCTCAAGGCGTTCCTCGCGCAGTTCCTCTACCCGCGCCTGCAAGACATCGTCACGCTCATGGGCCAGGGCCTCTTCGACATCTACACCCTCGCGGTGAGCACCGAAGAGCAGGTCTTGAGCATGCGCCAGGTGTACGGCGGCGCACTGGCGAAGCTCGGCACTCCTGTCGAGGGGGCCAACGGCGAGCTGATTGTCCCCGGTGCTGAAGCTCTGGAAGCGCTTGAGGAAGACTTCTTCGCGCTAGGCTCTCTTCTTCAGAAGAAGTACCCTGACGACGAGGAGCTTCAGGCGGCCTTCAACCGTTGCAGCGAGAGCATCGAGGATCTTGCAGAAGATCTGATGGGCACGCGAGACGACGAGAAGCCCACTGAGGGCGATGCGGAGCCGGAAGCTGCCTCAGGCGATGCCGCCGCGGACTCGTCAGAAGTGAGTGAAAATGTCGACGATGTTTGATATCGACGACGAAGTTGCAGACATCGCGTCTCGCGCTTCTGGAGCTGGAACACGACGTGTTGTCACGGCACCTCAAAGTCTTCCGCCTTCGCGAGTACGCGCTCGCGAAGAGGACGACGACGAGGAGGAAGAGGATGACGAAGAGGAGAAGGTGCAGGACATCGACGCCGAGGAAGCACCGAAGCCAAGGCGTGCGCCGAGGGTGAGAGAGCCCAAGGAGACGGTTTCTTCCGAAGTTCTGGATGCCATCCTTCCTCCGCAGAAAGTGATGAAAGTTGTCGAGAAAGAGAAGTCTCTCGGCGACTTGATGTCCAAGTACAACATCGGGCAGACAACCGAGTATTGCCTCTACCTCTACAGGAATTGGCCAAAGATTTTTCCTGGCGGGATCAAGGCAGATGGGTACTACGACACGTGGCAGCAGGTTCTCACTGAAGAGTTCCTGATGTCCGAGTACGGCGGCGGCGTGTATCGCATCGTCGTGATGGGCCCGACCCCAGACAAGCCGCAAGTGCTCAAGCACTACGACTCGATCACGATCTCTTTGGCTGGAGACCCGAATTCTAATCGTCAGCCGAGGGCGATTCAGAACGGCGCAGCAGCCGTGGCCGCTCGCGAGTCGGCGGCAGCAGCATCCATCCCACAGATGCACTATCCCGCAGCCGAGAATCCGAAGTCGACAGAAGTGGCCATGAAAATGGCAACTGAGTTGGCCAAGGACGAACGTCAGGAACGCATTCGCTCTGAGGAGCGCGCGTCGAAGATGGCTGAGATCGCGACAGCAAACATGCGCCCCCTGATCGACATGGAACGGCAACGCGCGGACGATCTGGTGAGGGCGGAAAAAGAGCGCTCTGAACTGGAGCGTCGGTATCTCCAGGAACAGCTGAGCGTTCAGGCAGCGGAGATGAAAATCATCCGAGAGAGACAGGAAGAAATGGACCGTCAGCGCGAATCGCCCTCTGAAACAATCAAAAACATCTTCGCGCTGATGCAAGGCAGCGGTGACAAGGGGGAGAGCGGTAAGTCCGCCGAGCGCATGCTGGAAAGCGTGCTGTCAAAGCACCAGACCGATCTCGAAGCTGTTCGCGCGCAGACACAGCAACTGCTGGAAACGCAGTCGAAGCAGCACGACAACCTGGTCAACTCGATGCGGCAGTCGCACGCGCAAGAACTCTCTTCGATGCGTGAGAGCCATCAACGAGAGCTTGCAGCAGACAGGACCGAGGCGAAGCGCCGTGAAGAACGCATCGAAGACCTGCTCAAGAACGAACGCGAAGAGCGTCGCCGCGACCAAGAGCGTCATCGAGAATTGAACGAGGCGTCAGACCGCGCGTGGAAGGACCGCATGGAAATGCAGCTTTCCACGACAAACCAGAACTGGGAGAGCCGTCACCAGACAGTCGTCGCGAGCATGGAGAACCGCGCTGGATGGCTTCAGCAGGAGATCGATCGCCTTCGAAGTGAAGGCGCCGACATGAAGAGTCGCATGGTTGACAACAGCGATCCGATCGCCCTGCTCCACAAGACGAACGAGCTTCGGGACGCTTTCGGCGTGCCGTCGAACAGCGGCGGAAGCAGTGGCGGCGGAATCTCTCCTCCAACGGGCGACGACTGGAAGACGCAACTTGCCGAAGGTGTGACAGACAGACTGCCACAGCTGATGCAGGTAATCGGCGCCATGATGGCACCCCAGCAACAAGCGCCGCAGCAAGCGCCGCAGTACACCGTCGGCCAGATCGTCAACACTCCGAACGGAGAGATGGTTGTGATCGAGACTCCGCAAGGAGGACTGGGGCTTGTTCCGAAAGCGGCGATGCAAGCGCCGCCGCAAGGACGCATGCTTCCCCCGCGCAGACAGTCAGTTGTAGCGCCGAGACGCCAAGGAATTCCTGACGCGGACGACCTCGCACAGCCACCGCGCCGGAAGACCGTGTCGGCAACGCAGAACTTCGCGGAGCCCAGTCAGTACGGCTCCGAACCGCTTCCAACGCGGCGCAGGCCACCGTGGGAAGGCGGCGGAGAAGAAGAACCGCGTCGCCCTGAGAGGCGCCCAGAGCGGCGTCAAGAACCGACGATCTTCGATCAGCCACCTGCGCCGCCACCAGAGCCGCCAGCCCGAGTCGCGCGCACGATGACTTCACAAGAGCGGCAAGGGCTCACCCTCCTCTCCACGCTGGTCCACAAGGCGGTCTCCAATGCGGACGAACCAGAAGAGTTCGCAGAGGCGGTTCTGCGAGACTGGCCCGCGGCGACCTTGCGCCAAGTCGTGAGCGTCTACAAGCCTGAGGATATCGCTCGTGGTATCATGGAGACCGCACCCAATTCGGCAGGCGCAACGCCCGCTGGACAGAAGTTCGTACTCGAAGCTTTTGCTCGTATTTCCGCAGGATTGCAACAATGACCGAAGAAGAGCTGAAGGGCGTCGGAGAGAAAGCGATGAGGGCAATCGCCATCGGCGAGGAGCTTCTCGTGGCTTTGAACTTGGAAGCTCCGGACTCACTCCTGCGTGAAAAAATGCAGGAGATGGATGCAGTCGTTGCTGAACTTGGCGAACTCGTCGGCGACAATGCATCTGGGGCCAAGGAGGCATTCCGATCCATCATGCAAGACCCCATGAAGATGATGCGCCTCTGGGGCTTCGTGCAGTCGAAGGAGACCGAGCAGGCCTAATGTCTGCCCCGACTTCCAAGGGTCTTCGAGGGCTTGGCAGCTATGCGACGCCCGCTCCCCCGCGTGAGGAACGAAAACCAGCAATGGTTGTCAAGTACCAAGGGGAGCGGGCGCACGTTCGCTTTCACGACGGTAGTACCTACACGATACCGTCGAAGCTGATGCGGTCGATCGAGATACCGGAAGGCGGCCAGTTCACCCTTGTGACTACGTGGCAGGGCGAGCGACCGATCTCGGTGCGTGCGGAGTTGATTGCGCAAGCGCGTCCCATCATGGAACGAAAGACAGAGACTCCGAAATTCCTGAAGCGTGACGGCAAGAAGATGTCGACCAGATGACGCAAGGCTCGCCAGTCTCAAAACCGCGCACTCTCACGAGAGCGGAAGTGGCAGAGCTTATGCGACAAGGCGAGGCAATTGGACGAGAACTTGAGGCTCGCTTCGAGCGGATGGAGCGTCCAGGGCCAGGTGACAGGGACAAGGCAAGGTCGAGTCGTTTCCTTGCGCGCTGAGTAGAGATCGTGCGAGACTTCATGTGGGCGCCTGGGCACAGGTATCTGCATGCAGCTCAGAGCAAACTCATACTCACCGACCTACAACAACGCAGTTGGTACCACGGAACCATACCGAGGTACTGATCACACTGTTGCCGTGATGATCAACCTCGCAAAGGGTCTCGTCGACCCGCGAGTGATGGTGCAGAATGCGTTGCAGGGGGAGCGCAGTATCAGTTTCCGCAGACACACGGAACAGATCATCAACAACGTGCGGCCGAAGGACTATTCGAGCGAGTGCATCGCGATCTCCCGCTGGTGGGGAAACGCAACCAGGTACACGCGCGATCCTCTGCACGTTGAGCTGATTCGCAGTCCCGACCGTATTCTGGCTGATGCCCTTGCGGGGCGTGCCGCTTGCGACTGTGACGACATCGCTCTCGCGATTGCTACATCTTGTCTGACAATCGGGGCCCGAGGTCAGTTTGTCACTTGTGGCTTCAAGCCGCAGTTGGCTGGCGAGCCGAAAATTCATACGCACGTCTTTGCGCGTGCTCAAGATCCCCGCACGAAGCAGTGGTGGGTCCTCGATCCTGTTGCGGGGCGCCGGACAGGGAATATGCTTCGTCGGATCAAGCAATACACCATTTTCGAGATTGACTGATATGACCACCAAGACGAACTACTACGACGGTCCCGGAATCGGCCTCTCAGCGTTCGGACAGGCGATCGATTCAGTTCCGTCTCCGATCACCGTCACGTTCCGACCGACAGGAGCGATGGTGGTTGCTGGTTGGGGACTCTCGACTATCAGCGCAGCGGTTTCTGCGTACCATGGGTACAAGCGGAATCGCGGCGACCTCGGGTGGACGCTCGCGTGGTTTCTTGGGGGCGCGATGCTCCCTGTTGTTGTCCCGGTGATTGCGTTCACGCAAGGCTTTGCGCGTCCTGGTGTCACCAAGAACAGAAGCGGCCGAAAGTCGCGTCGGAGAAGTCGATGAGCTACGCACAAGCAATGGCTGGGCTCGGGCAAGTCGTCTCGGGGCAGCTTGCTCAGACAGATCCGTTCGTGAGCAAAGCTTCGCTCATGGCGAGCGAAGTCATGCTCCACATGGCCAAGGTTGACGCTTCATCCAGAATGGCTTGGCTTCGCAACCGCCTGAACAACCTGTGGCCAAAGATGGGAGACGAAGCGATCGCAAAGATCGGCATCATCTCTCGCACGCGCACTCCGGATCAAGCGGTGTTCGACGCGATTCGGCTCGTGCTCGCCAATCGCCTACAGGAATGGGCTGGAAGTCAGGCGGCTCGTGGCATGTCGGGGCTTGGCGACTTCGCCGCGGATGCGAACACGTTTGCCTGCACAGGTGCCTCGCTCTCAGCGAGCACGGGCGGCTGGGTTGGAGCGTTTCGATCTGGAGCAGACACCTCCATCGTCGGAGGAGCGAATGCTGGAGCGGCGATTGGGAATTGCAACCTCCCGACCCTTCGCCTACAAGCTGAAGTGGCCGCGCAGCAGGCCGCCGCCGCCCTAGAGATGGCAAGGCTAAACACGGGCGCGCAGACGAATCGCACGGTACTCTATGCGGGCGTCGGAATCGCTGGGATTTTGGCGCTAGCTGTCGCAGCCAAGATCGCTCTGAAGTAATGACGTACTCACTAGCAGCTCGCCCGTCAAGGGCCATGACGGTAGGTTCCGCGGCGCAACACGACGCGGTACTTGCGAACGCATCACTGCGCGCTTCGCAGCTACTACTCAAAGCGGCACGGAAGCCAGTTGATGTACGCCGCAGATTCATCAGCAATAGCCTGGACGCTATCGCTCCTGGCATGGCTCGCCATGTCAATCGGATGTACCAGGAGATCGTATCGTCTGGAAAAGGCAACGACCAGTCTTTGTTCGACGCGATCCGACTTGCCATCGCGAACTTCAAGCGTGGCGAAGGTATCGAGTCGCTTCGGATGGATGCGGCACGTATCCACGGAGCAGAGGCGCTAGGCGCGTTCTCCGCGAATGACCGAGCTACCGCATGTAGCATTGCGAGCGGCGCGTCGACGGTCGGTGGCGTGGCCAGTGTCATTCCCGTGTACGGTCAAATCGTAGGCGGTGTACTAAGCATCGGATCGGCTATTGCTGGAGGAGAGCTTGACTGTGGGCGCGAGAGTCGCGAGGCAGCGGCGGCGGCGGCGCAAGCTCAGGCGAACCTTCAGATGGCTCAGGCAGCGGCAGCGGCTCAGGCATCAGCCAACCAGGCCAACGCGCGCAGTGCGCAGATTCGCCTCTATTTGATGGGCGGAAGCGCAGTTGTGGCCACCCTCGGCGTCGGATACTTCCTGTTGAAGTGAGTGAGGAGAGACATGAGTAACGATTACGGGTTTGACGATGATGGCGACATGGCCATTCCGACCATGCGAGGCAACGCGAACCTTGACGCGCAGGACTACGCCCGTGGTCCCAATGGGCAAGGTTCATCGTTCCTCGATGACGACCTTCAGGAAGACACACTGTCGACTCCAGGAAGGAACCCCGGCGCAGCTCCAGCTCCAGATGTCGAAGGCATGTCTCGATTCAAGATCGCAGACGACGTGGACAGTCCGGACGCGGCTGCGACCACCTACGGCTCGTATCCTTGGGGCCCAGGAAGCGCGGTAGGCTACCGCCCTCATTCGATGCAACGGACGGACATGGCACTCCGAGACTCAAACCTCGGCGATGTTGACATGAGCCCGCCCAGAAAGTTCGCGCGAGACGATATGCACAACGAGCCAGAAGTTCTCGAAGTCCACGATGACGTTCAGGTTCCCCCAGCGTCCTGGCATGGCAACCGCAACCAGCAGCCATCGAACGAGGGAATCCCCTCTGACATGCTGTACGATCGCGAGAGCTACGAGTTCAACGACTCGACACAGAGCACGATCGGAAGCGGCGTGTTTGACATGGAAGAAGGGGTTACGTGGCGTCCGCGTGACGGCTCCTTCGCAAACCAGTACGCGCTACCTGCCTACCTCGCGGATGAAGACGATCTTGGCGTCCAACAGAGTGAGATGTGGGACACAACCGCGAATGAGTGGCGTGTCGTTCAGCCTTCGGCTGGCGGCGTGACGCTGGCCACGAACGTCAACTCGTACAAGCCTGGGTACTCGCCCTTCGTCTCCAAGCCTGTGCCAGAGATGCGTCAGAGCGAGTCTGGTCCACGCAGCCACGTCGAAGCTTTCGGACGGAAGGCCGCTCGTCTCATCATGACGGAGGCGAGGTCTTTGGCTCCCAAGGAGCGGTCGAGGTTCGTCGCTCAGGCAGCTGACTCTCTCGGGGCTGGAACAGCGGCTCGCACTGGCAGCACAGCCAAGCGGCTCGTGGACCTTGGGCAGCAGCCCGAGTCGGCGCTCGAAGACACGCTCGCGCATGCCATCATGCACGCAACGGTCAAAGACCTTCAGGGGGTCGCTCGGTCAAAAGGATCGCTTCCGAACCTCGATCGTCTGTCGACGAGCGTAAGGCGCACTCGCGCTCCGATGCAGGCGGCGGCGGCGGCGCATCTTGGTCCGCTGGTGCGCGACCAGAATGCAATGAAGGGTGACCTCGGGGCACTCTTCAGCTCGGCGGCTGTCGCTGGCATGGGCCAGGTCACAGCAGAGCCCGTGGCTCCCGCCTCGCCTTCGTTCATCACGCCGACACGCTTGCTGATCGGAGCAGCGATCGGCATTGGTGGCTACTTCGCCTGGAGCAACCGCAAGTCGATCACGCGCAACGCCAAGAAGCTTGCGAGGAAGGCTGGACTTCGATGAACGCACAGGACTTCGTCACGCCTCAAGCTCGTGAGGCTTACGCACAGAACATGACCGGCGTCCGCACAGCGGCAGCAGGCGTTGTCCCCTTGTACGGCGTTGGGCAAGTCGATACCAGCGCCCTTGCTTGGTACAAGCGCCCTGCGTTCACGATTCCATTGGGAGTTGCCACGGGAATTGGAATTGGCTACGCGGTCTGGGGTTGGCTCATGCCTCGTATCAAGAAGAACGTCGCGAAGAGCATTCGCCGCGGTCAGGAGGAGTGATGACCTACCGAGTGAACAGAGCCCTTGGCTATCAGCCATGGGGAGTTACGAACCCGTGGGTATTTGCGGACCTCAGTCAGCCGCAGCGTCAGCGGGGCTCGGTGTCGCAATTCATCTACACCACGCAGCCGCCTCGTCTTCGGTCTGAGCATCTCGGACCGCGTCGTCCGTACCTTCAGTCGTCGCACCTTGGCCAAGTCACGGAGTTGTCGAAGGAAGAGCAGCGAGCCCAGCGGATGGAGCGTTACTCGCTGATTGGACTCGCGTTGTCGATTGGCAGCTTTGGGCTGTTCGCATGGAACACCCTGAAGCCGTCGAGGCAAGTTCGCGCCAACAGGCGCCCAAGGAGCAGGCGATGAGTTACACAAGAGGGTTCAGTGGTCTTGGTGGTTTGGCGACGGGCGCGAGCTACGTGCCAGGTCAGCAATTCGTCGGCGGATTCCTTGTTCAAGCCAACGGCACGGCTGAGCAGAAGCTTCAGGCCTTGCGTACCGCCGCAGCTTCGTTCCCAGGGACGATCGTCGGCAGTGGTTGGGGCGGCCCTTCTGCGCCTGGTGGCGTCCCCGCGGGCAGTCTCTGGGTGACCGTCCGTGCGTCGGGTGCGCTGACTGGCGAAGCTGTGAATCAGGCCTTCGCTCGCATGGGCGCGCAGATTCAAGCTCTGCTTTCAGGATCGCGCGTCACAAACACGCACGCCTGGACGTACGGGTCGCCTCCCTCGTCTCCTGGCGCATCCAGTAGCCCTGGTGCTTCCAGCGGTGCGAATGCGGGGGCAGCTGCGACCTCGGCGGTGACGGGCTTGCTGACGAGCTTGTTTCCGGCCCCAGCGACCACTCCAGCGACCATTCCCGGCGCTATGCCTGGAGCGCAGCCGTACTACGACGGCAGTGCTGAACCAACCTTCCTCACGCAGACCGTTGGAGGCATCCCGATGTGGGGTGTTCTCGCGGGAGGCACGCTCGCTGTGGGGGCGCTTGCATTCTTCGCCCTGAAGCCGAAGAGGGTGGTTACGCCAAATAGGCGTCGGCGCGGGTCGAGGCGCCGATCACGCATGCGCATGAACGCTGGCAGTTTTCCGTGTCCGTCATGTGGCAAGCCCGACTTGGGCAAGCGCGGCCACGGGCCTGGCTGCAAGATCAAAACCCAAGAGACGACCTTCTCGATTCCAAAGCGGAAGCGAAAGTCCAGTTCGCGACGTGTCACTCGGAACCCGCGTCCCAAGAGCACCAAGAAGCTGTGGGTGTGGAACTGGGTCGGCGGCGGATACAACACTGCCTTGGCTTCGAGCAAAACTGAAGCGACGCGACTGGCCACTGAGATGGGCAAGCCGAATACCCACAGGGGCGGCGGGATGACCGTCACGTTGAAGCCAAAGAACGTGCGCATCGCGAAGCCCGGGGAAGTCCGAAGCCTCGACATGGGATGGGACTGAGCTGTTCTGAACCTGACGAGATCTTTGGGTGGATCTCGAACTCACAATTGAAGGCTGGGCATGACTGAACAACAATTCGATCTCGATGAAATCTACGGCGGCGGGCAAGCGGCTCCAGCTCCAACTCCGGTCATGGCGGCGCAGCCTGCGCCCATGATGAACGTGAACGGGATGCCGGTTTACCCCTTGTCTCTCGCGCAAGCTCCCGCTCCAATCCAGGAGACGGGGTTCTTGCAGCGCAAGATGGGCCCGCTCCCAATTTGGGGCTGGCTGGTTACCGCCGTCGGCACTGGAATCGGCGGGTACTTCTTGCTTCAAAACATCAAGGCTCCTACGAAGAACAGCCGTGATGATGAGGACGAGGGGTCTGCCTCGTATGCACTTCCGGATGAGGGCGAGAGCGCGGGAGGGTGGAGTCCGAGTCGTAGTGCTTTCGCTGACCAGGTGACTCGCTACTTCGCAAAGGCCGGTGTCGCGGGAGCAAAGGTCTTCAGCGATGCTGACGATGCAAAGCGCGCGAAGTTCAAGGAGATCTCTCCTTTGATCAACATCAAGTTCGAGCCCGCCTACAAGGTGGACAAGGGCTTCGAGAAGCTGTGCAAGAAGGAAGGCCTTTCGGCGATCGTGCACAGCGATGGCACGGTTGGCCTGTACCCAGCTACCACTGGAAAACGTGGAAAGCAGTGGGAAGATTACGTCGACGCGTTGCGTGACGACGGGCAAGAGATCTGAAGAAACGCCGCGAGGTGATCGCTGCGAGAAGAGGGTGTGATGTCGTATCTGGGTCAAGCAATCGACTACTCGTTCGTGCCTACCGCATCGACGGCCTTGGGCCCCGATCGGGAACGGCGCGCATACGCACCTGACGCTCGGTACTGGGACACCACGGCCACCTGGGCTCAACGTGCCGTCAACGCCTTCCGCGCTTCTCGGGGGCAGGCTTCCATCGCGGTCGACGGTCGTGCAGGCCCCCTAACGATTGCTGGTCTGACGGAAGCGGGACCAGGACTGCCAGTGCCGTCCACGTTCCCAACGAACATCGCAGTTACGCCGCGTGTTCTCGTTTCCAAGACTCTGGCGACCCGTCTTGAGGCTCTCCAGCGGGTCGCCGATCCAACGGTCACGCCACGGCCCCAAGGGAACACTTCGGCGACCTCAGAGTCAGCTTTGGAGGAGAAGCCTGCTGAGGTCGAGGTGAGTCGAAGGAGCCTCCTTCCGTGGATCCTTGGTGGCACGGCTCTCGTTGGCTTGGGTGCGTACTTCATGCTTGCAGGAGCACCGGTGCGCGCGAACCGCAGGAGGCGGAGGCGGTCATGAGCTACGCACTGCGCCCGCACGTGCATGGGCTCGGTTGCGGGTGCTCGATGCGCTCGAATCGTTCGTCTCTTGGCGAACTGGTGACTCCGAGTCGGCTGGCTTGGCTTCCTGGCGAAGTCAGGGCGTGGTTGAACCAGATCAACGGGCAGATCACGTCTCTTGACCGTGACATCATCCCACGGCGAGCTGCGCTTCGAGCCAACGCTGTCGGCACGCGGTTTCTCGCTGACTGGGACGAGCTGCGAAATCAGTGGCTCGCGTTCAACCACACGGCTTCTACATGGTGGGCGCAAGGATCGATCTCTCCGGCCCAGGAGTACGTCAACAGGTACAACCTGCTCGAAGATCGATACAGAGCGCTGACGGGATCAAGTCCTACGCAGTACGCTCGGCTCTCTGAGGATGAGCAACCAAATCTTGTTCGTTCGGCGAACTACACGCTCATGGCTTGGGCTGTCATCGGTATCGCAGGCGCTGTGAGTGCGGGGTACTTGTTGAACAACTACGCGAGAATCAAGACGCTGTCCAAGCTCACGTTCAACCGCCGCAGGAGGCTTCGATGAGCTACGCACTTTCTGGCGAAACTCCGGTTTCCATTCCGACAGCAAACACAACTGAGGTCCAAGGTCTCTCTGTTGGCGTCACGAGGCTTGGCGTTGGGCTTTATGGGTTTGTCCCAGCTCTCGACGCAAACTTGGTCGTCAGGAACATCACCCCAGAGCAGGCTGAGACGGCAAAAGCGATCGTTCGGTCTACGCTGTCTTCTATGGGGACTGTTCTTGATGTCAGGTGGGTCACGGGTGGTTTTTTGTATGCGCGCTGGAGGCCGACGAGTGAGCGTCCCGCTGTGGCTTATGCGACCTCCATTCGAGATGCTTTGCTTCGGGCCTCGTTGGAGATCAGCCCGCGATCACAAATCATTCTGCGCAGATACAGGATCATCATGCCTCCCCTTCGGGATGACGTTTACGTGTATCCGGTCGGTCCGGTCCCCGATCCTCCGCCGCGCACATCTCCGCAAGATCCACCAGACACGGTTGGTCTGACACCTCCCACCTCGCCTCTCATCATCGGCTCTGCGGCTGTGGTAGCCATTGGTCTTGTTGGGGCGGCCGTTTACGTGTCGCAGCGGACGGCGCGGTCTCTTGCTTACAGCCCTCGTGGACGAGTGCGAAGGAACAGGCGAAAATGAGCTACCAACACATTCGCGCTCTTGGGCAGTCCACGCCAGCTGTTGAGCATGCCATTCAGCAGACCGTCACGTCTGTGGCGAACACTGTCATCGGCGGTACAATCGCACTTGGAGTCGCAGCGGTTGCCTTGAGCTGGGCGGCATACGCAGTTGCTCGTCGTCGTGTCAAACGCAACCGAAGGAGTAGATGATGTCGTACGCAAGATCGATGGGAACCACAGCTGAGGATGTCGCGGCAATTACGACCGCAGTGGGTACCGCTGCGGCGCAGCTCATCGCAGCGGGGCGAACCCCTCCAGCTGCCGATCCTTCCGCAACCGCAGGCCAGGTTCCAATGAACCCGGCGACAGGCATGCCGTACGGCGCGATCAACCCCGCGACCGGACTCCCATACGGACAGGCGCCTGAGGTCTCGTACACCCCGTACCTCATCGGTGGAGCGCTCCTGCTTGGCGTTGGAGCTTTCTTCGCTTTCCGAAGGAAGTGATGGGCCACTACATCGAGAGATGCCGGTGCGGTGTCGTGACGTCGAGGTGTCGCTGTATGGGACCCCACGAGTTGCGGATCTCAACGGCACCTTGTCGCCACTCCCCAATGGAGATTGCTCAAGCTCGGGCTCTTGGGCAAGCTTCAGACCCAACGCCACCTCCTCGGCAGGCTATTGGGTGGCCAGTGGTGCTTGGCTGGGCAGGCCTTGTGGGCGTCGCAGCCGCTGTCTTTTTCGGCGCGTCGAACATGAAGAAGAACTCACGACGAGCGGTCAGGTGACGGACGCCGCAGCTTGCATCCTTGTGGACAAGCAAGGGCGCATCCTTCTCCTGCGTCGAGGCTCGACAGCCCCATGGATGCCGGACCGGTGGAATACCCCCATGGGGAAGGTCGATCCCGGAGAAACACCGCGACAGGCAGTCATCCGCGAGACCCTCGAAGAAGCTAATTTGCGAGTAAAAGGGCTCTTAAAAGTGGCCGAGTCCAGAGGTAAATGGGGCACTCTGACGACGTACATGTGCACAGCGTGGACTGGCACTCCCAAACCCAACTGGGAATCGAGCGACATGCGCTGGGCCGATGCCGAAGACGCGCTGAAGCTCGATTTGGTTCCGGGCCTGCGCGCACTACTGAAAGCTATGCTTCGAATCCAAGTGCGTGGATAAGCGAGACCGTGCTACCTTGACGGTGGGCGCCTTGGTGCACAACAGCGAGTCAAAATGGCGCTCTACTCCGTATGGAACTGGGACAGAAACGCGTACGGAATCTACACGACTCCGGCTCATGTCTCCGTCGGCGATGATGCTCTTCCGCCGAAACCTATCGTAGACAGCCCTATCGGCGCCAATCCGGACACGGATGTGAAGCCGTTGCCTGGAGGCGCTGCATTCATGGGATGGGACCATTTGCCGCATGGAGAAATCCGGCGCTTACCAAACAGCATGATGGACCTGGGCGACGATGCTGGCGCGATCAGCGGCGTGACAGGATCGCCCTGGCTCATGTTCGCAGCTGGTGCAAGCGTGGTTGCGCTGTACTATCATTTTCGGAAGAAGAAGTGATATGCGATTCCTACGCAAAGCAGACACGGGCCTTGCGCCCAACGGGTCCACACTGAATGGCCGCGCTTCGATGGACACGAGTCACGTTGGTCGCGACATCGACCCCGATGAAGTCTCGGGACGGCACGGGAAAGATCTTGACGGGGCCATGGGTCGATACGAGACCTTTCATGCAAAGCGCCCGCTCAGGACCGTCGAGCTGAATCACGACCTGCCCACGTCAGTGGTACCCGTTGGACAAGTTGTATCCACGATGTACCGCACTGACAAGTGGCATGAAGACGGCGACGACGAAGATTACAAGCACGTTCACGACGACAGCAGTGGCGGCTCCGACAAGGAGTACGAGTTTGGCAAGGGCGTCATTGCGTACGAGCCTGCACGTGAGGCGTCAAAGAGCACCATCGGTGGCAAACGCAGGGCAGCGCCAGCTAAAGCTGAGAAGCTCCCTGTCCGCGCCCCAGGAGCTTTGACGCTTCTTGGATACTGCCTCGGTGTTTTCGTCGAGCGTTTCGACGACAACGAGGTCTACGAGATCAACCCTCGCGGCTGTTACCTCTACTGCACGCCGAAGGGAGACATGCTCGCCCTTTACTCGCCGAAGGATGGTTTCCTGATGGTTATGGCTGGCGGCGGACTGTGTGTTCTCAAGGACGGGATCGACGGATGATGACTATCGAGTGGACTCATATCCAAACAGGCCTAACCATCATCGTCCCGTTCTTCCTGTGGGCGCTCGGGATGAAGATCAAGAACGACGTCAAGTCCATGCTGGACGAAGAGAACGCGAAAATCCGCAAGGAATTTGAGGTCGCTTTCGCCTCGTCGAAAACCGTCGTTGCGTTGGAAGCTCAGGTGGACAAGCGCTTCAATTCGATGGAGGTTCAGCTTGGCACTTTGGCCAAGCGCGAGGACATTGCGACGGTCCAAGCGGACATGCGGCATGTGATGAAGTCAATCGATCAGCTCCTGTCGCGTGGAGCGCACCAAGACTGACCATGTCTGACGACGCCACGCAAAAGCTCATTATTCGACTCCAAGCCCATATCAAAGAGTCGGACGAGCTGGTCAAAGGCGCTGTGAACGCGGTCGCCAAGCTTCAGTCAGACTTGGCTAGGACAAGACAGCGCGTTCAGGACTGCGAGCTTGCGCTCGGACTGACAACGATCACGAAAGAAAAGCCTCCGGCTCAGCAGACGGATGCGGCGATTCTTCGGAACGTGCAGTCGACCATCAAGCAGTCACATCAGCGCTTGGAAAGAATTCTCAAGAAACCCACCATAGATCCTCGGCGAGAGCCGGAGGACGACTGATGCGTGCCAACGGCCCACGGGTGCAGCTGCGCGTCGCGGTGCGCGAAGACACGTCGGACGCCCTAGCGGAACGTGCCGAAGAAGCCGCTGATATCTGGTTCGAGGGCGTCTGGTGTGGCGACAGCTTGCTTCGTGCTGAGCGGATCTTTCGCGGTGGATACATGCGTCATGTGCGTCAACGGTTCGCCGAAGCGAAAACGTCGCCATTCGCAGCGCTGATCTCGCAAAATAACTGTCAGACATCGAAAAAGTTGGACTTGAGTACCCCGACACAGTAGCTTAACCATCGAAGACCTAGGGCGTGTCCCTCCCTGCTACGGCGGGTCGAGAGGCGAACGTGTGTCCAAATGGCCCTAGTCTACAAACGAAGCACCAAGCAGTCGGCGCGCCAGTACGAGAGATCGCCTGGCATGGAGCCGAATCGTGGTCTTCGTTCGAACCCTGGGGTCAATGCGCTGACTGTCGTGAACACAGGCCGTCCTCCGCAGCAAAATCCATTTCAATGGATCTCTGGTCGTAGGAAGCAGATCCATGAAAGCCCGCAGTACAGGACGCTGCAAGGTGCGAAGTCTTGGGCGGAGCGTCATCCGGACAAGACCGGAAAGGGCCGAGGCAAAGCTCGTCTCTACGCGACCGATGAGTACGGAACGGTCCTAACCAAAGCGATCCCTGGCTCGATGCTCAGGAACCCTAAGAGGAGAAGTGGAATGGCATACAACATCAGCGCCCTGAGGAAGGCAATGAAGTCCAATGGGCTTCGTCGCAACTACGGGTTCGACGAAGACGAGATGTACGCAGGAATGGGCGCAGCTGCTCGTGGTGGTCAAGATCATGAGGCTGTGACTGAGACGCGTTCGGCGGGTGGCATGTCCATTTCGTCGCGTGGTCGTCGCCGTCGCGCATCGAGGCAGACCCCTCGCGGAAAGGCTCGTCGCCGAGCTTCGATTCGCGAGACATCAGCGCGTCGCACGTCGCGTCGTCGGGCTGGTCGCAAGGCCGCGCTCACGCGCAAGGCTGGCACTGGTCCAAAGAAGAGGGCCCGCAAGACGTCACGCAAGACCTCGAAGAAGTCTTCGCGCAGGGGCAGTCGCCGTGTGGCCGTCGCTCGCGGAAGCAAGCGCCACTCGACGAGGGCTTCGCGTGCAGCAGCGCGCCGTCGCCGCAACAGCCGCATGCAGGCGAATGGGCGCAAGCGCAGTCGCCGTTCGTCCCGCAGGCGCGCCAGCAAGAAGCGCTACTTTCATGGCAAGCGTGTTCGCACGACGGGCCGCGAGTACATCGACAAGTACCTCACGCGCGGGCTGATGCCCACGATCACGAGGGTTGGTCGACTTCCGCTCAGCCGTTCTGGACGCCCGAGCATTCTCACCTACCCGATCCCGCGTTCGGCTGGTCGTCTCACCAGCAGGCGTGGCAAGCCCCGTGGTTCCTCGAAGCGTGGCTACGCGGTTGGCGCCACGTACCGTGGTCGCAGGAAGCGCCGCATGACGGCCAATGGTCGTCGCCGGTCGCGTCGCGCGTCGCGCCGATCGTCACGTCGTTCGTCGCGCCGAGGTTCGCGCCGAGCGGTTCGTCGCAACTCACGTCGCAGGATGAGCAAGAACACCATGTACGCAACAGCCAACGGTCGCCGTCGTCGCAGGTCGCGTCGGGGTTCGGTTCGCCGGAACTCGCGCCGTCGCATGAGCAAGAATGTGATGTACGCCACGGCCAATGGTCGTCGTTCATCGCGTCGAGGCTCACGCCGTCGTCGTGGTTCGCGTCGTCGTGTGACGGCCAACCAGAAGTACGTGGTCATGAACAGGCGCCGCAGTTCGCGTCGCGGTTCGCGTCGCGGATCACGCCGTGGTTCGCGCCGTCGTGGCTCGCGCTTGACGCGCAACATGCTGGCCGTCTCGAAGGTCAAGTACCGAGGCTCAGGCTCCAGCCGAGTCGGCACGCCCAAGGGCCGCTACTACCAGCTCGTCGAGTACGGCCCGAAGTCCGGCAGGAAGTTCCGCAACGCGGGCTATCCGGTCCTCGTTCCGCCGCACGTCTCGCAGCACTCGTACGTGCGCAAATTCCGCTTCGGCGGAGCTGCGAAGGACGCGCACGCACGCGCCACCACTGGTGGATACGCGGAGCGCAGGCGCTACAGCCGTTGGCGCAAGCCCCCCGCATGGTACGGGCGGCGCAAGTCCAGGAAGTCAAGCAGGAAGATGACGGCGAACAAAAGGCGTCGTTCGTCGAGAAAGAGGTCGTCGATGCGCAGGAATCAGAAGTACGTGGTCATGAATCGTCGCAGCTCACGTCGTCGTCGTGGTTCGCGTCGTGGCGTTCGTCGCAACGGCATGGGCGCGATCCTTGATGTCGCAACGCCAGTTCTTGGCGGCACCGCTGGTTTCATCGCAGCACGCTTGCTCTCGAACGGTGTCGCGAACATCGGCGCGGTCCGAGGCATGCTTGACTCGGGCGCTTCGGACGCTTCGGGCGCCTCGAACACCAAGATCGCCGCGAACATCCTCGGCATCGCTGCAACGCTTGGTCTCGCGACCAAGGTGGGCATCGTGAGGCGTCATCGTGGCGCACTCGTCACCGGCATGGGCCTGGCCCTCGCTGACCGCGTCATTCAGCGCGTGTCGGCGGGAACAAGCGCTGCTGCGTACCTCGGTGAGTACGTCAACGGCATCGGCGAGTACGTCAGCCAGCCGATGAACGGCATGGGCGCGTTCTATGCCGCAGCAGGCACCGGCGAGTACGTCGATCAGCCGATGAGCGGCATGGGCATGATGTACGCGGCAGCGGGCGTCGGCTCGTACGCCGAGGGCATCGATCCGGGCAACATGGCCGGAATTGATGGCGCCATGAACGCCATGGAAGGCGGCGTCATGGAGGCCGCAGCTGGCTTCGGGTCCGATGAAATGGGCTCGGGCGAAGCGGATGCAGACCTGGCCGCCATGTACTCCAAGCGCCAGCCGCCGTGGGCGTCGATCGAGATGCCAGTCTCCGGAGCGCTTCCGGTCACGGGCCAGATGCCGCTTGATCGCGAGATCAACGCATCGCTCGTCACGCCAGAGGGCAAGGGCTACGCAGGCGGCGTGTTCGCACGTCATCTCTTCGGCGGAATGCTCTGAGCCTAGGCTCTTGAGCTTCAGCAGCAACATCTCTCAAGGAGTTCCTCATGGCACGTCGCCGTACCAGTCGCAAAAATGCCCGCTCGAAGCGGGGAGTCCGTCGGATTCTCAAGAATTTCTTGGACTCTGACATCGTGCGGGACGTCGTAAGTCCGGTTCTCAGTGGCACGGTTGGCTTTGTCGCCACCCGTGTCGCTGGAAACATCGCCTCCAGCAAAATCAGCTTGCTTGCCGACCCACGGTATGGCAAGGTTGCCGCTGCGGCCGTTCTCATCCCGGCCTACTTCGCTGCCCAGCGTTCGCTTCCTTCCCTCGTCAGCGGCCCAATGGCCAATGCGGCGGTGATCGGAGCGGGGCTTGCTGCATCGGAATCGTTCATTCGCAACATGCCGATGCTCGGCGGCTCACCAGCAGCTGCCATCCTTCCGGCTGTCGCAAGCGCTCCGGCGACTGCGGCTCCAACGGCTACGGCGGGCTACTACAACGAAGGCATGCTCTCTGGGATGGGTCGTGGATACGACATCTCCCACGCGGGCGCGCCTTACAAGGGAATGCTTGGTCTCGGCACGATGTACGCCGCGGCTGGCATCGGTGAGTACGTCGATCAGCCGATGAGCGGCCTCGGCGACTCTGGCGACGGCATCTCTGGCATCGGCGACCTTGGCGAGCCCGGTGACCAAGGTGCAGTCGACAGCTCGATGAACCGCATGGAAGCGGTCACCACCATCACGCCTACGGACGGCGCGATTCCCATGCAGTCCAGGCCTCAGGTCCGCCGCGTCTCGAAGTCTTTCGCTTCGGGCGATCAGGGCTACGCGGGCGGCGTGTTCGCTCGTCACATCTTCTCCGGAATGCTCGGCTGATAGTCAGCCAAGCGCAAATCATGCGACCCAGTAGCCGCAAGGCAAAAGCTCCGTACCACTGCGAAGTTTTGGGTCGTGGGCTCCATGGATGGACCGTGGAATCCTCAATCAGCGGGACCGGTGTTGAGTAGTACATTCAACACACTTGGAAAGCAAGTCAAGATGCCGAAAATTGTTGGTACCAGGGAACGCATCCATCAGCCGTTCTACGATTCCCTCCTTCGCGTAGACGGTCAGGGCGACCTCCGTCAGGCGAACGTGGGCGTGTTCGGGGCCGTGCAGAGCCGCTCGCAGCTCTTCACCAAGCAGGGTGCGGACATCGCCGTCAGCAACCTGACGACCGGTGGTTTCTTCCCCTCCGACCAGACGTTCGTGACCCTCGCGGTCCGCGTTTGGACGTACTTCAGGTTCAATACCGAGTCGCCGCGTTCGACGACCGGCGCGGACCAGACTTTCCCTGCGATCAACGCGGGCAACGCGACGCCGGTTGGCGCAGTTGGCACGGTCTCCGGAGACCGCATCAACCGCGTGCACAAGCTCTACCACCAGACCCAGAACCAGCTGTTCTGGCAGTTCCAAGCTGGTGACAAGCCCCAGCTCACCACGTACACGGCGTACACGCCGTTTGCTGGTGGTCTCGATGGTTTCTTCGCTGATTCGCGCCTTCCCCGCGCGAACAACGGCGTGCCCACCAGCTCGGCGCTCATGCGTCTTGCGCGTCCGATCCTCATTCCGCCTCGTCAGGGCTTCGTCGTCATCGCGATCGCATCGCCGATCGGCCAGGCTTCGGGCGCGTCGGTTGTGGATCAGTTGAACGGCCTCGTGCCGAACAACGACGCGTGGGGCAACGGTCCTGGCGGAACGATCGTCGCGTCGGGCGCCTCGGGCACCGGCCTGTCGACGGCGGGTCGCGATGACATCGAGAAGGACGTCAAGTACCTCATCGACGGCATCCACTCCCGCGACGTCCTCTGAGGACATGAGCGGAGCCTTCTCCGCTCACACATGACACTGCGCCCATCTTGGCTCTACGGAGCTGAGGTGGGCGTAATGTCGTTTGGGGTACTCGATCTTCTTCTTGACGACAAAGAAGATTCGACACACCCTCGGGGCCATGGATGACATCGAGACAGCGGCTCTCCAAGCTCAACTGAAGATCGCTCAGCAGGCGCAGAAAGAGTCCTATGCGCGACTGATCGATACCAAGGAGCTACTCAAGGACGAAATCTCCGCTGCGATGACATCTCAGTCTGAAGCGACTCGACGGTACTTCGACAAGAAGGACCAGTACGCGAAGACGCTCGGGAAAACAGCGATACAATTGCGTGTCGATACGCGCGTACGAATTGCCGTCACGGATTGGTGCGGCATCTCGCGCGACGCAACCGCCGCCGATCTGGGGCCGCACATTGCCTCTGCCGTAGACGCCGCAGTGACCCGTATTGCTTCTTTGGCGGCTGGCAAGCATCCCGAAGTGATGGCGCTCAAGGAAGAGATGAGGGCGCTCAAAGAGGAGTTCTCGTTAGCTCAGGCACACTTCGACCGCGTGAACGCTCCGATCCGCCAAGCGCTTGGCGCGCACAGCAGCAACCAAGACGCCGTGAAGCATCTGAAGAAGAAGCTGGCGGCTCTGGCCACGCCCAAGCAGGCAACACGGCGACTACGGGAACTCATGCGCCCTGAAGAGATCTCGGCCGTTCTGAGCAAGCTCTCGACCATCAAACGATGCTCTGACGAGTACGCGCTCAACATCCTCCTCGACGCAGAGGCAAGCACATGAACTTCATGGGCATTGCGTTGGACTGGAGCCCGGACGACGAGTCGTACAGAACGGCAGGGTCCGTGAAGCTTCTCGGGGCTCTCGTCTGGATTCGTGTCTGGCCAGACGCTCGCGTCAGCGGATGGGGCACCAAAGCCATGAACGCGTGCTGCAAAGTCCTTTCAGACAGCGCTGGTGATGAAGTCGAATTCGATGTCGAGGCGGATACTTTTGACGAACTTGAGGCGGCGATGATCGCGGCCATCACCGCTGAGCGAGACGTTCTTACGGCGCTCATCGATCACATCAACGCGGCCGTGGCGAAGAGGAAGATTTCATGAAGAAGAAGGAAGCAGTGTCAGCCCCTCGTATTTTTGGGGTCTCTTTAGTTCGAAAACGGTCTTACTTCTCGGGAAGCATCGCAGGTACCGACGTGGAACTTCACCGGTACGGTAAAGGTTACAGGTGCTCCGTGGGAAACCATACGGCGTGGTTCACCGAATCCACACAAGAACTCTGCCTTCAAAAAGCGGAGAAGTGGTTTGTGTCATGGATGCGACTGGTACAGCGAACGAAGGGGCCATGGACGCCGAAGAGGGAGTACGAGTTTCGGCTTCAAGAAGCGACAGAGAAGGTCATCTCGGTTCGCAGCGAAGCGATCAAGGCCGAGTCGCAGTACCTGATCGAAAGAGATGCCATCCGCGCCGCTGCGGCTAAGGATGGTCTCGTCGGATTCGGAGAACAGGCATGATCAGAAAAGCGATCAGAAGAGCTTCGCGGAAGATTGCCAAGGCACTTCAGGACGCACTTGCGCGAGCATGGTTCTGCGACGTTTCGGACGCGCAAGCTTGGGTCGACGAGCAAGTAGACCCTCCACCATTTGGAGATGAATCATGAACATGCTCGAAGTCACGTCCGTCATCTTTCTCGCGTTGTTCATCTTCATCATCTTCTGGCACCTTCATGCGAAGGTCGTGCGCCTATTGCACGTCGTCGAGATGCTGAATGCACGCGTTGGTAATGCTCTCGATCAATACTGGGGAGACTACGACCTGAAGATGGCCATGGACAAGAAGAAGGCTCGCAACGCGAGGATCGACAGCCTTGGTACTTTGTCGCTCGGGCTCAGCGAGCGTCTTGATGTCCTGAAGGCACTGTCGTCTCCCACTGACAAGGAGACGGAGGAACTTGCTGTCTTACGGGCAGCGCATTCGCAGGCCGAGCTTGAGCTTCTCGAACTTCAAAAAGAACGGTGGGAAGAGGAGGACCACTCGTAACCACAGCCGAGCCGTGACCGGCATCGGTGCTAGAATCGGCACCATGCATCACGATGTTGTCAACGGTTTCGCGAAGTCGATCTGGGCTCAAGCCTACGCTCAGGCCGTAGAAGAAATGGTCGAGTCTGGCGAGCTAGAAGATGTTCCATGGCGTGGCGGAGACGACGTCTCCGAGTACGTCCCATCGGTGCCCGGTGAACTCGTCGACCGCGTCACGCTTCTCTTCGACAGCAAGCTTGACTCCGCTGGAGGCTGGCAGGTCCCTGTCGAACTGGCTTACGACTTGGCCCGTAAAGACAGGTACGACGCCCCAGGCAATGCCGAAGAATTTGGATGGCAACTAGGCATGGGCTGGGTCGGACAGGGAACGGCCATTCCGCAGGCAGGCCGAGACCTTCTCTCTCGTCTGGGGCATGGAGAAGTGAACGTTGAGGTCAAAGTCGATCGGACTGGCGCGCCAGGGAAGGCCTCCCTGACGCACACCAATCTCCCAAAAGCCCCAACAATTCAAGCGAATCGTCGCAAGCGTTCTTCGCGACGCCGCTCCAGCCGAAGACGCTGAGTCGCCAGCCGTGGCTGTTTTGACACGGCATGTCGTCTTGACGTGCTCGCGCGCTCTCCATACGCTACTCTTCTGAAGTCAAGCGGTATTTGTCTGACATGTCAGACAGGTACTTCACCACCTCAAGGTGAGTAGTTCTTCCGGTTGGCCAAGGACAAGGAGTCCAGCGGCTGGCCCGAACTCTGGAGAGCAGATGTCACAGGAATTGGAAGCGTTCGCCCGTCAACTGGCCTCAAAGCAGAGGCGCACGGAAGCACAGATGGAGGCTGTGCAGCAGCGCTATCAGGAGCTGGCCGCCGCCGCCGCTGACGACAAGATGGAGATCAAGCGCCTGGGCATCGCGCTCAAGAAGGCCGCAGATCGTATCAGGTACATCGAGGACATCCCAGGGAAGAGGGTGCCTTACTTTCTTGGTACGCAGATCAACGTTCCTGGCCAGAGTTCGCCGTCGGTCTCTCTCGCTGGGTCGCGTCTCGTCGACAGCAAGCAGATCAGCCAGGACGGCCCGTTCGTCTGCACGACCTTGATGAGCGCGTTCCTTCTCAAGACGTACTCCATTGGCCCGTACGCAGGCACTGGTGACGCTCCTGGTCGTCCGAACGACCAGCCCGCTGGCACGGAAGTCATCACGCCTCTCTCGGGCAGGTTCCGTCCGACCGCGTCGACCGCAGACCCCTTCTCTGGCGCGTACCTGGGCGTCGGCCTTGGTGGAATCCCAGCTGCGGCAGCGAACACAGCAGCTGCCCAAGCAGTTCAGACGTTTCGCCCTGGAACGATCGACTTCCTGTTTGAGTTCTCCGACGACGGCGTTGACCGTCAACGTCAGAACCAGATCCCGATTCCTAGCCGCTTCATGTTCTCCGAGTTCGATCGGCCACTCTACTTGCCCGTCTCGGACTTCTACGAACGCGGCTCGTCGGTGAAGGTGGCCGCAACGCTCACGCGCGACCTGGGCTTCGCCGAGATCAACTACGCAGCACTGCCGAACGGATTCCAGGAAGGTGGCGTCTCGCCGCCGCCTGACCCGATCGCGAACGATCCCGCTCAGAGCGGCCGTATGATCGTTGCACTCGGTGGCACGCTCTACATCACGCTCGTTGGCTACAAGATTCTCCAGGCGCAGTCGCCTGCGATGTGATGATGGCGCCCCCTCCCTTTCGACAAGTAGGCGGATTCTCGTCTCTGCTTCCGCAGAAAGAGACCACGTTCTACCAGCGCGTCTACTTCAAGGAGATGCCGAATCCAATTCAGCCAGGTATCGGAGCAGTGTTCCCTACCGAGCTGACGATTATGAAATTGGTCGTCGAAAGGAACCAGGTCATTGTCCTTCGTTCGGCCGAATTCAAAGCGTTCCAGCACTCTGGAGTTGGCGTCGACGACTTCGAGATGGTGGCACCTTCGCGTACTACGGGGACCCTGGGATTCAGTCTGTTGATTGGAAACCAAGGGCTCACGAATTTCAATACAAACTCCGCTCCGGTCCCGCAGGGTGCTGTGCTTGCTTCACTGGGCAACAGCGGAGCCGCTGGTACGGTTGGCGTCAGCCCGGGAGAGGGTAGAATCTATCCGTTCTCGGGTTCGATCCTGCCTCCTGTCGGACAGAACTTTGCGGCTTACGCATCGCCGAATAGCGAAATCATAGCTAAGGTCGCGATCTTTCGAGAGCCGAACATCGATCTGCGGTTCTTCAGCGTAGAGCTTACCGGGTGGCTGGTGAACGAGAGCAATGCAGCGGCTCTACTTCGGTCTCTGATCGTGTGATAGGTTAGGCTCGTGAAAGCGGGGTCGGTGCCTTTGGTGCTCGACTCCACCCAAGGATCTCTATTGCACCAGGCGCCCAGCCCGTAGCAGGAGGTACCGATCTCGCTTTCACGAGCCTACTGTCACTTGAGAAGAAGATGCCGGACCACGCTCGAACCCCTGTCCTCTCCAGAACGCACATCAAGCGCGGCTTTGACAAGCCGACGAACAGCGTTGTCCTGGAGTACATCGGGCGGACCTTGAAGTTCCATGAGCGCTTGTATGGCTTCCCAGAGAAGGCCTTCTTGGTCGTCTCGAAGGCAGAGCTTCCGTATCCACCGAGGCTCGTGGACCTAAGTGCGGAACTCAGCGTGCCGCTGGATGTTCTACAGGCAGCTCCCGCGCTCAAGGAAGCGGCCATTGAAGCCATCATCGCAGAGGCCATGGTCAACGCGCCTGAGCTTCTTCTGGAGATGTCCGAACCAGAAACCAGATGGCAGAGCTGGGACTTGCGCGACCTGGAGAAGAAGCACGTCATCGCCATGTCCAGACTGACTGAGCTGGAAGCTCTCGCGGAGAGCGAGTTAAGGCTCCGAGCGGCATCCTCGAAGATCTTCGCCTCCCCAGCCCGTGCGCCGACCTTGGCCGTGGCCGTGGCGATGGTTCCTGAACCCGAGCCCCAGGTGGCAGTTGTCCCTCCTGCCCCGCCACTGCCCCTACCAGACGACACGACGACATCTCGCATTCAAGAGGCCGCAACGCAGGCTCGCGCAAAACGGCTCCCTCAGCGTCTCCCGAGCGGAGCGCGTCGCGCTCTCCAGAAGCTCGCAAGAGCACTCTACGTGGTTCATGAAGCGAGCGCCCCCGTCGCACAGAGTGACCTGGCGACGGCTATGCAGTTTGCGGAAGCCGCAGCGCGAGTCGCAGACGTGGGCGAAGTTGAGGTAACGGTTATTGACTGGGACGGAGAATGGCCAGTCGTTGTTCGCCGGTACGGAGATGACGGGCGGATTGTGTATCGAGTCGAAGATGCGCTGAAGCGCGGAGAGAGGTCGTCATGACAGCAAGGCGCGGTTCTGAGTGGAAGACGTCGTGGCGCAGACAGAAGCCCGCGCTGGGTGCCGGTACGCAATTGATGTGGTTCTTTTCCAGTTCTTCTGGGGACTTCTACTTGCAGCCAGATCCGTCGCCATCGACAGGCGGCACCGCTCCTCCGTTCTGGTTCGGCTCCGTTCAGGCGACGAGCGCTCCAGCTCTTCCACTCATCTCGGATGTCGAACGAGCATCGGCCTGGAGGTCCAGGCTTCGGTGGGATGGGCTCGTGGTTCAGTCTTCTGCCGAGGTAGAGCCAACGCTCGATGCTCTCAGCGTTGTTGTTCCTACGTACAACGCTCCGCTGTCAGACTTTCAGGTTCGAGTTGTCGTTCAGTTGGTCACGGTCGAGCCTGTCAATGCAGGCTTCCGGTACGTGCTTTGGGTTGACGGCAGTAGGGTCGCTGAGCAAGTAGAGACGCTTGCTTACGTGCCAGGCACCACGTCGCTTCAGATCTCGCCGCAAGATGGTTTCGTCAACAGCATGGCTGGCGGGAACGCGCTGCCAACCGATGCTGAGGTTCGAGCATGGTTTACGGCCACGCGGCAAGCTCTCGCTGCCCAGCCGATCGCCGGAAAGACGCAGGACCGGTTCGACGCTGGGAGCGTCCCAGGGCTCACCCCGGCAACGCTTACGAACCTTGCAGGCGGCCAGGACGCCGACCTTATCGTGGCAGATGCAGACATGGTCAACGTCGAACTTCGCGCCGTGTTCGGGTACTAGGTCGACGGCTTCGGCTGGCCTGATACAATACTGGCATGAGCTACCACCGTACCGTCCCCTCGAACCAGCAGCCCCCAACCTCGCAAGGGCGTCGGGCGCTACCCTCGCAACATGCATTCTTGGCGCGCATGGCGGCTCAGCAAGAGGCAGCCCGTCGTCAGGCTCAGTCTCGTCTTCGCCAGGAGCAGGCCCCGTCTCTGAGCGGCCTCAGTGGCATCCTCGCCGTGATGTAGTAAGATCACGAGTCTCGTTCTTCCTTCGTTGTTGGGAACTAAAACCAAAGGCCGCTCAGTCTTTCTTGCTGGGCGGCCTTCTCTATTTGGAAAAGTAGTAGCCAGCGCCAAGCACCGCCGCAATGCCGAGGCCCCAGGCCCAGTAGTTGGGAGCCGAGACAGCGCGAACGCGAACGCCAGAACTGCCAAGGATCTGCGAAGTGGGGAGACCTGCTCGGGCGGCAGCCGTCAAGCTCGAACCCAGCGCCCTCGTCTCGGCCGCTGAGAGCGCGCGAGCGGAGGCGAAGGCTACCTCGATCTTCATGACCGAGTTGATTCGCTTCAGCCTGTCTCTGAGCGCGTCGAGCGCGCTGGCGAGCGCTGCACCTTCCAACGGCGGCTGATTTGGGTCGCCGACAGGCCATGCTCCGCCACCTCTCGCGTCAGAGAGCGAAGAAGCGATCTGCACGGTGAGACCCTGGTCCGGAATCCCATCGGGAGCCTCATGGACGATCGACGAGACCGCCGCAGTGCCCAGCGTGCGTATCACGCGCCCAACAGAAAAACCGCGTCCCGCCAGGAGGCTCTGAGCCGCGGAAATCCCCGCTTCCGAAACTGGAGTGCCAGGGGCAAAAAGAAACCATGTAGCCGAGTACGAGTTCATCTACAGAGCGTATCACGCGCCATTGTCAGACACCCGAGAGTGTGTAAGATGGGGCATGCCTCGACAGCCACGCCGCCCGAACCCATTGGATGTACTCGACGATATCGTCGAGAAGGCGGTAGAGACTGCATTCGACAAGGGAGCGAATTGGTTCAACGGCTTGCAGGAGAAGGCAGCGGCGGCCCCGCCCGCGAGCCCAGCAGCAGCCTCTCCCCCGGGCACTCGTCCAGCGGTCTACATCTGCCTGTACTGCCGAAAAGGCGTCCATCTTCCTGGCATGGAACTGGTCCACCCAGACCGCGAGTTCGGGCTCTGCAAGCCTTGCTTCGCTTTCGGTTTTCAGGCCGCAGCAGAAAAGATCGCTTACCTCAAGAAAAGGGCACAAGGAGCCGTCGCCCCCGGCGCTACTGCACCTGCCGCAGCGGTCACGCCCCCGTGGACAATTCTCGGAATCGACAAGAACGCGTCCGCCGACGAAATCAAGAAGGCGTGGAAGGGACTTGCCGCAACGTACCACCCAGACCGTGTTCCGCCGGGGCCTGATTCGACAGCGCAGAAGGAAGCCATGGTTCTGAAGTTCGAAGAGGTAACGCGAGCCCGCGATGTGATGCTCAGGCTTCGCAACGTCACAACATAGGAGTCCGATGAACTACGACCAGAAGAAGCTCGATGAACTTCGAGAGCAGCACATCAAGATGAGCGAGGGCGCTCGAAAGGTCCGAGCGCTGGGGAACATCCGTACTATGGAGCGGATTCTTTGGCTTCGTCGCGAGGGAGATGCGGAGTTTGACAAAGGCCGTCCAGAAGCTGGTCGTGACTATCATGACTCGGCTAGAAAGCTGGAGAAGGATCTGGTGCCGCTGGATGTGACGCCGGACACGGCCAAGTCGCTTGACGACTTCTTGGAGAACGCTGGACTCCGGCACCGCGTCGAGGCCTGGGCTGGCGACCAAGGCTGGCAGGCGCGATACCACGCCTGTGTCTCTTTCGTCATTCCGACAACCAAAGAGCGCGTCTTCGGTGAGATGTCTCAGATCTCAAGCGTCCGCGGAACCCGCGTCGCAGCTGAAGAAGATCTTTGGCAGGTGATCCGCGCCAATTGGCAGTGCGCCAAGTCGTTCGCCCCGGGGTCTTCGGAAGAAGATCCAATCGACCACATCATGCTTCGAGGCCCGAGACACACGGTCCGTTTCAAGAGCGGACTGCGCTTCGAAGAGATGTCTGGAAAATCAACCATCGTCGACTTCGAGGAGAAGCCATGAGCCTTGCAGACGTCGCCAAGAGAACAGGATGTCCGATTCGTTTCCTCGTTGGCGTTCGCGCTGTCGAGAGCGGAGGCGACCCAAAGGCAATTCGCTTCGAGCCGCACCTCTTCAAGCGGCACATGCCGGACATGGTCGTGACGATTCCACGCAACATGGTTCCGGCATCTGCTGTGAAGATGAGGGAAGCTATCCGTGCCGGAGGGAAGGTTCCCTATACCCCCGGAAGAACAAGAAGCGGAGCCAACCGGTCAGCGTCCTCCATTGCGAGCGAGACCGACAAGGCCGCGTTTGAGTTCGCCGAGAAGATTCACGCGGCGAACGCGGTCATCTCGACATCGTGGGGCGCGTACCAACAGCTCGGCAGTTCGTTCTCTCACGTGATCGGGCAGCCAATCACAACTTCGTACGCTGCCGTGACAGCCATCCAGGCTTTCAAATCGAACCCGGTCAAAGTGTCTGACCAGCTTCTCGCGGCGTGGCTGTTGGACAACCCAAAAGCGCTCGCAGCCGCGAAGGAAGGCAACGTCGAGGAGTTCGTTCGTCGATACAATGGAGGGCCGAACCCGGGGTACTGCACGCGCATGCGCGCTGCGTTCGCTGAGTTCGACGCAGGGAAGCTTCTTCCATGAGCGACGAGCCTAACGAGCCCGCTCGCGTAGTAGTTGTCAAGTGCGCCGCCTGTCACCGGAAACTTGGAACGTGCACGCGTGATGGCTGGTTGTGGGTGGATGGCCCAGCCAGGCTCGTGAACAGACGAAAGCTCATCACCACCGCTGAGACATCAGTGGACTTGGGCAAGTTCCAAGAGCCGCAGAAGCGCGCGGTGGAAGACGATCCTGACTCCACCTACTACTGCTACCGGACGGCAAGCAGGCCCCCGGAGTCGAGCATGTTCACCATCTACGAGCGCCCAAACACATGTGACAGTGACGCATGCATGAACGCTCTTGGTCCTGAGTACGTGAAGATCGAAGGTGTGGCCCCGTTCGCGCTCATGCCGGAGGGGAGACTGCTGTCGTGAACAAGAGAGAAGTTCTTGAATCAATCTTCGGCTTTGTCGACGACGAGTTCGTCGACAGGCTTCGAAAGTCAAAGCGTTCTTCTCGCACAGACTCCGAAGAGCTTGAGCTTTTTAGAGGCTTCGCGTCTTCGCTCATGGGTCGCCTGAATGAGAGGAATGCTACGTTCTTCAAGAAGAGACTCATCCGCACAGCTGAGATTCTTTTGAAGGCCAGCAAGCTTACAGAGCGCTCACCCCAGAAGCCTGCATCCAGACCACCGCTCGTAGGCCTTGCTACTTCCGCGAAGGATTCGGCTGGGCGCATCGTTCATGTCGGCGACAAGGTTCTTGTTCCAGCAGAAGGCGGACGAGGACTCTCTGGGCGTAGCATCGCGGAGATTCATGTCACCGGTAAGACGACACGAGACCTCGTGGTGTACCGCAGTCGCAACTCAACCTTGACGGACACCTATCCCGCAGCGAAGTGCATCAAGTGCCCATGAGCGTAGCGATCGACTCGCTTTCTCGACTTGGAGGGCCACCTGCGGTCCAGTGTGGATGTTGCCGCACGTGGCTCTTTGAAGTTCAGGCGATTCTTCTGCGTCGCCTGTGGCTTGACCTAGATGAGGAGTCAAAGGGGAGCAAGGTCATGGGGCATGCGTGCACACACGAATGCGCCATCAAGCTCGAAGCCGAATCACGTGCTGGAGCCAAAGCTCACAAGCTCAACAGTACAGTATGGATTGACGATTTTCTCGTGAGACATTCGTGACCGCGCTACGCGTGAAGCGGAACCTCGAAGGTGCGGACTTTGTGCGGTTTGGGTTTGGTCTCGTTCGAGACCGAGCGCGAGTAGCGGACCGCAAGACGGTCCGTTGCGGTGACAAGGTCTACTTCTCAAAACTGAAACACCCACGCACGGTTCTTAGGGTTCAGCAGCTCGCCAAGCAGACGTGGCTTGTGGTTGCTGTAAAAGGCAGGCCCGGGGTGCCTGACGTTTGGCCCGCGATCGACTGCATCAAGGCGACCTGAGCTGGATTGCGCCGTCGTCGATTTCAAGCGACGATTGGGGATGAGTTACAGCGGCCTTGGTCAACTTCGCCCTCCCTCGTCATACCAAACGCCATCGTCGCAGCCGACGGTCTCTTTGGCGCCCATGGCACCACCTGCGACGACGGCCTACGTGCCGGTTTCGTACACGCAGACTCAGATGGCTCCAAGAGCCCCTGGCGTGGTCTCCGGGAACCGAGAACCGCGCTACACACGTACGGAGATGGCGCCTCCTCCCGCAGGGCGCGTGAGCGCTCCGTCTATCTTCAACGCCGCAGCTCAACGTGTTCTTGGAAGACCATCTTGGGCGCCACGGCTCGACGTGCCACAGATTGAGCGGCCGAGGTCGCTGGGGCAGGCCGCCGCGCCAGCATCTGCGTCGTACTCGAACGACCTCGCTCCAATGTTTGCGCAGGCACCCCGACAGGCTCCCACTACGGTGGCCAGGACGATCGGGTCGCTCCCAGGCAGCGTGAGACTGCTGATGGGGTTGACCCCGATCGTGGGAGGGCTGGTTGCTGGCGCCTATGTCGGCAACAAGACGAAGCATCCGGTATTCGGCGCTGTCGTCGGTGGCGCTGCGGGATTGGGACTGGTCGCGGGATACACGGTCATGTCGCTCGCGCGGGGATGAACCATGCAGCCGAATGCGCCCAAGCCGCGGATGAGGTTTGTGATCGACCGATTCTGGAAGAAGGACCCAGGAGTCGTCGTCACTACGGCGTACTTACTCACATCTCTGCTCGGCCAAGAGAACAATAGCGAGTGGAAGCGCCTCATCAACGCGGCCAACAATTCGTATGAAGACGCTGGCGACCCTAACGCTGTGGACCCGCTCGAAGCCATCGAAAGGGCTCTCGATCTACTGCCAGCGCATCACGTGTCGGACTTTCTGATTCCGTGGATTGCGCAGCAGCTGTCTCTTCTTCGGAAGGCGACGCTTGAGCGACCGCGCCCCGATCTCGAAACGTACAGCGGAGCTGTGAGCCTGCTGATCAAGAAAGGGCCCGTGATTGCTCAGTGGGCCAAGCACGAGCGAGTCGACCTCGGGAAGGTCACGCTGGCTCAAGCGTTCGCCGCCGTGGCCGACTGGCAGCGCGACAAGGGTGGTGTGTCCGCTGGCACCGTCGTCTACAAGTTCGCGGACGGTTACACCATGCAAGATCTTCCGCAGTCATGCCTTCTGGATGAGACCACGGTGATGCAGCACTGCGTCGGAGAGGGCGGTTACGACGAAGCTGTGGAGAGCGGGACGACGAAGATCTACTCGTTGCGTGACAAGGCTGGTCGGCCACATGCGACGATTGAGTGGAACATCCCGAAGAACCGCGTCATGCAGGTGAAGGGAAAGCAAAACGAAGCACCCATTGCCAAGTACCAGAAGATGGTCGACGAGTTCCTCAGAGAGCACCTAGGCACGAGAGAGCTGTCGGAAGACAACGTGGAGCTACTTGGGACACTCGACGACCTCTTGGACGTACCCACAGACATAAATGGGCAAGAGGAACTTGCCGCACAGTGGGATTGGAGCGAGGGTAGTCCCTACCGCTGGATCAAGGCAGGAGTGAAGAACGGAGACATCGCTCGTGAATTGGCGGGAGCTGATTACTCCCCGACCGATGTCAAGAATTCAGAGTTCCGGGCTGCGCTGACCGATGGCAAGCCGCCGAGCCTCATTAGAATCGCAGAGGCCATGGTCAAGCATGGCGTCGACCCCAGCGAAGCCATGGAACTTGCTGAGGACTGGAACGATCCAAAGCACAAAGGCCGAGCCCACGGCCTCCACGACGACCCCTCACGGTTCGTACCCGAGCGGTGGTTCAGCATCGGCGTGTTTCACGTTGACGAAAAAGAAGACTGGCTTGAGTTTTCAGATGACTTCAACCTCATCAGTCGCTGGGCGAAAGGACTCGGAGCCGACAGCGCAGTCCGAGCCAAGAAGTGGCTAGCCAAGGGCGTCTACGACCCATCCGCAGCTGCTCGCATAGAGTCATACGGCGCGACCCCTGACGAAGACATGACCGAAGAGGACATCAAGATGATCTTGGACCATGGAGCCATGACCCGAAGGATCAACAGCACACTGCGCTCCGCCCCTAGGCAGCGATGACTTGGTCCGAAGAACAAACGGCATTCGTCCACGCTTGGACAGAAGCCCTTCTCGCATTCGGCAAGGCCGCATTCCCACGCGGAACCGTCACGGACGTTGTCGCCTGGGAGGGTGAAACGACGATGAAGTACAGCTCGTTTCATTTTGCCCTAGTGGGCGATGCGGCCAAGCTCGCCGCTGTCTTTGGCTACTCGCTCACGGGAGACGAGTCCGACGAGGACATCATGGCTGGTGCTCGCACGGGCCCAATTGCTTCAGCAACGCGTCAGCACCTACGAGCCAAGAGCACCGCTGAAGGCTTCGGACACGACCGCCAGGTTGGCATTCCCGATTTCTTCGGACGACTGTGCGGGCAAGCCATCTACGAGTTCGCCAACGACGAGATGCCGTTTGACGAGGTGCACGGCGCGTGGATCTTGGACCCTGGCTACCCGTGGCCAGAGAACGACAGGCAACCGTTCTCTTATTGGTCAGCCAAGAAGGCGAGGATGATTTCCCCTGAGCGTCCAGCATGGCTCATTCAGGTTGAGGATGACTCTGAGAACCCGCCAAAGACCGCCCTTGGGATAAACCCGTGCCTGGTGTTCCCAGCAGAGCCACAGAGGCAAGAATGGCCTCTCTGGGCCCGAGCAAAAGGCACAGACATCGTCGTCGCTCACTCGATGTCGCTGCCAGTGAGCCACGGAGCAAATCTGCCTGCCTCGTACAGGTACCAAGAACTGAACTACGCCATCGAGGGCGTACGCACGTGCGGCGGGCTTCTCTTTCCCTCGATCTCATACGGCCCCACACCGGCAGCGAACTTCGGCGCGTTCACTCTGGTGGGACACATGGGCCTCGTACTCGACGGTCTCAAGCCATACAAAAAGCGCGGCGTCGACCCTGCGTGCTGGGTCTACGAGCATGACGCCTGGACAATCAAAACGCGGGAACTGATGACCGACGTTGCCATCCGCCTCTTTGGCGAGATGCACGGGCATGAGGACTACCTGTACGGGCACAACTTCTGGACACTCGGGCCACCAGCCGAGATATTCAGCGGACCGGCGGGAGGAAGTCGTCCGATCAAGACAGCGGCGCAACTTGCCGCAGTGGCCAGGAGACGCGGTCAGATCTTCAACCGGAACATGTCGGAGCAAGAGTTCGACGCGGCGAACACCAGAGTGGCTGGGACGCTCGACAAGTACGCCTACGGGGAAGCCAAGGGGCGCCGCGTCATCTCCCTCGACGAGTTCCCGTTCTTCATCGGACCAAAGCAGCAGCGCGCCGAGATGGAAGCTTTTGCGAATGGCGTTGGGTACCGAGGCAGCATCGTCACCATCGACGATCCAGTAGGCATAGCGGACGGCGTGTCCGACTACATTGGGTACCAGTGGGCTTGTCTTGTTGCTGACGTGATCAAGAAGCTTGGCAAGCCGATGGATATCTGACAAACGAGGGACCATGTACCGAACTCAGTCGAAGCCAGAAGTGCGCAGGAAAAAGCCGAAGGAAGTCGACTGGGGCTTCGTCGGCTTCGTTTCGTTCTTCGCCGTAACAACAGGGCTCGCCGTGTTGAACATGGTGGTCGCGTCGCGGAACGCCGCAGCCCTGCGGACGTGTGCGAGTCGGGGTGGAACAGTGCGCACGACGTACGTTTTGAACAGTGGGTATCCGACTCCCGTCTCAACTCCCATCTCAACGTGCGAAGGCGCTCGCTGATCATGGCAACCATTACCTTTGGCTCCGTCACCATCGAGACCGAACGAGCATCAGGAGCCGAGCGGAAGCGCAACATTGCAGAGGGAGTCGCAGCTCTCAGACGCGCGGCCAGAGCCCTCGCCACGCCAGGCGTAGTGCTCGACCTGCCACCGTCCGTAGCTCGCTATCACTCTGACCCTGAAGTAGCGGGGCGCCTGGTGCGCGTGTTGAACGGAGAAGAGACTGTCGGACACTTCGTTGGCGGCGCCTTCTGTCCGGCAGGCCAATGAGCGAAGGGTACGAGTGCCGCAATCCGCGCTGTCCGTTCTATGCGGGTGTCGGCGTGATTCTGAAGCCAAAGAACGTTCATCCTGATGAGAAGGGCCTGGCCCACTGCAACGCGTGCACGAGCTACGTCGCCCTCGCCCCGCCTACGCCCCCGCTCTTTCTGTTTGCCGTCCTCGTGTTCCTCTTTTTCGGCCTGCTCTTGGCGTGCCTATCGTCGCCTCGAAACTCGGCGGACGAACCGCTTCGCCTCCCTCAGGGGATCCACACCAGCAGCGCGCCGTTTGGCCGCCCCAGCGCGGATGCGTGAAGCGGTAGCAAGGCTTGCCTGCCAGGCGTCCTCGGCGGCGTCCAGAAGCTGCCTGCCGTCAGCGTTGGGGCCGTCTGGGTAGCCGAGCAGATCCCGCAGTCGGCGCAGCACTCCCGGCTCCTCGAAGTAGCCAGGCTCATTTCGGTACCACTCTGGATGCTCTGCCACCTGGCGCACGGCTTCGGGACTCGTCTTGGGGAGACCAATCCATCGACTTGGCGGCCCTAAAAACGTTTGGCTCGGTGGCACCCATCGCCCTTGTCCTGTTCGGCGATACTCCTCAACACCAGCTCGACATGCGGCCCCCCATTGGTCGTCACGCATGCACTCTTGCCACGCCTCGGCCATCTGGCGCGTAAGGCTCTGATTAATCGGCTCTTCCTGCGCCTCGCCTTCTTCTTCGAGGGCAAGGAGTGCGTTCTCGATGTCGTCGACAAGAACATCTGCCCGCGCAGCCTGTCGGTCACCTTCATCAAGGTTCCCCCGGTCGTATGCGGCTGTCGCGCGAGCCTGGGCGGCGCGTAGAAGGGCGGCTTTCTTCTCCAGGCCAGCGGCTCGAAGAACCTCGGCGACACCATGTAGTACGCCCGCGTCGACATGGTAGCCGCGCATAGGGTTCGGCCGCACGGACCGCCTGCTCTCTGGCCTTCGGCTCGTACGCCTTCTACTTGTTCGTCTTCGGCTCGTGCGCATAGGGAAGCGTAGCGCTCTGGTCAGCTGGTTCAACGTTCTGAGACTTCGAGTGAAATCTCCTGCCCGCAGTTGTGGCACTTGCTGTCGTCTCGAAGTAGGCCGTATCGGCACACTGGGCACCAGTGGTTCTTGTACTGGTCGAGCCGCGGAGGAACAGGATGGTCGAACGGGACATCTTCGCCGCTAAGCTTGTTGAGAGCTTCGATCGCGTTGTCGTTCCTGTGACGCTCGCGCCAATCCTCACTCATCTTCAATCCCTCGCGCGGCCCTGCGGTCGAGTTCTGCCTCCATGATGCGTTTCCAGGTGCAGACAGCTCGCTGGTTCTTTTGCTCTTCGGCTGTCCAAGTCGAGCGCATGAGGCATACGAAGGTGAATGAGTCTTTCCAGTAGTTGGAGTATTTGACCAAGTGCTCGGAGGTTGCCGTGGCAGCTTGGTTTCTCATGGAATCGACGTCTGCTTGTGGCAGTGGTGGCCAGCAGTATTCGTCGTCCATCCACGCGCCTATCCACACTTCGACCCATCCCCAGCCAAACACTTGAGAGCATTCTTGACAGCAGCGCATAGGCTCGATGGGTGCGCCGCAGATTGGACAGTCATCCGTTCCACCACTCTCGCGCATCGGAGGGTGAATGGGATGTGGGAACGGAATGGGCACGCCGAGCCGATGCAAAGCCTCTGTCGCCGACTTGTCACTCATCTTCGATGCCTCTTCTGGATCGGCGGTCCAGTTCTTTCGTTGCCAGCTCTCGAACTAGCGCTGTGTGAGGCCGAGTCACATCTAACTCCTCGGCCTTGGTCACTTTCTTCAGTTCAAGTTCGGTGATGACTAGGGCCCAGCCCACCAGGTGCCTTGTTGGGGTAGCCTCCCAGTTCCACTTGTCCAGGTACTCGATCTCTTCTTTCGGCACAGGCGGACACCAAGTTCGGTTCGCGGCGGAGACGCGGTGCACGTACTCCCAGTGGTGCATCTGCCCGCACTCAGCACATGTGCGGTACATGCGTAGGGGGTTCTTGCAAGTACGGCAGTATGGCCTTCCTGATGTGACACCCACGAAGGGCATCACGGCTCGCCCATAGGGAACGGTTACTCCAAGCCTATTGATCGCCGTGACGTCATCGTCAGTCATCTTCGATCCCGCGAGCTGATCGGCGGTCCAATTCTTCGGCGCATCTTCGGCGCACCTCGACGCAGTGCCTACGGTTGTTCTCGGCTAGGAGGACCGCGCACAGTTCACGTCGAGTGATGAACGAGAGCCGGACTAGCAGCGTGCTTGGCCAGTGCGACAGGACGGCCATGAACGGATCAGTGGTTTCTGGGCTCTTGTCGGTTTCAATCAGATGTTCGATGTGACCGTGCAGCCATCCCCACTCCAGCATTTGACCGCAGTATTCACATGACGAGTAGCGATCCACGCCAAAGGAGCAGGTAGGGCAGAACGCGTGCCCTCTGGAATCGATCCCGGCAGTCATCGCTCGATTGGTCGGAACGCGTGCGCCCAGCTTCTGCGCGGCGGCGATAGCCTCGTCGGTTGACATGCTGCCTAGTACCCGTCTTTGAACCAGCCAGGGCCCTTCAGGACGAAGCTCGTCGAGCTGATGAGCCGAGTCACCTTGCCAGCGCAGCGTGGCTCCGCAGGAGAGTACGCACTACACGAGCACCGGTGGCACGCATGCGGCTCATCCTCGCTGTGCTTGTGCGGAGTCGAATCGCCCGCCTGACATGAGCAGCGGTGCGGGTGCCCCTCGGCGGACTTCCCGTGCCACGAGAAAACGCCGACAGAGTGCTTGAACATCTGCGAACGTTCCGTGAGACGCGCGTCGATCATTTTGCACTCGGTCAACGGGGCATCGGAGATGCGCTGCTCCACTTCGAATTCAGAGCCGCAGGTGTCACACTTGTACTGGTACGTAGGCATGTGTCGAAAGTACACGTGCCTACTCGCAGCGTCAAGCCAGGTGGGCGACGTATTCGTGACCGTGTAGAATCCACGTGTGAGCACTCAAGAACCCACAAAATGCGCCTTTGACGACAAGCCTTTGACGCCCGAGGACAACGGCATCTGCCCCGAGTGCTGGAAGGCAATTCGCCGTCCGCTGACGGTTATCAAAGCGTCCGCAGCTGAGATTGACGCTGTCGTCAGCAAGATTCCTCCCGTCCTTCGAGCTGACGTCGAGGAGCAGGGCGCGCTCACTGTTCCAGAGCATGCCTTCCATGCCATTGTGGTCAGCCTCCTGCACGTTGCTCTGGCGATGGAATTCGGGGACAGCGCCATCGACACCGTCGCCAATCGCATCGACGAGGGGAAGCACACTGTCGCCTCTGCCTACAACCTAGCGCTCGTCCTCGGCTACAAAGACGTTGCAGCTAGGCTCCTCAAGTTCCGACTGAACTCGCCGAAAGAGTTCATCCGTTTTCGAGCCACCGAGCGCGGCACGCTCCAAGTCCACACGCCCTACAACGAGGAGTGGAACCGCATTGCTCGCGAGTCCAAGCACATTTTCTTCGCCCCACCCATGAAGGAGGGGGAGTTCTGGTGGAGGACGTTCCATGGCTCAGAACTGCGGAAGGTAGTGAACATGCTTCAGGGGGCCTACGGCGACCAGCTGGCGTTTGGGACGGACGACATGCTGTTCTCGCTGCCATCGATGCCGTTGCCCAAGGAGGACGACTTCGGCAAGGCCCCTTCGAAGCCAAGTCTCAAGTCGACCAACGAGACATCGACCGATGACACCTCCGGCATCCGCCTCGGCGACACGATCCAAATCCCCGGAGGCGGCACGTCGATCGTTCAGTTCATCGACCCCCGCAAGAAGAACATCGGCGTCGGAGAGACCAAGGGAGGCAAGTACACCTTCCACTCGTTCGAGGTCATCGAGACCGTCAACGGAAAGGTCATCGCTGGCCAAGCGTCCAAAGAGAGAAAGAAGGCCGCTGCCGAGGTTGGCCAGGCAGCTGAAGACATCGTCATCGACCGCGTCATCCCGGCTGGGATGAAGCCGTACCAGATCGAAAGCGTCGCCTTCATCGAGAAACATCGCCGCGCGATTCTCGCTGACGAGCAAGGCTTGGGTAAGTCGCTCGTGGGCATCACCTGCATCGACCAGCCCGCCATCATCGTCTGCCCCGCCACCCTGAAGCACAACTGGGTCAGCGAACTCTCGAAGTGGCGACCAGAGCTTGCCGTTTACGTCGTAGTCGGAAGCGAGGAACCGTCCATCGCGGACCGAAAACGCGCTGACGTGTTCATCATCAACTACGACATCATCCAGAACCATCTCTCGTGGCTCATTCCCCTTGGCGCCGTAACGCTCTTGGCTGACGAAGCTCAGTACCTCAAGAACTTATCCGTCTACTGGGACCCGAAGCTGAAGAGGCACGTGCCAACCGAGAAGTCGCCGCGACGAGCGAACGCCTTCTACGACCTGCACCTCGGCATTCCGAAGCTCTTGCTCCTCACGGGAACACCGGTGATGAACCGAACCAAGGAACTGTTCCCGCTCCTGCACCTCTGCAACAAGCAAGAGTGGAACAGCCAGGCCGAGTACCACAGACGCTACTGTGGCGCGTTCGAGCAGGACACCCCTCGCGGCAAGATCATCAATGCCAACGGTCGCACCAACTCGGAGGAACTCCACATTCGCGCGAAGCGGTACATGGTGCGCCACACCAAGGACATGGTGCTCACTGAGCTTCCGCCGAAGTCCAGGCAGTCGATTCTCGTGAGCCTCAGCGAGAAGTGGCGTCGCGCCTATGTCCAGCTCACCCGAGACTTCCTTGCCTGGGTGTACGCGCACGGCGGCCCCGAACGAGTCATGAAGGCGTCACGTGCCGAAGCCTTGACGCGGCTGACGGCCATGCGTCGAGTCAGCGCAAACGGGAAGGTGGAAGCAGCGCTCGATCGAATCGAGAACCACTTGGAGAGCACCGGCTTCCGGCCTCTGATTGTTATGGGTGTACACGCGGACGCGCTTACGGCCATCGGAGCTGGCTTGGACGAGATGAACGTCCAGTTCGACAAGGACGTGGCCAAGGGCGAGATGCCAAGCATCAGTCGCAAGGTCCGCTGGGCAGCTGTTGTTGGATCTACGCCAATGTCGAAGCGCGCAAAGATCACCGAGAGCTTTCAGAAGGACGGGGACATCGACGTGCTGCTGTTCTCGATTCCACTGGCCACCGGGCTCACGCTGACGCGCTCGCAGGACATGCTGTTTCTTGAGCGACTCTGGCGTCCAGCCGACCAGGTTCAGGCTGAAGACCGCATTCACCGAATTGGCCAGGTGAACACCGCGCAGATCACGTACCTCGACGGTGTTGGCACGATCGATCAGAAGCTCGGGCTCATGCTCATGAACAAGACGGACACCGCCGCCGCGATCATCGACGGACAAGACCTGACGCGCGATCAGTCGTTCTTCCGCGTCTTCGGAGACATGGTTGGCAAGGACGGTCGCAAGATCGACTCGTCGAAATTGAAGGCGGTCGAGTCACTCGCAGAACTCATCGACGAGGCCGAGATGGAAGCTATCGACATGGCGCAAAGCCTCGACGAGCTGGTGAAGGCTCGCAAAGAAATGGAGCGGCAGAAAGAGCAGTTCCGCGACGCCAAAATCGCCAAGGGCGTCTCCTTCGATCAGGCCACTGCTGAGGCAGAGGCGGAGATCGACGACGACATCGAAGACTTCGCGGCGAAGCTGCGCAAGAAGATGACGCCGAATCGGTATGAACAGCCTGCTGAAATGTACCCGGGTCATGCGGCGGACCACTTGTATTACGAGAAGGCGAAGCGAGAACAGGCAGGGTTTGACGACATGCTGGACTCGATGGTCATCGACTCGTGGGACCAGCCGCTGTGAGTCTTCCGCGGCACTTGCGATTCCTGGAGGATCTCCTCACCGCGCCGCCAGGTGACCTGAGCGACTTCTTCCCTGAAACCGCGGCGGGAACTCTCAAGCCTCGAAAGGGCGAAGACCTCTTCTGTCCGATGCGTGGAGTCTGCTACGTCGGGAGTACCGATGGCACGATGGTCCCCATCGAAGCTGAGAACCTTGAAGAGATCGAAGGCAACTCTTTCGACGCCGTCAAATTCAGCACTCTCGTCGATGCGATCCGGCACGGCGAAGTCGTGCTTGAGCCCGGGTACGCAGACTTGCTCGTTGAGAACGGCGAGCTGACAGCGCAGGTACGCGACGGCAATCACAGGACGTTCGCGGCAATCGCTGCCGGGGCGTCGATGTCGTGGGTGATGATTTCAGACAGCACCAAGCAGGACATCGACCAGGGCCTGAACGACAAGCTCTACAGGGTGATCAGAGCGGCGCAGAGGGCACATGGCGCGCCCCTGCTGAAGAAGCACTCGGTCTCCAAGCTCAAGAAGAGCCCAGCCCTCGAAGCGTTACGAGTGGCTGAGCTAGAAAACATCGAGGCCAGGCAGACCCTGAACGAGTTCTACCGGGGGCAACTGCGACGCTTCGGACCCGTCGAGGACTCCGGCCGCTCCTTGAAAGAACAGCTTGAGAGCGCCCAGATGTACTGGCGCATGCGCGAGGGTGAACTGTTCAAGGCGCACGACCTTGAGTGGCTCACCAAGAACCTCTATGAGGACGAGGCTTACAAACTAGCCCAAGACCTCTACAAGCATCTTGCGGGACGCAGTCTCTACGACATGAGGAAGGCGGCTGGACTCAACCCCGACATGGAGAAGCTCGATCCCGCTACGATGCGAGTCGTGAGGCGATGAGGAGGCGATTGCCTTTGAGCCCTTCGTGGCGCTACGAGTGCGGGCCTGTCGCGCACGCATGGCAACTGAGGTACGAGGGAGACACGCGAGAGCGGACCATTTGTGGAGCGGCGCGCTACGCGTCCCGCCCTTCACGAGACGCCCCAGAAAAGACTCCGCGGTGCATTCGCTGCCTTCGCCTCCTCGGCCTTGAAACTCCAGAACTGTCAGAGCGAGTCGAATTACTGAACGCGGAACTGCGCCTGATTCACATGCGGATGCGAAAGGAAGCTCATCGAAGTATAACAGGCCGATGAACCCAACAGTCGGTCGCATCGTTCACTTCTACAGCTCACGACTGAGATGGCACCGAGAGCGAAGGGGTGCCACTTGGAGCGGTCCGTTCGCGGCCACTGTCGTAGCAGTGAACCATGACGGCACGGTGAACCTGAACGTCATGTACCCGTCAGCAATTCACGCTGACGATCGTGGAACCTGGACGTGCCTAGGGGAGATCGTGGAAGAGGTATCGAGCACTCCAGCGGCCAGCGGTGAACCTCGATGGGAATGGCCTCCTAGGGAAGCGCCTACTCCAAACAGGAGAACGTCCAATCGCCTTGGCAGACGGAGCACTCGCCGGTGACTACGCACCCAGACGCAGACATCGCGGACCTCGTGCACTGCGCTCAGGATTCGATCGACGAGCAAAACCGGAGAGCCGAAGCCCTTTCGAGGCTCACGCCGCGAGTCAGGCTCGCAGAGATGAAACCTGTCCCGTCCCAGATGTTCCTCACGGTTCCGAAGGACACGCCCGTGGAGATGAAGATCGATGTCGGCCCCGGCATCCTCGACTACCTGAAGACGTTCGACCAGAGATTCCTCGCCAGCGCGAGCTGCGCTAGCATTGCGCATGACTCGCCGCTCAAGTCGCCGTCCGACCAGAAACCCTGAAACCGGAACCCGAGAGAACCCCGTCGTCATCGAGAGCATCTCCGACGTCGATGCGTTCCTGGGTTCCCCTGGTCATTACCAGACGACCAGCACGTTTCCCGCCTATCCAGTCGTGAAGGCGCTTGATGGGTGGCATCCACTCTTCAAGGGCGGGATGACGATGCCCTTCGTCGAAGGGGACGTCTTCTTCTTCCAGGTGCTGGAGACTCCAGAGCGCGAGGCGCTACCGGGCGTTGTGCCCGAGGGAGAGATCCTTAGCGACACCTCGCTTCGTCGGAACGCTCTCGTGGCCATGGGAGTGTCCCCGGACTTCTGGAGCAAGCTTCTTCAGCGCTACCGCAATTGGGAACTCGCCTGGTGGCGTGAGGTCGCGCAGAACTCGCGCGACGCCCAAGCGACTCGGATGGAATTCTCGGTCACGCCTGGCACGTACAGGGATGTTGAAACTGGCGACTCCGTGGAGGCGATGGTCGTGGTCGCTTACGACAACGGCGTAGGGATGGACGCCGACATCCTGCGGCGCGCTCTGCTGACCCGCGGAGGGTCTGTGAAGCCTGAGTCGGCCGTGGGCGGCTTTGGCGACGCCAAGAACCTCATTCTGTTCCCCTGGTACGGCTGGAAGGTTGAGACGCGAGACCTCGTCGCTGTGGGGCAGCACGAGAGCGTCCTGGAGCCGCCTGGAGTGCATCAGGTGCCCTCGGGCATCCAGGGCACTCGAATCACCACATGGATGCCTCTGACGCAGACCACGAGCGAGACGTACGCGCTTCAGCTACTTGGACGATCGCACCTGCCCGGAGTCACAGTGCGTGTGAACGGCAAGACGATTCCAGCGGACCTGATCGGCGGCGAAGAGGTCTCGACCGCGCAGATCAAGGACGAAGACGGGAAGATCGTCGGAGAAATTGTCGCGCACCATCAGCGCAACGCTCGCGCGAACAAGGGGCTCTATGTGCGCGCCCGCGGCGTGTTCATGTTCGAGGAGTACGCTCCGAACATCCCAGGCGTCGTCTACGTCGACGTGAACGCACCAGCGAAGTACGTGTTCGATGCAAGTCGTAACTCTCTCATCGGTCCCGCTCGCCAGTTCGTTGAGAAGCTCAAAGCCAGCCTCGCAAAGGAGCCCGAGTCGGTCCTCCGTTCCAAGAAGTGGAAGGCGGAGAAGATCTACCGAGGCACTGGCGAAATCGAAGTGCGTGAGGGTCGCGCCGCTGAAGTCGCTGCCAAGGCCGTCGCGAAGATCGCCGGTCAAATCACGAAGAAGAAGACGTCGAAAGCTGACGTGGACAGCCTTTCCAAGTACATCGAGATCGCGTTCGAAGAAGACGAGGCTAGGGCGCCGGAACCCGTGACGCTGGAAGAGCAAACCGCTCAGCGCATTCAGTCCTCCCGAGAGACAGTGGTCAGCCTCGTACAGAACTTCCTCGGGCACGCGACGTCAACAGAGCAGGTCGCGGCGGCTGTGCGTTTCGCGATGTGGCAGCCGGACTTGTACGTCGCGAACCAGATGCCGTTCTGGAAGATGCCCAAAGGCCTTGAGCCAGAGACGATGGAGCAGAAGTACGTAGTGCTTCTCCGGGCATGGACAGAGGCGTGCAAGTTCGGTCTCAACGCTTTGGGCGACTTCAGGCCGTTCGGCGTCGGATTCGTCATGCTGCTCGACGGCATGAACCAGCAGCCCGCGCTCGGCGCTTACACCCGTAAGGAGGACACCGACTGGTTGATGATCAACCCGGTGAAGTTCAAGCGTGGGCGCTACGACTACGACGCCGGTGAGTACGAGTGGACGTTGGAAGGCGACCGTCTCGATATGAGCTTGGACAGCGACATTGAGGAGCTGTGCTCTACGGCCATCCACGAGATTACCCACATGCAGGGCTTCAAGGACCATGACCAGGGGTACGCAAGTCAGTTGACCGTCAACATGAAGGCCGCTCACCGAGGCATGGCCACGTTCATGCAGAAGCAGGTGAAGACGATTCGCTCCGAGACGCGAGCGCGGTTCGCGGAGATCAAGAAGGAGAAGACCGCCGCCAAGAAGAAGCCAGAGGCAACGCCGTGGAAAGTAATCGTCGGCCGCGTCGCCGTGCTTCTGGGATGGTGGGACAGCTTCAGGCAGCTCCACCGTAAGACTCTCGATGTTGCACCATCGGTAATTGTCCAGAGCGCAAAGAACTATAAGGATGAACTCAAGGAGCAGGCGCAAAAGGCTCTGTATGTAATGAGCATCGAGCTGGATCCGAAGGTCATCATGCAGCTCTACGATGAGGCGAACAAAGCTGGCCTTTTTGACGAGGTAGATGACAAGCAGGCTGTGTCCCTCGTTTCACAGGTGGAGGAGATGCCAGCGGACCCACGCCCGAGAGCGGAAACGAAGGGTGCCCCCACTGGTCCGCAGTTGAATCTGTTCACGTGGGTTGGTGAAGCGCTGCACGCCGGATTCGGTGAGGGCGACTTCGTTGGCGTTCAAGACGGCAGTGCTTGGGCCAAGCGAGAGATCACCTCGGCGCTGATCAACACGTACTTCAAAAAGAAGAGAGACAGCGAAGGCGGGAACCATGAGACGCGTCCTATCCCTCTGGGGGAGAACACGTACGTTTGGTACCCAGCTTCGGTCAAGAACTCGCTCTTCTTGCCACTGCAAGACACGAAGTCGCTCAAGGGGCTTGAGTGGTCCAACGACGACTCTTCGGCTCAGGTATACATACTTCCCAGTTACGATGAGTACATAGTCGACTGGCCTGCGGGCATCGACGCTGACTCGCAGCAGCAGCACTACTCCTCAGTATCTGAAGCTCAGATCGCAGCCATGGACAAGATCGCCGAGCTTCGCAAAGGGCACTGGCGCAAGTAGCACCTCCGCCCTCACCAGCTCTGGCTGGGGGCGTGGCGCCTGACGATTCCACTCCGTCAGTCTAGCGTGGGGTCGCTTTCGCTGGGCGCAGGTATGAAGGACATGGGCGCTCACGAAGCCAGAGCTAAGACAGCATCGCGCTGGCCCTTCACACCCCAGGAACCTAGCACGCGTGCGAAGCGTTCTCCGCAGCAGCAACGGCGGCCGATTTCGACTCAAACACGCCGCAGTTCTTCGGAAAGCTCAAGCCAACGACCTTGTACTGGAAACGATCTGTCTCCACGGAATTACCAACAACGGTCTGCTCAACTGCGAACAAGGCGTCCTTCGAGACGTAGATCACTCGCTCTTCTAGAGCGCTGCCTTCCCTCAAGAACGTGTAACCAGCCAGCAGAGTCTTCTCCTTCAACACTCGCTTCTCACGCAAGAGGCCAGCAGTGTGAACCCAGACCGACTTCAAAAAGCCGTGCTCTCGAAGCGTTCCGATGATGTAGATGGTCTTCATCCGCTCGCCAGTCCTTGGCTTTGATATCCAAATCTGACCCCTGGCTGGCATGAGCTTCGCCTTACTCATCGTTCCCCTCGTTCATCCCGCGAAGCAAGCAGCGCGTGCGCTCGATGTACTTGCCGAAGTCCGAGGTCACGGCTCGCGTAGCCTCCAGCTTGCTTGAGACACCCTCGGGCCCTGCAAGCCTCTCCATCGGCATCTGACACTCCGCACAGACAACGTCGGTCCCCTTCTTCAGGCTGGACAACATCTTCAAGCGCATGAGTTCGGCGTTGATGCCGTCCTTGCCATGCAACTTGAGCAACTTGGCGACCGTGCCGTCCGAGATGGCCTGCTCAACACGCTTGACGCGATCGATCGTGTGGGCGGGGTCGAACGTGCAGCACCACACCCACAGGAAGTTCTGGGACTCGGGCTTCGCAACGGTTTCTGGCTTCTTCTCGGGCATCTTCTTCTCCATGGGTAGTACGATAGCAGGCTTGTCAGACACGGTGACAACTACTTCGGCTTTCACGACGACGGCGGGCGCACGTGCAGCGCAGCGCTTTTCCCAGTCGGCCACGTGGCGCATGCACTCTGGGCACGTCGGGATCCGCTTTTCGTAGCCAACCTTGAATTCCCCCCACCTCGCGCACGAGGTGTAGCTGCCTACTCTCAGAATGGGCGGCGGGTTCATCTGCTCTTGAGTCAGATGCCAGAACTCGGCGATCTTCACGCATTGGTACGTCGGCATCTTTTCTCTTGATTCTTTCGACACACTGTTTATAGTCCGGCTGTCAGACAGGAGCAACAATGAAGACCGGCTACGAGTACAGTTTCGTTCCAGAGCCTAGCGGAAGAGCCTTCACTCAGCTGGACAGGCTTGTGAACGATGCGCTCAGGACGCAATTTGGAAAGTCGCGTGAAGAGCTGGAAGCCGAGAACGTCGCGCTTGATCGTCTTCGGGCGACGGAGTCGATCCGAGCGGGTGTACCTCTTACCGTTGAGGATGCGGCCTCGCTCAGGGCTGCGCTGGCGCCACCATCGCTTCCTCTTTCGAGAGGAGAGCTGGGCAATCGTCTCCGGGTCAAGCTCGCGAACAAGCTCGACGAGATGATGATGGCTGCCATCGGCTTTGAGCAGAGATTCGGAGAGAGTCGCATCAAGGACGGCTCTGTCATTGCCGCTGAGCTTCTGTCCATTGCTAAGGAAGAGGCAAAGACCGTCCTAGCGGGTTGGCTTTCTCAAGGAAGCTTGAAGAAGGTCGTCGACAGACTGACTTCCGAAGGTCCAAGCAAGGAAGACCTGCGTATGTTCGAGGGGCGCGTAGCGCAAGAAGTGGACGCTCTGCTTCGAAAGAGGGCCGCAGATCTCGCAGAGGCCATGGTGAAAAACATCCGCGAGGATGTGTTGAATGTTGCCTTGAACAAGGCGCTGTTCGAGCGGTACCCAGAGCTTGCCAACCTTGAAGCCCTCGACCGTCTTTCTGGAGACGAGTGATGAGCAAGCGCGAAGCCCGTGACCTTGTCATCGAGTACGTGAACAAGCACTGCCGCTCTTGGGACTTCCAAGACATCTCTGTTAACAGAGCCGAGGAAGAGCATGATCTTCTCGGTGATGGCGCCAACATCAACGTCTTCGTGTTCAATCGGAAAACGCAGTGCGTCAGCGCTATGAAGATCGAAGACTTCATAGGCAAAGCCCAACGCCCCTACTCGTTCAACGACTCGTACGACAGGGTTCGAGGCGCCATCTACACACTGGGTGCGAGCCGTGACCCTGTGACAGATATCAAGAATCTGTTCGGGATTCAGACAGCTTCGCGTGGTGACTACCTGAGGCTTATTGCCAAGACTATCAACGACTACCAAGACAATTCCTCGCACGACGACGGCTTGGTTCTTGTTGTCAAAGGAAACACCTTCCGAATCAGATCCGCGTCGGCTCACGACGAGGTCGTTTTGTACAACACGTACGGCGACACAGCTCTGCTTTCTGACGTAGCTGGTCTTGGCAAACGCTACTCCTCCTCCGCCAAATCCAAGGCCATGTGGGAAAGAGTCGTGATGCTTTTCGACCTCCAAAACAGCCTGTCCGGCAAGTCCCTCTTCGACACAGCAGCCAACATCTGCTCTCAACCGCTCACCGTTTCTCAACAACCACCAAAGAAGGAAGAACCAATGGCCATCGACAAGGCAACCGCCGCTCCCGCACGTCGCACCGAGATGACTCCCATCAAAGAACAGGGCGCAAGTCTGCTCTCCGCCATCGGCAACGGCGTGAAGCTCGCGTCTGTGAACCAGGGAGGAGAAGTCATCCTCGCGATGGCCGAGAAGATGTTCGGCGACAGCCCGCTCACCGCCTATCTGCTCAGCTCGGAGTCCGGGCGAGAACTGGTCAAGATGGCGATGGCGAGCGCGATCCACACCATCGCCGCATCCGCTCCCGAGGTGGCAGGCTCGAAGACGCTCGAAGACGTCGCCAAGCTTCAGCTCACCTTCAGCACCTCCGCGCTCAGCACCAAGTTCTTCACGTCCTGCCGGGACGAGATCGCCTTCCTCGTCAAGCACGGTGAGCAGTTCGGCGCCGCCGCCGCAGTGGCGGGCGTTGCCCCCTTGACCGGGGCGGTCGCTGCTGGACTGCGGGAGAATCAAGAGTGATCGATCTCAGGACCAAGCAGCACCTCGTCGATATCATCAAGCTGGCGGACAACGGCGCCAGAGGACGCGACGTCGCAGACAAGCTGCGCGAACTCGTCAAGGAGCCAGAACTCGCAGAGGGCGAGTGGCTTGTGCACGTGCACGTGCCACACGCCACGTTCGAACTCACGAGCAACCAGCTGACGATGACGAGCGGTGGGGACGGTGTTCCTGTCAGCGCCGCTGCTTTCAAGACGGCGGCGATTCCCAGCATTCGTAAGCTTCTGGACCAGCTCGAAGAATTGGAAGTGGAGTAATGACCACCATCGCGGAAGTTCGCTTCCCCAGAGTGACCGCGAAGGTGGTCGCCCGCCTTGCTATCACGGAGAGCGAAAAGGTCCAGGGCCTCAATGGCAGTCCCAGTCTCGCCAACGGCGAAGGCATGTTGTTTCACTTCGAGAACCTTCGCACCCGCAAGCGGCCCATCGCGATGGCGGTGGACAAGATGAAGTTCCCTATCGACTTCATCTTCATCCAAGCTGGGGGAGGCGTTGGCCGTGTCGTGGACTTGGCGAAGAACGTTCAGCCTGGAGGAACGACGCCTGTCCTCGGCTCGTCAGAGTCTAACTTCGTCCTCGAAGTTCCAGCCGGTTACATCAGCCAAGAGAAGGTCATGATCGGCGACAAGGTTTTCATTCAACTCCCGGAAGGTACGAAACTGTGACAGCTCGAACCCAGACGTTTGGAAGTTATATCGTCCAAGAGACCCCAACGGACGCCACGTGGTGCCAGGCAGTGGTCGAAGGCCCCTCTGGGATCGATCGCAAGATGGAAGTCATCGTGCAGGCACGTTCCTATGAGGCCGCTGTGTTCTTCGCCCGTGCCGCTGCGGGCGCGTCATCGGATGACCTGAAGAAGGACCCGTTCATGGCGCCTGAGCCCATCCTGGAAGCGCCGACACCCGTCATCACCGAGGGGACGAAGTTCTGATGCCCAAGAAGATTCGCCACGAGGGGAAGCACAAGCTTCGCCTGCGCAGCCCTATGTCGAACGCCCTGGAGGTCGCCTTCGCGAAGAAGTGGAAGGAGCTTCAGAAGAGCAGTCGTCTTCTGGAGACCCTCATGCGCGACGCTAAGGGTCAGCGAGGTCGCGGAGATCTCGACGAAATGCTCACACAGCGAGATGCCGTGGTCGCAGCCACTGTAATTCAATGGCTTGGCAGCACGGTTGGCCAGGAATTCGTCCAAGAGTGCCTGGAGAAAGTGCCAAGGCGCGTAGAGCCATGCCGATGACCGACAAACACGAGTTCCAGCCTGGTGGGCGTTGGATCGACGAGATCCCAGAAGAGGACTGTTGCGCCCGCTGCGGACAGAGCGAGGCACACGCCAATCACACGGAGTCGGACGGCAGTGCCTACATTGACCACGACAGCATCGTCGCCCGCATGCGCGCTGACGGGTCGATCGCTCCAAGCATCAGGGAGAGGCGATGAGCACGGGAGACCTGGCCTTGCTGGTTGGACTGGTCATGGCCGCGGGTCTTCTCGTGGAAATTTTCTACGCGTACGCGAAGTACCTGCATGACCAGGAAGACGAGGACGAATGATACCTATGGACAAGTGGACGCGAGATGACTGGGCGAAAGCTCGGCAAGACTGGGATGAGGCTTACGCATCGCATCCAGACGTGGCCGTCGGCTTGAGCGTGCGTGCGCATGAGCCCGGAGGACGCCAAACGCTGTCAGGCAAGCCGAGCGTTCCTGGGCCGCGATGGAAAGCATTCATGAAGCTTCGCGACCTGTGCACTACGCCTGGCGTGACAATGCGTATGGCCGACAGCCCAATTGGGTACTCGGTGACAATCAAATTCGGAGACACCGAGCACAGCATCTTGCGGCTGAACATGCTCGACAACGACCAAGCAGAAGAAGCTGTGGACCACGTCGTCGAGAGCGTTCTTGCCTGGAGAAAGGCCAACGATGACCGAAAAGCCAACCCGGGATGAACTCAGGAAGAGGTTCCTTGAGTGGGCTTCCTCTGAAGATCCTGGCACCTCAATCCTTGCGACGAGAATTGCCCCGGAACCAAAGCCCATTCTCCTTCAGCAAGGCTACCCCGACGACGACGGGAGCGATCGTGACCGATGGGAAGACAACCTTCACTCGGAGACGCTCCACAACAACGACATGAACCGCCTCAAGCAAGCGCGAGAGGCCGAAGAGAAGAAGCAGCGCGTCGAAGAGGTTCGGCGCCTTAAAGGAGAGAACTGATGACGCTCGTTTTCACGGATAACGATCTGACCGCAATTGCTGAAGGATCCGACAAATTCAAGGCCCCCTTCCTGCTCGCGACGCTTGCGGCAACGGTGCGCTCGATCAACGCCGAGAACGGCTGGGAAGCCCCCACGTGGGAGAAGTTGCCCACCAAGCTGATGCTGATCGTTACCGAAGCGGACGAGGCCGTGCAGGGTCACAAGGGCGTCGGGAAGGACCCCGTCGAGGAGGAGATCGCCGACGTCTGGATCCGCACAGCCGACATCGTCGTGTCGTTCAGGCCTGACTGGGAACCGCGGACGGACCTCGTCGCACTGGTGAAGACGATTCGAACCACGTCAGCTGAATTGACGCCTCCCAAGAGCGTTCACGATGCGTTCGAGGTCACGGTGTGGCCGTTCATCTCGCTGATGACGAAAGCGATGGAATCCTGGCGTGACGACAAGAAGCCCGCCGTCGACGTCTTCCTGGAGGACACGCTCTACGAGTGCCACACCATCGCTCTTGAGCGCGGCCACGACCTGATCCCGAGCATCGCCAAGAAGCTCCTGAAGAACCGCAAGCGCGCGAGGCTTCACGGCCGCGCTCGGGCCGACGGATGACCGACACGCTCTCACAACTTTTGCGCTCCACGGTCGTCGCAGACGTCACGCCTGACGCGCGTCTTAAGAGCGTGAACCCGGAGCACTTCGGCGCCCTGCGAACGCTTCTGGCAGCGCTTGGTGAGAGCACCGAAAGTACCAACAGCGTCCTCTGGCTCGCCTCCAGAGAATGGTCAGCGCAAGGCAGACTTAACGACCTCTCTGTCGACCAAGCCCTTCTTCGACCAGGCGCCCGAGCACGCAACGCCGTGTTCGCGTGCCTTGGTCGGTACGGCTACCCATTGCCAGTCTACACGGTGATGAGCTGGAACATCGAACTGGACGACGCAGGCGTCCAAGACTGTGCGGGAGCCATCAGGAAGATCGCCTCTGCGTGGGCGGTCACCGGGGGCCCGTTCGTGCGCGAACACATGAAAGGCTTACCGTTGGCAGCCTACAAAGCTTTCAAACCGATGGCTCGTTCAGCCAGCTTCGAGAACGACATCTTCTTCTGAGGACCACATGATCCCAATCAGAATTCTGAACGACGGACGCTGGCAAGATTTCCACAAGTCGATCGTCATCATCGGAAGCGAAGAAACGGCTGACGTGTATGTGCCCAAGGCCGCCAAGCGGCATGCGTACATCATGTCCTTTGACGACCGTGTCGAGCTTCTTCCCACTGGCGCGAACGTCTACATCAATGACGGGATGACCCTGGCAAGCCACATCAGGATCCGGTCAGGCGACTGCATTTCGCTCGGCCGCGAGCACATCCCGTTGGAAGTGGTCCTTCCTCACGGGCACATGGACACGAAACCCGTCGAGGAGGTCTTCGTAAACCTGTTCCAGCGCTGGAACGCTTTGCCCCCGCTCATCAGGGCAGGACATGGGATGTCCCTCCTTCGCTTCGTGGCCAGCAGCTTCACAACGGACCTCGATCGGTACAAGCAAACCGGACTGCACCGGCGCCACGCTGTGGAAAGCCTGTTCAACGATGCGGTCAACCTCACTGCGGAGTTCGCGCACCTGCTCATCGCGGCGGCCGACTTCGATGCAGGGGCCAGGGGAATCGACGCTGATGTCGTCGGTGGCGATGCCGCATTGAAGAACTTCCTGGAGTTCATCAAGACTTACACGCC